TCCACAGTCGTGTTTCCTACATAGAAGATCATACCGGATCGCCATTTTACGGCGGTCCGGTTTTTTCTACTCTATAATTTTTTAAGTTGAAGAAACTTTTAAAAAAATTTGAAAAAAGTACTTGCATTTTCCGGGAAGGTGAGCTATAATAAGCAATGTCAAGAGGACATAACTTAACGGAGTATGGCGTAGCTTGGTAGCGCGCTCGGCTGGGGGCCGAGAGGTCGCAGGTTCAAATCCTGTTACTCCGACTAAAACCGCATGAAATCAAGCTTTTTCCAGTATATCGGTTATAAAAATAAGGTGATTATTTGATTACTCATGATTACTTTTAAAAATCAAGAAGGGAGGAAGCTTGTACATGTGAGGCAACTAGAGTGATTACTCTAGTTATTTTTTTTGCCATAATTTCCCTAAAAAATATACCTCCAAAGGAGTATCTATATGATCACATCATCCCTTTCAAACTTCACCAGCACCATCGCTTTTGTCCAATCACACTACAACATCTCAGACGATCAGTTATGTGCCTTTCTGAAGTGTTCAGAAGCCCGTCTGAACGACTTGAAATGCTCAGACAACAAATTGACCACCGATGAACTTACACGGCTTCTACGGGGCTTACAGAGCGTTGGAGTCAATATGGATGTATATGCAGAAGATCTTTACTATGAACCAATACCCAGAGATAAACACACAGACCAGATGATAGATAATTTTTTCTATAATGTCTTATAATACGAAAGCGTCCTCGGAATCAATGAGGACGCTTTCTTTGTGTCTTTATGAATTTTGTCAGGATGACGACCACATCAGTGTACCATAGATAATCTTCATTGTCAAAAATTTCTTGCTTGACATCCATGACATTATGACATATACTGTAGACATAAAATATGTCATAATGACATGAAAGACGTGATGACATAATATTAAAAAGGAGGAATCTAATGTGGAAGCAACTGTATATTTTAACGGGCCTAGACAAGTGGTAATCAAAGGTGAAACTATTGCAGACCTGATCGTAAATAATTTTGATGTGTTCAAAGAACAAATAAGAAGTGTAGCTGGAAATGAAGCAGGATTTACTCTTGATAGACTTTGGATCACCAGAAAGGATGATAAAGTATGTGAGCTTCATGCAATGGCTCACGGTGATGATAGTTTAATCGGATATGACCCGACAAAAGAGGAGATCAAAGAGGTCATAATTGAAATTGAAAATATTCCCGTGGAAGAGTTTGATGGTATCTATGAGTACGAACTTGGCGAAAGAGAGTTTAGTCCATTTAATGAAATCTTTTGGAAGGGCAATAAAGTAGCTGTAGTCGGTATATTGGAAATGTGCATAGATTATGTTTCTTCTGGTTGTAACCTCTATGGGGACTGGCATGACATGCCAAGTAAAGTTATAAACACTTGCTACTTAACTTTGAAAGATAACGATTTGCCTAAATATACGGACCTTCTTCTGAAGACTTTTGAGAAAAAACGCATTAGGAGAAATTCCAAAAATGCAGCTATATTAGATTTGATAGAAAAACTGAAAAATGAGTTATACCGGATAATGAATGAAAAACCAAAAAGAGTAGGTGGGCAAGAGTTTCTTTATCGCTATAAAACGATGGATTATTTTAACAAAGAAGGAAAAATAACAGCATTAAGATACTACAGAGAGAAATCTGGTAAAACTCAATCAGAAATGGCAGAAGAAGTTGGTATTAGTTTACGGCAATATCAAAGGTATGAATCTGTTGATTCTTCATTGCATCTTGCTAAAGGGGTTATTATAGACAAGATTGCAGAAGTTGTTGGTGTTACTGTGAGTGACCTCATAGATCATGGCACAGTAAAACTTATAAAGTAAGAGCAATCTAAGGAGGGATACCCATGGAAAAATGCTGGCCTCTGGAATTGACCAAAATGCTCACAAACAAATATCCTGACTGTTGGGACACCATTGAAGTTTTCCGTGAGTCAAGAAAGACAGGAGAAATACCTTGGGGAGATAGATGTTATGTTCCCATTGGTGGGACCCAAGCGATTGTAAAAGAGCATGGCAACGAAATATTTATGATAGATCTTAATTCACAGGATTACAAAGAATCTATTACTGACGCTACTCTGATGGCAGCAATTGCACCGTGGAGAAGATATAAACAGATCTACACTTTTAAGCCGGAATTGGAATATGCTCTGCGTGAACAGGCATATGATTGTGAGATCCCGGTAGAAATCTTTGACAGTTTACCTTACCCTGGCATTTATATTCAGACAACCACATTTGAAGATGAAGATGGTTTCTTTGTACATTTAGAATACGATATGAATAGAAATGAATATGAGCTACGTCTTACAATCATTCAGAATGATGGGCAAATTAATATGCCATCAGTTCACTTGAAAGAAAATGGCACGATCATGGATGGATTAAATGAATATGTACGGATTATGAAATTAAATAATTGTGGTTTAGTCCCAGAGATAGATACTGTGGATGCAGACATGCTTTATGATGATATTGCAGGAAGAATTCAGTTGGTTCTTTATCTTTGCGCTCAAAACAAGGAAGTAAAACCAGATCCAGTACAAGAGAAGATTGTAAGGACACCTAAAGATCCATCTATGATAAAAGATAAATACCGAGAGATTAAAAAATACATTTGTGGTGAAGAAATCTCAGAAACATTAAAAGTATATCGGAGAAAAATCAACACTACAGGAGAATCTAAAAAATCCTCTGGAATTTATACTCCCTCATGTTCAATAGCAAGTTCTTCAAAGCGCCCACACATGCGGAGAGCACACTGGCATCATTATAGAACTGGAGCAGGCAGAGCCAATCTGATATTGAAATGGCTACCTCCTATGATGATCCACGAAGGAGAGATGGTAGAAGATAACTCAGTGCAGGTTAATGAGATTGATTAAAAGGAGCAAAAAAATAGGGTGTACCAATTACGGTACACCCTATAGTATTATAATTTTATTCTCGTTTTTCGATTTTCTAAATCTTTATCTCTTTTTCCCCAGTTTTTACCTGTATAACCAGAACTGACCGTGTCATTCTTCCCGAAAAAGGTTTTCGGTCGATCATTCAAAAATAAATCTTTCATCGGATTTATCATCTCCATTTTCATTTATACCTGCAGTAACTGCTTTCTTCGGAGTCCAATCTCCAAAAAAGCTGTCAAAGCTTTCATGTAAAATCCGATCTCTGGTCACAATCTTCGCATTTTTAGAAGAACCAGATGTCGCTTCTTCATATTCAACATTTTTCACACTAAAAAACTCCATCAGCCAGTTGGCCATATTCTCATCGGCAATTCCTCTGTCAACAGCTTCCTTGAACATCGGAGTGAGACTAACCATATGCGTTTCGGTATAAAGCTTCTTAGCGGTTGCTTTTTCTTTGGAGTCCATTAAAACTTTATGAGTCGCCTGAATTAGACTAAATACACTGTCAAGAACAGCTCTTTCATCGTTAGTGATGACTTTCTCTGCAAATAATGTTGACATATGTTTAAGTTCGAAACTCACGTCTTCCAAATTCATGTACAACATGCACCAAACTTTTGCTACGATCATGATTTGGTTTTTACTATCCAATGCTCTCGGAGTAAGCATTTCCTCAAAGAGAGAATGTGTTCCGATTTCAAAGATTCCATCAAGGTCTTTTATTGCGGCAATAAACTTAGATTTACTGCTTAACGGCTTACCCATATTCAAACGATTGAAAAGAATCACTTCTTCTGCAGGAGTAAGATTTTCAAAATATTTGAAAGAAATCATAGTTGTTTTTAGATGCTCTTGTAATGATAAAGGAAGCTCACTGAATTTCTTATTTTTTATCTCATAATAATCCATTTCTTCACCAATTTCAGACTCAATGTAAGGAATAGCAGTATCAGAAATAGTTACAGGCAATTTGTCGTGCAGAAGTTTTTCGAATGTGCGGATTCTTTGTACACCTTCCATGATAATATATACCTGTTGACCTTTTTCATTTACTCCTCTTTTTGCATAAATAGTGGGAATTGGAAATTCTATGAATAAACTGTCTACAAGTAACTCACGTCTCCAATTCTCCCAAACATCTCCACGCTGAATCGGGTGATGAAGATCTATTTTTCCTTTATCGTACATACTAACAACTTGTTTTACTGACCAAGTAGTATTTGAATTGACAAAGCTCATAACAAAATCCTCCGTTCTCAAAAAGTAATTTTATTATAAGCTATTGTCACCTCTTTGTCTACCGGTATGCAATTATTTTACTTCAGTAACCCGATCTTTACCATTTAGCTGTGCCAGAATCCATCCACGAAGAACTTTCATATAGATCCCGCGGGTTCCAACCTTTATCTCACCATAACATTTATCTACGGTTCCTTTTTTGATCAGCGCCTCTCCATTTTTACCTTTCTTGAAATATTTCTGTTTTGCAGCAGGAATATCTTTAAACATCACATATTCGGAATTTGCTTTCGGTTCTTTCCGTAATGCCATACTGAGATTCATTTTATACTTCTTTTTCTTTGAAAAAACAGGAGAGTAGTAGACTTCCTTTCCACTTGCATCATAAACAGAATATCCCGGTTCACAAGCTTTCTTTGCCTCATTGAAAGATTTATAAGCACCAGTTTGAGTGAATGGCTTATCCCAATCTTTACGGATGCGATAGAGAGTGTCGGATACAAACGATCCGGTATCCATATAATTTTTAACAGCTTTTCGGAATCCATCCATGGTTAATCCGAAACGACTCCATACATGGTCTGGATCTACATGAGCAGAAGATAATCCGGCAAGTCTTCCTTCATTATGAGAGGAAATCAGATACATTCCATTAGGAAGCTTTGCAGTAGGATTCCAACCACGATCTTTACAAATTTTCGCACAAAGCATGATTGCTGTATTATAACCACGCATAATGTCAGCTTTAAACAATTCTTCATTTGTGACAACGTATGAAGCACCGTTAGTATAACGAATATAGTCCGATTCACAGATTTCAATAGTTATAAGGTTATTATTACCCCAGCCTGCGTCCGCCCACGCTCTTATGGTTTCTGGTAGTAAGTGTAAGACTTTTCCAGGGGTATCTGCATCACAAACATAATGTACACAGGCACTAACAGATGGCTGGTTCCAATAATCAGCTACACTTTGAGCTGTTCCCTGTCCAGTACCAATCGTGTGAATCTGAATGCCAATTTTATTACAAGTTGTTCCACTTTGGTAACAACGGTTATTCGTTAAGTAATTTTTGATAATATTTAATGCCATATTAAACAGCCTCCTTTTCTGCCTAGGTAATAAAAAACCGGTACACAACAATGCACCGGTTAGATTCTCGTTATTAATAAAACCGCTCAGATAAGAAAAATTGGGTAGAAAACTAAGTAGCCGAGTACACTAACTCCATCTTATCTAAGCGGTTTGTGTTATACCTCCTCATCAGATTGTTTTTATGACTCCAGTGATTCGATATAACTATTTTTATTGTATATATTTTATTCTTTCTTGTCAATGGTAACAACTTCCGTTTTTGAAAGCTTACCAGCTTCATTATCCAGTGTTTTTTTTGCAAACTCCTTCATCTGATCAAAAACATTCTGTACGATCGTCTCAACCATACTTCGAGGTATTACAACCTGCATAGCCTTTGGCAAAAGACCATATAAAGCATTTACTACCCATTCAAACTTCTGTCCACCTGCTTTTGTAGTGTCTGTATACAATTCCTCTGCTTTGTTAATCAATTCAGCTACTTTTGTTCTAAGTTTTACATTCTGCTTGAACCAAATAGCAAGTCCACCAAGAATCACATATAAAACGATCTGTAAGATCATAAGTATAGTATTCATATTCATAAATCATTCCTCCATTTTCCCTACAATCAATGGTAATTCAGCTTTGGTTTTCTCGAACCTTGCTTCCAAACCATGATTTCCACCAATTCCTTTATACACATCAAACATCCGCTGAAAATCCTCAACTTCATTCTCCGGAATGCCACCAATGCGATAGTAGTAATTACATTTCTGCGTAATACGATCGTTCATTATCTCAATCAACGCATTTCTAATGCCCAACACCATATTGCTTAGATTATCGGATTTCTCCGTAGCAACTTTTGTTTTTTCAGTCAATATATTCAACATATCTGTGAGTTGTTTCTGGATTTCCAATGATTGTTCTCTGTACCCTACATAATTGTTCTGCATTGTATGTATTTCATTCAAGCTCTGTTGTCCAACATCGTAACTGGTATTTATTTTATCGACCATCTCTTCATGCACTTGTCTGCGAGTATACATGCTATCAAAGAACGATTTAATGTCACCTCTGTGCAAAACTATCCATTTCAGCAGTTTTACACACAGATATATAACAACACATATCGTTATAATCGCAATCGTAGAGTTTTCCGATGTCGAGAAATTATCCACAAGATATTGAATAACTTCCATCAGTTACACCTCTTTTCTATAGTTTACTTAAATTTAAAATTGTATTTGGGCTTTTCCTCATGAAAAAACCAATATCTTATATAATCATCAAGAATTATTCCGACAGCGGATAATAAGAACCAAGCGATTGTGAACGGTAAGCAAATGATACCCATTATATTAAAAGGCATAGAAGAGTAGTCCCACATTGGATTTCCCAGGATAAGCAGTAAATATCCTAATAGAAACTCAACAGCTGTGACAGCCATTGAACCAAACAGCATTTGCTTCCAAAATGGAGTGTCCCATGAATATATTTCATTAAACTCTCCAATAAGAACAAACAGCATTCCACCACAACAAGCCATTGCGATATAGGAATATCCTCTGAACAAAACTTCGATTCCGTAATAAAGACTTCCACCAATCAAAAACAAGCAAATATATTTGAACAATACTTTCATTGCTTCTTTTATTTTTTTCATCTAAATCACCGTCCAATCTTATTTATTCGGCTGTTTCTTCCGTAACTTTCTTTAATCCGGCTTTAATCAGGATTGCATCCATAACTGCCTGTCCTTGTGCAAGAGCAACTTTCATAGACTCTGCAATCTCACCTTCAACTGTCTGACCATAAGTAACTGCTTTTATTTGCTCTTTGGAATTCAAACCACGCACCAGACTATGTAATGCGTTGATATATGTTGTGTGATATAAGAGATTTGTCTGCAGTGCCACATAAATCTGCACTAACTCCTGCCAAGAATAAAGCATACATTCACAGCCATCTGCATGATATGGAACATCCATCTGAGTTACCATTGCAGTATCAAACAGGGTTTTTAAGTTTCTCTGGTCTTCGTCTTTATACGAAAAATGCTGTTTTCCCTTAGATGTTTCCACATCCATACCGTTTATAATTGCTTCATTGCAAGCTGTATCTAATTCACTTAAATGTTTTACTCTGAACTCATCAACGCTCATTTGTTCTTCATTAACAGTTGGATTGATCTGTTCCTGTAATTTTTCAACTTTTTCTTCAAGAGATTGATTTTTCAACCGGATTGTAATTGCATCTTCTCCCAGACTATTCATTGTGGTCCCCAAACTGATATAATTCAGTTCAGTGTAAGCATTTGTAGAATAACACTCCAGTCCAGCTTCGTTTACAACGGTGAGAGACGCTACGTCTTTAAAAACCTTTTTAACTCCAGCGTAATCATCTGTTTTGAGCATGAACTGTAAATACGAGTTCATATCTGGAGTCATATAACTATAAATATCATAATCAGTGACAGTTCCGGTTTTAGAAGTCACTGAAAGCTTTGCATATTTTTCAGTAGGCATATTTAACCTCACTTTCTTCATAATAAAAAGGACTCACGATTAAGCCGTAAGTCCTTTCAGTTCTTTGATTTGTTGTTTCAATTCTTCGTTTTCACGTTCGAGTTTTTCAATTCTGGTTTCATGGTCTTGTGTTACAGCGATATTCAAAGGAATGAATTCTGTGTAAGAAACTGACCATGGGATAGATGTTCCAGGGAGTTCTTTACCTTTATGGATAAATCCAAGATCATCGTCTGTAAATCCACAGTCAAGTGCTGCTTGATAAACAGATTGGGCACCGACTCCATAATGAGATTGTTTATCCAAAAGGTTGTCATTCCATTTAAAAGTAAAAGGTCTTAATTTCATGAAAAAATTCTTATGAGACGATGGAAGAGTATCAGATAAAAAATCAATCACATCTTTTTTACGCTCATCAGAGGTATTGGAAAAAGAAGTCGCATACATAATACCAGATGCACCAAATGTAAATCTTGCATCAGTACCATTATCAGTCTGGGCTTTAAGACGGGCATTGTTCGCATAATAAATCCTAAATCCCGGATCAGAAGCATACGACGCGCCAACCCACGCTCCATCAGCAGTTCTGCATCGCCATATTGGAACAAGAGCACCATCGGTTATGTTTATAGATTCAAAAGATGCGCCTCCTGGCGACGCTCCAACTAGCCACGAAGTTGAATCTGCCTTGGCAGTAACTTTACCGTTATAGACCTTACATTCTTGAATATAAGTTGTTCTACAATCATTATCATTAAAAATAATCCATCCGTGCTTTGTATCGTAAATTCCCGCTCGGCCAGAACTAGACGCACATAAATATGTATCACGAGAATCGTTCTTGGCATGAACTTGAGCTTCAACTCCACTTCCAGAACCGGTTGCATATAATGCACTCGCTGCAATTATTCCTGTCGCTTTGATCGCACATGTTACTCCAGGCATTGGATCTGTATATGAATTTACATAAAAGCGAGATTCGTTAGCACATGCAACACCTGAACCAAAATTTCCAGCCTGTGTTACAGATATACTTCCATCAACAGTAATCCATTTACTCCAAATAGCTCCACCATTTGTAAAAGTAGCTCCGTTAATATTTAATACGCCAGATGTATTTTCGATAATTCTTGAAGTATAATCACCACTATTACCATCAAAATGAAAATCTATATATGGTGTGGCATCATACAATTCGATTGAACTTGTCGTAATTTTACTATTGACTTTTAAATCTCCGGTAATCGTGCCACCACCTAAAGGTAGGCAAAAACTTGTATAATTTCTATCATCAAGAACAGTTGCCCATGAACCATCAGCAGGGCTCCATCCAGCAGTATTACCTCCTCTATGATATAATGAACCTCCAGCTTGAGCACATGCAATTTGATGTACCTCTGAACCTCCCATTGTCAAGTTCATCACATACATGAACATCATTGGCTGATGTTTCAAAAGATTCGCATTATACCAATGTAAACTGAATCCTTGGTTACCCCAGTTACCAGTATTATCATCAGCACCTTGATATGTATTAGTTCCTTTTAATGTTAAATATTTAGCACTACTTACATTGAAGTTGGATGGGTCATAAACGTACATATTTGCCATATCACTTCCACCCCATACCCATGTAGGTTGGCCATTTTGTCCACTCCAATTAAATGTGGCAGGATAATTTAAATCTCCTCCTAATGCTAAAGTTTTTGCGCAGCCATTAAGGTTACCAGTAATCGCATTATCTACTTTTAATGTAGGACACCATACTGATCCTCCACTAGTAAAAGTTGCACCATTAATATTTAGGACACCTTTAGCATTCTCAATAATTCTTGATGTATAATCTGTAGTAGCATCATTTTTATAATGGAAATCAATAAAAGGAGCTGAAGAATGATAAATCTCAATTCCAACAGTGTCAATTCCAGCATTAAATGTTGTTCGTCCACTTACTGTTCCTCCAGTTAAAGGAAGATAACCACTGAGCTTGGAATTCATTTCAGATTCAGTAAAGTATCTATCATCATGAGTATGACTACTAGCGGCGGCACCAATAATAGCAGGAGTGATATTAAGAGTTTTTGGTGTTGATCCATCGTAAGTAAATAGATTAGTTCCTTCCGTTGATCCTCCGTTAAGTGTAATTATAACACTATTTGGATTTTTCAAACTTTCAGGAAAATCTGTAATTTGAGATGCCGTATGAGTATGAGATGCTGGTGTAAAAGTACTTGGTTTCCCTGTAATTTCAGACCAACTATAAGAAGGTTTTGATGAAGCCTTTGCCCAGGCATAAACATCGGAAGCAGGCATAGAAGATGGTTTACCAGAAACATTTCCCCATGCAACACTTCCCGCACTTGAAGCATAATTCGCATTATTATAATTCAGCTCAGACCATTTACTTGTCCCATTCCCGACCTTAAACATCCCATTCTTATCTGAGCTAATCATAATTTCTCCCTTTTTACCAACCGGATCAGAAGATTTCCAATCAGCTTCTGCCTTGTAAGCCTGCTGCAAACGTACATTAACCGTATTCTGCAAAATAATTCCTCTTTTCTATTTAGAACCTGTTTTTATTATTTTTTATGTAAAAATTGTTTTTAATAAGTAACATAATTTTCAAAATTCACCATTCTTTAAAAAGCTGAGAGAAATGTTTATCTCTCAGCTTAAATCATTATGTATTAAAAATTTCCGTCAAGCACCAAAGTGTCTCCGGCATTTAAAACCAGTTTTACAGCATTTACAGCAGTTACATTTAAAGCTACGTCAGCAGTACCGTTGAAGCTTACAGCAGAAGCAGTTGCTCCACCGGTAATAGAGAAGTTTCTTGCAGTCTGCAATTTTGTAGCGGATGCAACATTACCAGGAACTGCAGGCATCGTCATAGTAGTAGTTCCTTTTCCGGTAATATGGCCCTGTGCATCATAAGTTACACTTGGAATGGTAAATGTTCCACCAAAAGATAGTGTTTTAGATGAATCTCCTGATGCTGTACCAGCAGTTACAGAATTTGTATGCTGGAATGTATTACCGCTTAACTTGATACCAGTATTTGCGGTATAGGTATTATTTGTATCTAAATCACCCATGAGGTTCCAGTTCGTACCATCATATACAAATTCATACACCCTATTCGCAGCAAGATAACCTGCGCTAATTGCGCTGCCTCTATAAACAATCGGTTTTGCACCGGTATTATTTACATTCAAAGTTGGATTTGCAGCAGTGTTTGTCACGGTAAATTTCACAACAATTCTTGATCCTGTTACCAAAGAATAATTGCTTAAAGATACAGTTTTTGCAGCAGTACTGGCTACCGTATCACATGTTCCATAATGAGAAATATCTGCTGTACCATCAAATTTCACACCATCAATTGCTCTTGCGGTAGAAAGTTTATTTGCAGATGCTACATTTGCTCCACTCGTAATAAAACCAGAATCATTGGTGATTTCAGAAGTCTTCGTAGGAACAGAGATATTAACTGCTCTACTTGCATCTGGAGTTAAAGCGGTTCCATTCCTCTTAATAGAGGTAATAATGTTTCTTTCTGCGTTTGACGGAGCGTGTGCCGACTGACTGTGATTATAAGCAATCAAACCCTGATCACCACGGAACGCAGTAGAAGAAGTGGTTCCTAAAGCAAGCGTTTCAGGAATTGCTACGAAAGCAGTCCCACTCCAACGGTAAGTTTTATTTGTGGTCAAGTCCACATAGATTTTTCCTGTTTCTCCGGTATAAGCAGACTTCTTATCTGCATCTTTGTAAAATTTAGTTGCATCAGCTGTATCTGCATATCCTTCCAATATATCATCGACATAGCTTGGAAGCTCAGAAGCAGGCACAAGACCGTTTGCGTCCAAGCTTGCAACACCGTTTTTAGCCCCTTTTTGAGATGCAGGAATAGCACCTACATCATCAGCAGAAAGTGTAATATTAGAACTTAGCGCCTTACCATTTACTGTTCTTGCGCTTGGCACTTTGCTATCCAGTTCAGTTTTTACGACTTTATTCTGTACTGGATTTGTACTTGTAGTTGACATTTCGGAATCAACAGTGATTTTGTTTGCTCCAGCTTCGATGCCATTCAATTTATTTAAAAGAGCAGTAGTAAATGAAGCGGTTGTAGCATCCAAAATAGCTTTATTTGAGTGACTATGAGAAGCAGCAGAAATTAAACTCTGTACCTCTTCTGGGGTAATGGTAGCATACGGAAGATCTTTGAAAACATTCGTTCCATTACCAATTTTTACTTTTCTGGTATCACTTTCAATACCAAGCTCACCTTTTAAAAGGACTGTTGTATCAGTAGCCCAGGTTTCAGCTGTTTTTGCACAAAGGACAAATCTTGCTTTTAATTGATTTGTTTCAGCCATTTTTTCTATCCTCATTTCTTTAAAAAAGAAGGATCCAAGAATATGTCTTGAACCCTTCTCAGGTTAAAAGTTTCCATTTATCATTTCTATTTTTTCATAGTCTGACCCGACCACATAATACTTTAATGCAGAACTATCCCAACGATATATTTTCCCTGCAGTTTTATCAATATAAACCGCAGAATCTTGTCCTATAACTGGAAAAGAAAGAAATGAATCCTCTTGTACGATGTGTTCAGCAAAAGCGGCTCCGATTTCTTTTTGTATGTATTCTTTTAACTCAGAATCATATGTAGTCAGGCCATGATAGCTTAAATAATCAAGAGCCATTTTTCTCCTCCAATTTAATTATTTTCCAAAAAGGGCTTTGATTTCTGCATCTGTAATAGCAGTGAATCCCTCTCCAACTAATCCCTGTAAAGCAGTAATCTTATCTGTATTGGATTTAATATTTGTTGTGTTTGTTGTGATGTTCTTTTCATTCGCAGTAACACGACCAGTCAAAGTTTCTACAGCAGTATTTACTTTCCCAATTTCTCCATCGGTATAAGCTTTTGCATCAGCAAGTGCTTGATTCGCTTTCTTTGTGGCATCTGCAGAAGCAGCGTCAATTGCTTCCTGTTTTGCAGTGGCGATAGCAGATTTCACCTGTTCTGTAGACATGTAACCAGACAGATCAACAGAAGTGTCATCAATCATTACCAGTTCATCACCAATTTTGGTGTAGATTTCATACTTGTCTGAGCCGGTAGCACTTTCTTTTTTATAAAGATACAGAACATTTTCTTTTGCGGCAGAAGCTTCTGGAAGTACGGTAACTACTTCTTTCTGCATATGACCAGCTTTAGAAATAGCTTCTGCAATCTGAGTAGTAACTTCTGTTTTCTTGGCAAGATCAGTTAGCTTTGTTCCAGAATCTTTCATGGAACCATCAGCAGTTGCAACCAGAACATTACCTTCGATTGCATTTACCAGTTTCTTAACATAACCGCTCAAGTCGCCTTCAGGTAATTCAATCACATATGCTGGTTCGGTACTACCAACTGGTTCTGTTACCTTATAAAATTTCAGAGTGTTACCAGAGATAGTAACGGTTTTCAGAGAAAGTGCATCTTGGGCACTCATATACTCTTTCAAGAGATTATCATAAAGTTGTAAATTAGCTAGTGTGGCGATTTTAGTTGCTGCCATTTGTCATTCCTCCTTAAAAAATAATTGTTGTATCTCCGCATTATCTGCCGGAGTATACATTTTGTTTACTTTAGTTTCAATTTTTTCATCTATAGTATTGTTGATAATATCAGCTACATAGGTTGTTACATCATCTTTGGTTAAAAGATCTAAAGCAGCGATTTTATCATCTACATAAGATTTCGTAGCATAATTCTTTAAGATTTTTGTTGTTGGGATTGTAGAAGCAGAAATGCTTCCATCAGAATTAACAGTGTAATCTGTAATATCCATTGCGGATATTTTCTTGATATATGTTATGTCATTTTCTGTTTTTACCAGAAAGAAATTATCATTAGAGCTTAAATAGATGGTTATAGCACTTTCTGTAAGTTTATATTGGCCACGAATTTTATAAATACCATCTTCTAATTGATCAACAGTAATAGGAGAATTCAGTGTACCAATTTTATTTATAACAGGCTTGTTTCCAAGAGAATCATAATCAATCTGACCTGACTCCGAAAGAGGAGATACATAAAATTCACCTACTTTATTTTTATTTACAATATAACCAGAATACTTCTCATCGTTTTCCTGCAATATCGCAACAATCTGTCCTTCATATGTATCGGAAGATTTATTTAATGAGAGATTTGCAGAAGTGATGTCAGTAAAGCGATAAACCCTTGAACGAATTGGAACAATATTCAAATCCGCATCTATTACCACATTTTCATGTGTATCTGTTGTATAAACAATATCATAGGCATCTAATTTTTTCTGATTAATATAATCTTCGATAATATCATATTTTTGGAAGGAAAGACGAGACCTTTTTATATATTCAGCCATTATTATCCTCCCTCCTTAAATGATTACTTTTATTAGCCCATTATCGTTTGCTTCGGCAACTTCATCACCGAGATCTGCAAGGTTGACACCTTCTCCAACAGCTACGCCATTCGCAGAGACTTTCAATTTCTTGGCAATCTTATCAATTACCAAATCATCTGCTTTGGTGTTATAAAGAGCTTCTGCAATATCTTTTAAAGCCTGTACATTCTGACGATTCGCCAGAAGCAACTGTGTTAAGGTGTCAAGAGCTGAATCAGGAGCAACAAACCAATTATCAACAGATGTAATATCAATGGTAAATTTTTCAATATTTCTTACCCTCTGTGTTACTTGTCCATCACTATTCATCTCTTCATTGACAAACTTCAGTTGAATCTCAATAGTCCCAGCATCTTTTGTAAGATTCGTGTCAAAATCAGTAGTATATCGAAGATAATCATTCTTATAATTCTCGTCAACTAATTTTAATAATTCCATCTTAAATTCATGACCATCAGTCGGTTTGAATAGCATCCAGAACTCAAAGTTTTTCATTTCATATCCATTATAAAGTTTAGGAACAATAAAATACAATTCATCAACCAGTTTACTGAATTGAACAATTCTTTGTTTTGCTACAATACTAACTGTATTATCATCATTTATTTTTACAGTGTACATTTCACTCCTCCTTCCTGAGAATATAACGGCTTTCTTCCGTTGTAATTTTTCCTTCTCGAAAGAGTTCACGAATCTTTGCTTCATTGATTACTTTATCTTCATATAATCTGCGTAAGCTTTTAACCAAGTCAGTCATTATAAAATCCCCCTTCGTATCAATTCTTTCGTATAATTATCAATGATTTGATCAGGAGTCATTAAGTACAGTTCCTTTAACCGATCATATTCCTGTTTTTCGATTCTTTCTGCTGTAACGGTTGGAAAAAGGTCTACCGGAAATTTTTGTAAAGTTTTTACATGGTAAGCTTTTTCTCCATCAGAAGATAAGATACCTTGTGCCTCTTCTTCATTACACAGCATCAAAATCCTATTTTTCAACTGATACTTTACAAACTGTACACGATCCAGAACATCAATGACATTACCATTTTTTAATATTTTGTAATACATGATATTCTCCTTTATAAGAAAAGGCTGTCTACTCATCAAGCAGACAGCCTAATTGATTAGATAGAGATCATAATTGCTACGCCCTTGTTATCCATAGTAGAAGTCCAAGAGGTAATATTACCAGTTGCATCTACATACAGATAATAAGAATCATAATTTGAATCCGGAGATCTTAGCCAGTATTCCGTTCCCTTCGCATCCTCTTCGCTTACTTTACGAAGTCTTGTACTGTTGGAAGTAATATAAGGAATCGTAGCACCTTCGTAGCTATATGGCTCAGAAGAATAAGCAGAATCTACCTCAATAGCAGACGGAATCGTTACATAGCAGTTACTTGTAACTACTTCCTTAGACTGACCACCAGCGGAGGAAGGAATTTTCACCTGCTTAATCAGTTGTTTCCATTGTGTAGGAATAGCATTATAAAAACGGCCATTCAAGAAAGCATTCAGTTCTGCCTGTCCCCATCCACCGGTATTTGAACCAGTAGTAGACATTGGCATCTTTGTTCCAAGTAGATATTCAGCAAAGAAAGTCATAGAACTTCTCTTTCCGGAATTATCGGTCAGATAGAATTTCTTGAAACCAGTCATAGCAAGCTTCACACTTTCATGTGGCCATGCAGCCAACTGCTTACAAGCAGCATCTCCAAGATCTGTATACCACATCTTGCACCAGTAAATCTTACCGGTAGCATAATTCTCGAATACTCCATCATCAGCTTTTGAAGCACCGAATACGAGAGTGGAATTGATTGCCACATTCTTATTACTTTCCAGTGTATTATAAGCTACAGTAGAAGATGGGAGATTACCACTGTAAACACGGAGTACCTTCTCACCCTTTACATGTCTGAGAACAAGAATATCTCTCTGACCCATTCCTGCAGCATAAGTGGAAGCAGTTCCCCATGTGATCTTTGTTGTATTGTTATACCACAGTTTAAATCCATCAGAACCATCAGATTTATAACACTGAACAAGAGTTGCGTTATTTTCATTAGAATTATTGAATTTATAATCAATGGCAATAACAAAATCTCTATCCTCGGCTAAAATCGGTATTTCTGTATCTCTATAAGTCATTCCATCAAATTCTGTTTCTCCGGAGATAAAGACTTTAGATTCTACATCATCAAACGCATAATCTGCCCCCATATTAAATGAAATCATATCTTTCACTTCAACATACTGGGATTCCTTGCCAATTCTTGTAAGAGCATAGATTTCAACCGGACGAAGAGTAGAGATGTCCTTTCCTTCGAAATACCCATCTACATACTCACAGGAATCAAATACGGCATTGATTACCTTATTTCCAGTAACCAGACCGCTCTTATCCCAGTGATCAAACAGATAATACTTATAAGCAGACTCTTCACCTACATAAACTGGGTCTTCTTTCTCATAGAATACATAACTTCCATATTCACCAGTAGATTCCTGCATAACAGTACCTTTGGACATATACGTTACCGTATATTTTCTCAAAGAAGATTTATAGGTCGCTTTAATCTTCACATTGCTGAATAATGGAACAAAGTTCTGGTCCCATCCAGAATAAGTAAAATCTTCCATGATTGTGCTTACTTTCGTAGGTTTATCAATCGGATTTACTTTTCTGGTTACAGGATCAACCGGTCGAGATCCCTTGTCAACATATTGAATATCCAACACGGTTTCGTTCTCATCATCGTTTACGAAAGTAGCTGTAAACTGGTTGATCATGGAATCGTAAGTGATAGTCAAATCCGGCCAAGCTCTTCTATACTCTGCCAGTTTGATTTCCCGCATAACAGGAACATGAACTTTGCCAGCCAATACAGACTGATCTGCATTGTAGCCATTTTTATCCAAACCAGACATCTGATAGATTCGTTCCAGTAAATCTGTATTTTCCAGATTCCAGTCAACACCGGTAATTCTTACACGATTTACCTTCGGACACTTATCAATCAAGTCTTTTACGTCAACAACATCACAGTTCTCCACAATCATCGTGGCAATGTTATCATAGCCAGCAATTTCAAGATCTGTGAGATAATGAAGATTCTTCATGTTGATAGAAGTCATTCCATCTGGTAACTGAGCCACCTTAATCTTTCCACCATTCGCAAACAGTACACCGGTAAGACCAGATCCCGTTGCGTATAATTCCTTCAAATTAGGAGATTGTGTAAGATTTAATGTCTGAGCAAGTTTCGGAGTATTCCGAATATCAAGTTTCTGCAGCAATTCATTGTTACCAAGAGTCAACGTGGTTAAGAATACGTTAGAATATCCTTCCGTTGCATTACCAATGATCATTTCTTTCAGCTTTGTAGCTTTAGAGAAGTCATTATCATGGATATAAGATTTTGATACATCACCAATGGATTGAATTCTGGAAGCACCATAAATCAGCACCGCAGTATCATCCATCGTATCATATGGACAATTTATTTTATATTCTTGCCCAGCCTTTGCGCGGACTTGAACGGGAACAGGAGAGTTACCAAACATTACATCCAAATACATATCCTGGAATGGCGTTAAATGAAGAGTATAATCCGGTTTTACAACAGCAGTTTTCGGAGTATTACATCTGAACATGATTGCGTTCGCAGATGCGGAAGCAGAATAATATTTCGTGTTCATATAAATTTCTTGGTCACGCTCAAACTGACGTCTCTGATACTTCTTCTTACCATTCATCATTTCAACGAGGAATCGGGTGTTTCCATTCAAATATGGACGCTCATATTTACGAACATAGTCCAATCTCCAGAATTCTTCCGGCCATTCATTCTGTTTTTCATCAAACATGTTGATAAGAGATGTTGCACTCCAACATCCAGAAGATTCACAGGTGTTATACATTTTATGTAGTTCATCACCCATAAGATCTCTGACACGACAGAAGAATACAGATTCAGCAGCATTAAACACATAACCAGAGTTTGGATCTCCTTCTGTACGATAATCGGTATCTTCTTTACCATATGTCATGGTTAATTCGCCGCTGTTATTGATTCCCAAAGCACTCAATCTGTTACTTTTATGACCTATCTCTAAGATAGGCGGGAATGGTTCTTCCAAGCTGGTCTGGCTACCAGCGACCATTCCTCTCACGTTTCATTAAATAGGGTTATAGCGTGAGTTCAGACTGTTACATACCCTACCGCTATTTAAGCAGCAGAGCCCTTTTCGTTCAGTCGTTGAAGGTGATTATCTATTATTGTTTCTACATTTTCTTTTTCCCAATAAGGGATTCTAAGTAAGTTGATATTATTGTTTTTACAGTATTCATTTTTTATCTTGTCATGGGATTGTGTCTTTTGGAGATTGATTTTTGCTTCTTCCAAATCATTTCCGAATTTAACTGGTTTATAATGTTGTTCTCCATCATATTCAATAAACAAATTATATTTTGGTAAATAAAAATCAAATCGGTATCTTATCCCATCAATAAAGACAGGAAATTCTTTTTGATGTTCTATATTTTTATCAGTTAGTAATTTGTCTATGTACATATTATAGTAGGAAAGAAGACAACCACAAGATGATGTATGACCATTTATTAAGCAGCCAGAAGATACAATTGTTTCATTACCACAATCACATTTACATCTATATAAACGTTTTCCGAATTTGTTACTCTCATCCAATAACTCTACAACCGTAAGTTTCCCAAAACGTTTCCCAACCAGATTTTTTGTACGGGTTTCTCTAAGCATTTTCTTTCGACCACATCCGCAATCTTTAGACCTACCATCTAACAAATAAGGTAATCGGACTTTTTTAATATTCCCGCATTTGCATCTACATAATATTCTAGTCTTTCTACAACTTTTATCTGGAGGGATTATATCTAAAGCTGTCCATCCATTTATTGTTGTGCCAATAAGATAACTATATCGCTCGATGGTTTTTTGATTTAATTTTTCTCTATGCTTACATCCACAATCCTTTTTTATCCCCTTCATTACATCTGTATAGGTTAATTCGGTAATTGTACCGCAACTGCATTGTACCGAAAGATATGTATACTGTTTATCTGGATAACATATAACATCTAAAATAGTCCATTCGTTTATTTTAGTTCCGATTAAATGTCTATATTTATAATAATTTTTAATATCTGACATGGTTCCTCCTTCCCATTTTTCTGCAATAAAAAACTTCTCTAAAATTTAGAGAAGTCTATAATCAACTTACTTATTTAATTTTGAAATAATAGATAGTCTTCCTCGGCGTTGTCCGTCCCACCGGATTTTCGCCGTGTATTAGAAAAGGTTTTACAACGACATAGTTTGTTTATCGTTGTCGTAATCCCAGAAGTCGAAGCGATAACCGTTATTTATGCCCGCTTTGGAATCATCAATAGTATAATATTTAGCTTTTTCGCCAAGAGTGGCTGCCTCTTCATTACTAATATAGTGTTTAGCCCAATGATAGAAAAGATTCTTTGCTCTATTGTCTATCATTGTATATCTTAACGTAAATAGATAGAAGTATGTCGCAGAATCGACAATAAACCAGTCACCTAAATGCTCTTTGAATTCATCATCCGTAGAAGTAATGACAAACTCATAGAAATCACGGAATTTCTGCTTATTGTCCAATCTTATCTGGGCTTTCACCTCATCTGTAGAAGTTGCACTTCCATCTTTACTGTCACCACAACAATCATACCGGAACTCAAATGATCCATCCCAATCGTTATAAAGAGCATCATAAGCAGTGTTACCAGCTTTCCATTCATCTTTCGTAATTGGATATTTCATTTTTCCATCTGAATTTGTTACACCAGTCTGGAAGATAGAATTTGGAAGAGTATTATCAGAAACTTCCACACAGAACTCGTTCATGTCATCTGGATCATAAGCACGGCTCAAATCAGTCTTCTTTGAATCGCCCATATTGCCCAACCCATAAAAATGCCATTCTGTATCTTGGAATTCCTTGTGGGTAGTTAAATCTGGATCATTTTCACGAACAAAGACGATACAGTTCACAAATTCCATATCATTCTTGATTCTGGGATCTCTTCGATTAGCCGGAGTCTTATATGGAAGATAAGTGTTATATCTTGCTTGCAGATAAGCATTATTTACCATTTCAGATGAAGCTATATTTAATTTGAAGTTGATCCAAGACGTTGGCACAGAATTCCGTGTAAAACTGATTTTACCAGTACCATCTGTAACTCTTGAGCCGTCACCAAGAATCAATTCTGTTATATAAGTAGGATCCAGAGGAATCTTACTATTTACCTGATGTTTACCATCAAAACAAGCAATAAAGTCGATGTTTCTACCTGCATCATCGTAAGCATCGGACGTAGTGCCCTGCCCAGCATGGACACCGTTCACAAACTTCCAGTTATCCAAAATAGGATCACCATTCGTATATACGCACTCAAGAGAAGAATTCTTAATGAAATCCTTTTTACTACTCGTAAAATGAGGAGTGTCCAGCTTGATAATTCTCATATTTGGACATTTCTCAGCAGCACTTTCTGGAGTAAGCAGACTATTCTCATCGTAAATCTGGTTTCTCTTATAACGAGCAATCATCTCTGTAGCAGTTCTTGCATCAGCAATGAAATTCTTTAGGATAGCAGAAGAAGTCAAGCTACTATTATAAGCTTTCATTCTATAGATTCTTACATCACAGTCCTCAGAACCAATTACAATAGGAACAGGCTCATTCTGTGTAAAGGTATGGTCAGAAGAATAAATCATGGGTCTTCCAGGTGTTCCATCTTCGTAAGAAAGAACCATTGGAATCTCAGAATCTTTACCGATATTAAACTCGAATTCAATAATATCCTCTTCGGAATATGGAATATAAAGAGAATCAGCAGAACTACGAACATAAGCTTCATGAACATTCATCTGTAGACCGATAGCCGGATTTCCGCTCTGACAAGTCAAGAAGGTAGCATTGCTCTTCGCAATAGAAGAAGTCTTGAAAATCAGCTTAAATTCCTTACCATTCTTACGAGCATCGTCACCGAACAGATTGTAAGAGAATGTTGCAGTAGAACCAGCTCTGATACCAAAATACTGATCCCCATTTTCATCAATCTGATAACCGCCATTTGTCCAGTCAAAGTTATCAGAAACCGTCATTCGAACGGTTCCATCTTCAGAAGTCCAAAGTCTGTTTTCATCATTGTTTGAATAACCGATTGGATTGAAGTCCATTGCTAGTCCAGCAGTTATCGGTTCAATATCCACATCCAATTTCTCAATCGTTGCGTTTAAAGTTTTGACTGTTTTTCCACAAGTGATTTTCAGTACATGACTACCTATATCAGAAGATTTATACTGCCATGTCTGAGTATTTCCATCCAATGTAAGAGTGGAAATCACTTTATCGTCTATAGAGAGGGTAACAACAGGAGACTCTGTTTTTGGGTCAAATACTGTGTATTCGATATTTGTTGTATCATACTGTTTCGCTGTAAAGGTTGTCTGTGTACATCCGATTACCGGAACATTACTGTTCGGATCATACCAGATTATATCTTTCTTAATATGATTGGATTCAATAGTAGAGTTATTGATTTCAGAAGTGATATAAGATTCTAAGAGATGCGAACCATGTGTTTGAGCAGGAAGAGTATAAGCCATTGGAATACCGGAAGAGGTCGTTGTAACTTTCTCCAATTCCTTGCCGTCCAGGATAAAATGAATATCCTTTGAAATTGCACCGTAAGGAGTATAATCAAAAGATACAGGAGCAAGATTATAAGTCAGTTTGTCATTAAAGGTTGATTCCAAACGAATATCTACCTTTTGAACAGTCCAACTCTTTGTAACCAGAGATCCGGCATCATCTGTAACACTCAAAGTAAGTTTCTGTGTTCCGATATTGATATATTCCGTTGCATCAAAAGTATTTTCTCCTGCAACAACAACACCTGTTGCAATTGTATTTTTACCAACTTTCCAAGTGGAAGTTCCTTCTCCTACGGTGTCACCAGAAGAATCTGTGCCGGAGAAATTGAATTTAATAAAAACTTTATCATTTACGGTAACAACCATTGGTGAAGTAGTAATATACTCAATCTTTAATATAGAAGAAGTTCCTCCACCAGAACCGCCCCCTTCGATTTTAAACTGACTCTTTGCAGTTCTTGTTTCGTTATCTTCACCCTCATTTTCGATTTCCCAGAGAGTGTAGATTTTCTCTTCATTATAAGTAGCGTCGTATGTTTTGCCACCCGTCTTGTCAATTCCATTAACCGTTTCTTCCAATGCAGCAACTTTATTTCCAATGGTTCCTATGGAAGTTTTATTGTTGTCTGTTGTCTGTTTTACGGTGTTTACAGTAGAAGTCAACTCGGTCACATCAGCAGCAGATGCTTTTTCTTTCAAAAGTGCATCAGTTGCTTCCTTATTATAATAGTCACTCTTCAATGTTTCCGGAAGATTGCCAACTGATTCTTTGATCGGATTCACTGCATCCTCAATCTTCTTGTCAACTTTTGCGTCATAGGCAGTAACCCATTCGGCAGAAGGATCTCTATTCAGAACGATAGATTTGATCGTAGTTTCGCCATTCAAAAAGGTAAGAGTATTAGTGTTTGCATTATAGGTTACGTCGAACTTTGCCAGTCCATCAATCGCATCAATTTTCCCGTTAATTTCATCCAAAAGAGAAGAGTAGTCAATATCCGCAATTTTTTGATCTACTTGAGCAGAAGTGTAGTAATTTTTCAGTTCTTCAGTAATCTTCGAATCAATACTATCAGCCAATTCTGTTTTCGCATTGTCTATCACACCCTGAGCTTTATCAGCAGAACTTTTCGCACTGTCTGAATATCCTTTTACGGTATCAACTACACTTTTTGCTTCATTTGCATATCTTTGAGCTTCAGACACCTTTTCATTTACAAGACCAATAAACTGAGTATACCAGGTATCATCTGGGCTAATTGCTCCACCATTTCCGGCAAGTGAAGCTAATACAGAGAGTTTCCCATTTGGTTTTGTTTTCCAGACATATTCCTCGCCACGTTCATTAGTTCCAGTAGCAATAATTTCAAAACGAAGATCACCTGCATTGTTTGTAGCATATTTATCCACTAACCATGCAAATCTCAACTTCATATCACTATACTGAACATTACATGGAACAGCCAGTCCTTCATTACCATTCGGATTCACATAATGAATCTGGAGCATCATTTTGGATAAGTCAACACCATCGTAGTACCGGTTCATTTCAAAAGGAATAAACTGCGAATGTGTTTCTTGTGTTAGGTTGATCTGTGTTGGATCAACTGTAATGTCTTTTGTCGGAGAAACTGTTGAAAGTTTATCATCTTGGTATTCATCATACCAGATGTAATTTCCAGCTCCTCCTTCAATTCTTGTGAAGGTTTCCCATTCATCGTAAACGGCAACATCGTCAGAAAGAGTAGTTGTCATCATAGCAATCCCCGAAGGATCGTTTTCTGTTGCCATTTTCGTTCTATTTCGTTTCATTATTTCATCAAATGATAATGACATTTATTATTGCGTACTGCAAGGCCTATATAGGAGCTACGCATCCTCCTTCCTAGATTTTATAGATTTAATTCAGATTAGATAGACCAGACCCTTGCTGTCTGTAAGAAAAGTTTTTTATTAGAGTTAAGATTTAATACTGTCAGCCGCTTCCTGTGCCTTTTTCGCAGAAGCTTCCGCAGCAACGGCATAGTTTTGAGCTTTATTCATATATTCCTTTGCTTGCCGCAAAACTTCTTTTAAAGAGATGACATCCGGATCATTTACTGATACTACATCCTCTGGCATAGGTCTTGGAGTTACTGGAATCTTTATGATTGTATTCGTTTTTCCTGTTTCTCCAACAGCATCATAGATATACATTATAATAGGAAGATTCTCTCTTGCTAGAGAATTAGGCACCTGGCAGGAAAGTAGTCCTCCAGAAAAAACTGACTCTACCACCAAAGCTTTTTCACTATTCGCATTTGCGAAATGGATTTGTGGAGCATAGGAAGTCAAATCATACCCCTTGATGGAGATTGACTGCCCCACATCCCATTGGACGATTTTTTCTATCACTCGTCCATATTTGTCATAACATGTAATTTCCATCAAAGATTCCTCCATTTATTCTTTATCTACGACTTCTCCATCAACCGGTTCTACTGGCTCTGCAGATTCTTTCGCTTCTGTCATATACTCCAGAACTTCTTCCTCTTTGATGGACAAATCAACATTATCGAAAGCTGCCATATCAATCGGTTCAATCTCCAAATTGTTCTGTACCACAGCGAGTTCAATAAGTTCCTGGTTTAGTTCCGGCATATACTCATCACGAATCTTGTAGTTTCCATCATCTGTTTTGTCAGCTTTGTTATCTTCAATGAATTTTGTGTAAATCTCTTTTCGTCCCTCTTCAAATACTTTCATCCGGTCATTCAGAGTGTTCAGATTGATACGAAGTGCCTGACGAGCGGACTTTGGAAGCTTAACAGACATATCATTCCGGAAACTGGATTTGTCATTTAAGATGGTTAAAATGTTCTCGATTTCGTAGTTCATAATTACTTTTTTCATAGTATTTTTCTCCTTTTTATTCATTATTTGTATGTATCAAAAAAGCACTGGCAGTTAAGCCAATGCTTTCAACTGTGCAATTTCTGCTTTCAATTTTTCAATCTCTTTTTGCTGCTTTTGAATCATATGAACCTCCAAAGCATGAAGTTCTGGATAACGTAATCCCCATTCCTCGTTTCTACCATCGGAAGTAGGAGATTGGAGATCGTCCTTACAAATCATAGAATAAGCAAAAGGATCTAAGCCAATAGACTCAGCAGCTTTAGCTGTTGATTGTGCTCCAAAACCGAGGTGAATTCGATCATGATGATCCGTTTCTTTGAAATTCTTCCATTTATATTGCACAGGAGTAAGACCCATAAAGAAATTTTCAAGATCGGTAGAAATTCCAGAAAAAATATCCTTTTCATTTTCATCAGAAGTATTTATCGTAGAGTTTTTAGAATATATATTTCCCCATTTATGACCGGTTTTACCTAAAGCCATGGCTTCATCTTTTTCCGGAGCAAAAGCCCATCCACCAGAAGAGCTTACTTGTACAACATGATCACTATCTGCTTTTATGGAAGAATGAGTATGACCGTCTAAAGAAACAAGGGTTCCATTAACATATAGTCCTTCATCCGCTTTTAGCGATTTTGCCTCTACGGTTCCATCATAAAGAAGTCTAAGCGAAGCGGAAGAATTACTGTGGTCGCTTCCTATCCAAAGACCAGCTGCATCACCACCGAAGCCCACTCTGTTATTTCCGGTTCCTTTAAATAGATACGAGCTCCCCGAATATGAATTAACTTTAATTCGTTTCTCTTCTGATGCAGAAGCGTCTCCAAACCAACATCCGTCTTTTATTACACACTCTGAAAGTGTTCCTTTAGAGAAGGTTCCTTTACTAGCATACACTTCTCCAGTAAAGCTACCAGAGGTTGCTGTGATTTCTCCGGAAAAACTTCCTGTTGCTGCCTCAAGCTTACCAGCGAAAGTGCTGTCCCCAGAAATATGTATGTTAGATGCGGATACATAACCATTTGCACGAACAAAAAACGGCCAAGTTTTAGACGCTTTATCATAGATAACAAGGACGTCTTTGTTGTCATTTGTGCCATTGCAGAAAGTTACTATATGTTCATTCGTTTCGTTAGTCATTCCACCACTTGTGATATTCCATCCAGCAATAGAACCAGAATTATTTGCAGTTAAAGTATTTGCCGTTACATCTCCTGTAAAACTGCCCGATGCAGCACTCAATTTACCGGAAAACGTCCCAGTTGCTGCCGATAATTCTCCTGCAAATGTTCCGGTAGCAGCTTTTAGTTCTCCAGCAAAAGTTCCGGCATTAGCATAAACTACTCCATTAAACACGCCATTATCAGCATATATATCTCCACGAACTACCAACTTTCCAGTTGACATATTAAACTGGAATTTATTACTCATAGATATTCCATCTGTGCCAATATAAACATTTCCGTCCATTGGTTTTTCACCGAGATATAATTTACCGGCATTCTCTCCAGTTCCATACCACAGTGACCCTTTGAGATGCCTTTTGACCGGAACACCATATTCATCCACTGTTCCAGTGTCTTCTGTTTCTTCTGTAAGATTCCATCCGGCAACTTTGCCTGTGAGAGCAGTAAGATCAGTAATCAACGTCTTTCCATCTACACCAACTTGCAATCCCTGATTTACTCTCAAAGAAGCATTCACCACAATGTCATCTACATCAATCTGTTTTGATGTAATAGATTTCGCAACGATAATCGTACCATCAATCAAGTTTTGTCTTAATTGATCATTCGTAAGCTTTGTTACATCCAAATCTCCAAGATTATTCATTTGATACATCAGAGAGTCTTTGCTTCCACGAATGACCAATTTATCGGCAACAATCGTATTACCTTCAATTACATCACCCTTGATATGGACACCAGTCAAATAATCAGTGAATTTACCAGTTGAAGCGGAGATCTCCTGTGTAATAATCTGTTGGCTTCGCAGCACATCAACAATCGCCGTATGTGTTTTGATTAAATCCGTATCAATATATTTTGCGAAGATTTCATTGAATGACCCCTTATCAACATTCAAATTATCAACATCAAGCTTATGTAAGTTAAAATACCCATTAAACAGATTATTTAGCAAATCCATGTTTTCTTTATTTAAAATACTGCTTCCACCTGTACCAGTTCCACTTCCTCCACCTTTAAACAAGCCGTTATTCACAATTGCATCAAGTAAACCAGATACATATTCTTGAACAGTGTTTGAATTATTCGCTCCGATTGAAATAGCGTTCTTTGAAGCACTTTGTCCTTCATTGTCAAGTAATTGCGTTAAATCACTTCTTCCAGAACGAGAAGTAATCATATTGCAAAATTCAACAGTAATATCTGGTGTAACTTCACATGGATTCCATGTAATTCCAATTAGACGCAGTTTTACACTATAATCATCTTTAATTCCTAACCGGACATATTTCAATAAAACGAAATCATCATTCCATGCAGCAAACTCTGGCAATCTCAAAAGATTATCCATATTTGTAGTGAAAGTAATCTGTGGCTGAGAAACTTCGGATAATTTCTTTACGCAATCATCATAAAGCTCTTTTTCTACGTCAATTTTATCTTGTACAGTATTTGTTGATACAGAAACAATATTTTCATTCTGGTAATCCGTATCATGAAAGAGAGTATTGATCACAACCTTTTCTTTCTCCGTAAAACCAAAATCTGGATTGTCCAATGTAGCATTTGTCACATAATGGGTTCTTTCTACATCAATAGCATTCAATTCGTCATTTTTAACTTTTAACTGTGCATTTAACTGTTTTTGTTCATAAAGAAGAGTGCCAGGTGTATTTTCATCACCGATAGCTGTTTTAATCTTCACATACTCTTCATGTTGTGTTTTATACCAACCTTCTTTTTCATTTCCGGCATAACCTTTTTTCTCTTCATCTGTCAGTTCATTCCACGGTTTTTCATACTGTTTAAGTGTTTCAAGACGATTGAGATAATCTTTCCGTCTTCCTTCGATTTCTTCTGTACCATACAGTTTCCAATCTTCTTCATATCCTTTTACATAAGATTTCTTTTCGTCTGTTTTCGTGATGTCATAATTTACAATAGCAATTTCAATATTCGGAATGACATAGGTGATAATCTCATAGTAAGAGTAATAACTGCTGACTTTGTTAGCATCCAATAATTTCTTTTGTTCTGCAAGATACCGTTCATGATCAACACTTCCATCAGACTTTTTCCAAGGAACATATTTCTGTTTACCATCAGCATCCGTTGTATATTGAGGATCTGGATCCACTGCAAGTTGCATCGGTCCCAAAAGAGAATAGTAGTAATTCAGATTCTTTGTTAAAGCGTCTTTCTTCATATTGTCCCATTGTTTATATGCATCGGCATCATTCGGGACACGATATTTCAACTCATAAATCTCTTCATTTTTGGCAGCTCTTCGTTTTGATAACTCAGCAAACGTTTCTCTATTATCTTCTCGCCACTTGACCCACTTCTTCACTTTTTCCTGCAGAGAAGAGGACATGTAAGGTTCTCTGGTGAAATATGAAATATCAAAGATTCTGGAGTCGTTATAATTCCAATCGTTCAGTTTTAAGCTGTCTGCACCTTCACAATTAAACCTAGTATAAACACTATCTTCATCAACACTGACTGATACACTCTGAGCTAGATTTCGATAACCAATAAATACATTCGTTTCATACCGGTAACTGTTTAGTTTCTTCTTTCCGATAGCTTTTATCTTCCTATGTAGCGTATCAAACATAAAAATACATTCTGCTTTTGGAGCAATCGTAGAAGTCAGGAGAGCATAAAGGTTGATATTATCCTCACTGAAGGAAAGTTTCACATTCCATAGCTCATCGTCAATATCATCATCATCAACGCTCCAACCTGGCATTTTCTCCAAAACCAGATGCATTAAGGATAGGTCTTTCTTACCCGGTCGATAGAAGACCACATATTCCTTCGCCATTCCATCTTCACGAAGATTGTCTGTAGCAAGATACTCAAAAGAATCTGTTTCGCCGGTATTGATCTTAAAGCCCACAAAATCCTTATCCATGAACTCTCGTTCCAGGGAATAGGCTGTAACCGTTTTTGTCTCATGTGATCCATCATTCTCAGTTGTAGGATGCTGAATTTGAAAGCATCCAATATCTTCCAGATAAAGATTCATATATACTTCCAGATCATCATATCCATTGGATTTTACTTTCTTACCGTCCACATTGATATATTCATCAACTTCAAAAGTCAGCGTGTCAAAATCCTTTACATGTTCGTCATATTCGGCGGTTTCTGTTTTCACGCCATTCAGAACAGTAATTGGTTCAAGGTCTGGGCTACAGAGATATATCTTTTTACAATCATAATTTCTCATGCCATCCAACCTCCAACCCGTTTAATCGGAACATCAAACGAAACAGTAAGACTAACCGTTCCACCGGAAACTTCAATTTGATTCGTCCCCGGTAACAATCTGAGCCAGTAAATGTTTCCTATATCTTGCCAACCTATATCTTTAAATCGAATAATGCCACCAGTAGTCGCATCGGATAAAATGCAATGTCTGCAGTCTATTGTAATTGGCAACCTTGGAACTTTTCCGTTCTCTAAATCCGGGTCAGCGGTAAAGATCATGGTATTGGAATTATCAGTGAGATTTTTTATAGAAATTCTTTGAGAATCAGATTTGACTTCCAGATTGATAATTGGATATACATATTCGTCCAACTCATCAGATAGGCATTCAATTTTGAGTGTTTGTGTTTCTTCTATATTATATGTAAATTCATAATGCTTTTTTGGGTAAGCATCATCGTGTTCGAAAGTGAAGACAACTCCTGACCACCCCCCAATGCAAGATTTCCATTCAGTAGAAGTAATTTTTCCGTTATAGATAAGACCAATCGTTCCATCTTCATCTATAATTTTTAGGGGCGCATCCAATTTTGGACTGGTTAGCCAACGTTCCACGATCCGCTGTTCATCATCCGTAAAAGGCTTTCCTTGTTCTTTTATCAAGGCATAAGTGAAAGATAGACCAGTATTCGTTACTCCATAATCATTCGCAATCGGTCTTGAAACAGTCGTTTCACCTTTCAAACTTTCTCTGGTAATTCCTGGTGCAGAATCTAGCGTATCAAATGTTGCCAGGAATAAACGGGAACTGAGAATAACAGATTCCGTTGATTTTCCATTATAAATAAAACCTTTCAGCATTAAGGTGTCCTCCTTTCGTTATTTTTATATAAAAAAGAGATTACTCTGATGAAAGAGTAACCTCTTGAAGTTAAGATTTATTTTACCAAAGTAAATTATTTGTTATTGTGGATAAAGAAGCAATCAAGGGAATACAACCTTCTCCTTTTGTATCATAGGTAGCCAAATATTCATCACATTCAGTAAAGCCGTTTCTACGATATAAATTTTCTCCTTCTTTATTGGCTCGAAGAAAAACAAACTGAAATCCTATCGTGCCCATTGACATATAAAACAACTCTTCAAGAAAACGATTAAAAAATATAGTCGAATAGCAATGAGCGCAATATACTTCACCTGGATATAAAGTAATCGCAGGTTGTTTTTGTAAACTCTTTCGAACAGCAAACATTTTAATTTCTACAGCAGGAAAACTTATTAAAACCTGTCCATTGGCTCCTTCGTGAGTATGATATTTTTCAGAAGATTCATAGCGATATAGACTATGTGCTTTTATTGTGGCGTAAGCATAAATACGCTTTTTGTCTTTTCTAACCAAAATATAGGTCACTCCATTACCGTCAATAGAATCTTGCTTTGCTTGTTCATGAAGATATTCTGTAATATCTTTATTTCCACAATCAAATTCTTGAATTACTTCATCTGACACCTCAGATTTATTTAATTCTTCAAATTTCAGATCATCCATGTATTCGTTCCTGACGGTCTATAAAAGCATCCATCGCATCCAGATTTTCTTTAGTACAGTTTCTACGAATTTTTTCATTTTCATTTAAAAGTTTATATATATCTATCCGATTATCATTTAATTTTCTAAAGAATTCTTTTTCTTTACCAGGAGTTACTATAAGACCTGGTGAATATGATCTTGTGTATCCTCTGAGTTTTTTCATTAAAAATACACCTCCTCCTGACTATTATTATACTATGCATTTCTTTACTTTTCAACAGATTCCTCCAGTCACCCAGAGGAATCCATTAAATCCATTACTCATCAATGTGCTTTTCTCAAATCAGCCCTAATCGCAGTCGTTACGGACTTATTGATCTGCGGCATCATTTTATTGACAGCATTGATTACATCCTGTTCATTTGCATTACCATTGATAGTAATAGGACAGGAGATTACAGGTGCAATATTATCTGCATCAGTTGACCGAGTTACACTTGGAACAGACATCAGATTTGGATAATTCTGAGCCATATCATATAACCGTTCAGTAAGAGTATGATTAAATACAGTATCTCCGGCATGAAGAGGTGTGATAAGTCCACCCTTATACATTATCATCTCTTCACCTTTTTCCTGTGTAATAGCAATCTGGTCACTATTTACACGGCGATCACCCCTTGCTTTCTTAGAAGGTTCAGAATACCAAACGTCACTCTTATACGACAAATTACTAAAATCAATGTCTTTACCAGTTACTCCTTTGATAATCTCATTTGCAGCTTTTTGAATAATACCTTGGTTCGCATCCAGATAACGATTCACAGCATCAAGCTGTTTATTGGCGGTATCAAAGTTACGATTCAACTCTTTCACATAGGTTTCGTAGTTTTCTTGCAACTGATTGGAGAGATCGGAAAGTCCTTCCACCTGCATTTCATACTGATGCTGAATTACGGTATCATCCAAAGATTCCTGGCTCTCTTTTCTTTGTGCCTCCAAACGAGCTTTCTGCGCGCGGCCTTCTTCAGTTTGTACCCCCTCCAAAGCTTGTATCTGCTGATCCAACGATTTCAAGTCATTCGTCTGACTCTTAATCTTTTTATCATACTCGTAATATTCCTCTTTCTTTTGCAAAGCTTCTTTCCGTGCATCAATTACCTTATTCAAGGCATCCAGTTCAGCTTTTGCCTGGGCAGCTATCATGTTAATAGCTTCCTGACGAGCACTGTTCGTAGCAGCAATAGACTCCTGGATAGTTGTCGTAACATTCTGCATATCGTTATCAAACTCTTGCTGAGAATATTCCGGATATTTTTTCGTACCATCTTCATTGACAGCATTGAACCGGTCAATATAAGACTGTCTCTGTTTCAAAGCAGTATCAAGATCCTGCTGATTATTCTGATAAGTTTTCATTGTCTGATCCAGGCTTACCAAACCAGCATTTGTAAACTTACCATCATCATCAAAGGTCATATCATCGTTTATCAAGTCTTTAATAGCAGAATATGATTTACGAAGCTTTTCTGATGCATCATACATCCGTTCGAAGATCTTATAACCATTATTCCGCATGTCATCATATAAACCATGATTGGTTTCTGACAGTTGCATAATTTCCGTATCAAGTTGAGTAATCTGATCAATCCACTTTTGATATTCCTCAGAATTCTTATCCAGAGTGCTGCTATCAAGCTGCTTTTGCAAAACATCACGTTCAGCTTTCTTTTGATACTCAATCTGTTTATTAGCATTGATCTGTTTCAGATAATCTTTGTTACTCAAATCGTAGCCTTGAGATTGTTTCAAAGAATTTTCAGCTTCAACTTTGGACTTGTTTGTTTCCAGCGTGCTTACTTTAGCATCATACCAGTTTTGTGTATTCTCCAACTTCGTGATTGGTGCTTCTGCTTTTGCCTGAACATAAGCCGTAGTAGATTCCTGTGAAGTCTGCTGTGCAGTGTTATAAGCTTCTCTTGAAATTTTATACTTAGAATAAGCCTTCTTCCGAGAAGTAACATTAGAATTATAGGCATTTATCTGAGATAGAAGAGTAGGATCTGTAATCCCAGATGTATCTACCAATTCACCGGCTTTAAGTGCTTTTTTCTGAGAAGCTGTCAACTTAAATTTCTTATTACCAAGAATACTGTTCGCTTTCTTGCTTGCAGAGCTTTTCGCTTTATTGTAAGAAGCCTTATCAGAATTCATCGTGCTTCTGGCTTTCTTCATGGCAGTATAATCAGTATTCATGATATTCCGTTTTTGAGCCACTTCTTCATTGACCATTGCATTCTGGAGATGATAAGAAGCTGTTTTCTTCGAATCATACCCTAAAACCATTTGTTCTGCTTTGGTGAAGCTATTTTTTGTGCCAGAAGTTACAGTTGTTTGAAGCTTATTGTTCCAATTCAATCTTTTGGTATAATTCGTTGCTGCATTACCGAGTCCGGCTTTTTTCAAAGCTTTTACCTGAGATGTAGATAAGCTTTTGCCTTGTTGTACTGTTTCTGCAATACTATCTTTGGTTTTTGAGTCTATCTTTACATTTTTAGAAGTAAGACCGGTAAGAATTACCTTACCATAGCTCTTTAACAAATCTTGAGCCGGTTTTAAGCTCTTGGTGGCTTCATTTTGATAAGCTTGTTTCCTCTGTTTCAAAACACGCTGATAAGCAGCAATACTTGAAGTACCACTTCCCGCTATATCAGCTGCAGCAGAAAAATTCGTGATTGCATTAGTAAATTTCTCTACCTTTTTGGCAGCATCGTCCAGAGGTATATTACACAGGTCTTTATAGATATCCAATTGTGTATTATACAATCCTTGGATTGCATCATTACAATCTTCAAACTTCTCATAATATTCCTGATAAGATTGAATTGCTTCTGCAAGAGCCTTTCCTTCTTTGGTAGAAGTGTCCATATCTTCAATAGACCATTCACCATTCCGAACTTTTCTCTTATATTCATCAGAAACACTCACAGTCTGCTCATTGCCATTATCATCCGTATACTTATAAGCTTTCGCCACTTCTTCAGCTTTTGCCAGGTAAGCTGCAGCACCTTTCTTATTACCATTGATTTGAGCATCAATCTGTTTAATTTCTTTCTTCAACTGTTTTGCTTTAAAAGAAGAAGATACATAATCTGTGATTGTATCAGCTGTACGCTGAACTGCATCAGAAAGAACAGTGAGTCTTCTGGAAACCCAATCAAATACCTGTGTGGATTTCTCCTTGGCAGAAGTGTTTGATTTGGTAGCTTTGGTATTGGCATTAGTAGCTTTGGTGTTAGCTGTTGTGGAAGAGGTAGAATCATTAGAAGTGATATTTCCATTATCATCAATTTTCTTTCCAGCTGCTCCACCAGAGAAACCTCCAAAACCGGAAGAACCTCCGAGTCTTGCATCACCAATATTACCTTGTGCTAAAGCCCTTCCTCTGGTATGAGTTTTGCCTTTGGAAAGAAGTTCTTTGGTCTGTTGAGGATTGAAGACAATATCACCCTTCTTTAAATCCTTCATTTCTGGACCATTTTTGCCAACTAAGTAAAACCTGTTATTTCTTACCAATAGCTCAGGTGCCGTTTCGGCCAACAAGGCTCTAGTATCTCTCGGTTCACCAACTGTACCACCTTGAGCAAAAGCCCTACCAAAGGCACCTAACCGGCCATCATTAAAATGACCAGATTTGATGAATGGAGTTCCGTTGGCTTTTGTAAGTCCTATACCGGCAAGAGTAGAAGATCCTCCAACATATTGAACATTGGCCTGCACTGTAATAGTGTGAGGCTTATTCAAAGCATTCTCGATGCTCTGCTCCATAGGAGCAGTATTTGCATCTACAGGTTTAACAGCTGTTGTACTTTCAATGTTATTTACAGAAGTGCTGACCTTGCTATCCAGATTTGTTGTATCACCGTCAACTTTTTTTGTTGCTGACGTACCCTCAATGTTTTCTACAGCAGAATCTACGTCTGAAGTATCTGGAGTCATTTTAACATTGATTGAGGGTTCATTTGATTCATCTTCTAATCCAAGACCAGCTAAAGGTTTTTCACTAGGAGAAGTAAATTCAACCGTTACTTTCGCCGGATTTGCATCCAGATCACTCTGAACCTGCTCACGAACATGTTCCGGATTAGACGCTTCCACATCATATTTTACGGTTTCATTTTGTTCTACAGTGACAGTCTGAGGTTCCAGATTTTGTCCATCAAGAACAGATACCGCTCCACCACCAACCTTTTCGTTTCCTTCTTCATCATATTTGTAATGAACAGGAACACTTACTGGTTTTGAATCAGCGGCTTTCTGGACTTCATCCACTGGTTTTTCCGGATTATCTGTTTCGACTTCCACATGGAGTAAGCCAAGCTGAGAAAATGCCATTAACAAAGAGTCAATGTCTAATCCGGTCTTTGAAACAATATCATCAATAGCTTTTTCTGCACCTGCAAATTCTTCGTCCCATTTACCATCATTAAAGCTGATGCTATTTAACTGTTCGGATGAATAATTAGCAAGAGTTTTAATATCTTCTGTAAGGTTACTACTTGAATCATCAGCTGCCTTTTTAATGGTGTCAGCAGCTTTGGCAAAATTATCTGCCATAAGTCTTGAATTTTCACCATTAAAAACACCTAACACTTGAGAAGTATCTGCGTTACCTTCAATAGCATCATTTACATACTTCTGAAGTGTTTCTTCATCCATCGTTTCTCCATTTGGGAGAACTGGATTGATTAAAACGGTTGTTTTACCATCATTACCGGTACGTCTTTCGACTTGTGAATAGTCAATATCCTTATCAGCTAAAGTAGCTTTGACTGGAATAGGCTTAGTGTCAAGATCATTCTGAATATCTTTTCGTACAGATTCAGCAAGTCCGATCACATTTCCTTTATCATCATATTTAAACCAAGTGCTTATATCAATCCCATAAGTATCTGCCAAAGAAGTCATATTGTCATATAACATCTTCTTTATTTCTTTGGCATTATCACTTTCTGGGTCAACACTCATCCAATCTTGAAGATTACTCTTTAAAACTTCTCTTGCAGAAGAAATTTCATTATCATAGTCAGAAATCGTTTTTTGTCCAATGGTATTGATTAAATCTTTGGTGTTTTCAATTCTCTGATTATATTCCTCTAATTTCTTCTGAGCTGCATCAATAGCTGTTTGGTTTCCATCCATCCAGCCATCTTGATCTTGAAGCTCATTCAAACGCATCTGTGCTTCATTTTTCTCTTTATACAGCTGTGATAGATGATTTAACCCTTCTTCTTCTGTAGCAAAGAAGTCATTGGTGAATCCATAATCACTTGTGTTCTTTAAAGAAGCCATAAAGGTTTCAAATGACATTCCCATGTCAGACGCAGCTTTTTGCAAGTCATCTATAGAGATTTTATACTGATTAGTGTCTTCGTTCAGCTGTACATAACCTTTGTCAAGATTTTCCAAATCAGCGAGGAAGTTTTTTGCCCCAGTGCTATCTTCTGTGAAATATCGCATAGCCTTGCCAATATTTTCCTCAAAGTTGGCTACATCATCTGAACCAGTGGGAGATATGAGAGCAGCAATAGACTTAAAGTCATCAGTACCAACTTTACCGGAATTATACAGTTCTACAGCCTGTTTTATATAACTAGTGATTTTATCATAGTTTTGTCCGGCATTTTCAGACTCTAGTGCCTTTTCAACCTTATCCATATACGGAGTAGCGTTGATGTCAAAGGTTTCACTGGTTTCTTTCTTAGCTTTCTCAACCAAGGCAGAAAGTTCAGCAAATGTACCAGAGAAATCATCATTGGCTATGATGTCATAAGCAATTTCCTTATCACCATTGGTCATGTTGGTAAGCTTACCAAGAGTCTGCTTAATATCTGTTACATGCTGCGTTGCAATACTTTTCAGCTTAACTGCTGTATCACTTGCATCTTTGATGGTTTGATCGAAACCAAGTGCTTCACTGAATAAATCCTGTGAATCTTTATCATCTGGGAACGCTTTTTCAAGTGCTTCTTTTATCTGAGATTGATAAGTGGTGAGATTCAATTTTGACGGATCTATTTGCAGAGCTTTAGTTAGAGTGTCCTGGGCTTCTTCGGAAAGCTGGGACATTGGTGTAATAAACTCACTATACAGAAAATCCATTACCTGTCCATCATATTCACCGTCTTCAACAGAAGCCATAAGCTTTGATAGATCTAAGTTCTGTATATTCGCAGTAAATGCATCCTGGATAGAATCTTGAAGAGAAGAGAATGAATCTGTAGTCTGTAGATACCGACCAAGATAATTACTCATGGTTTTCCATTGATCTTTGATGTAAAGGTCGTTGGTCTTCTGAGTTTTATCCATCTGATTAGCTTCTTCTCTGGCAGCAGTGGCGGTTTGATTATATTCTGATTGAAGACCTTTTAGCGCTTGAGAAAGTTTTTCTGTATCTTCAGTATTGGCAGTAATTTCAAATCCAGCCCCGGCTCCCGGAGAATTATCTGTATAATCATATATACCATATTCACCGAAAATTTCTCTTATCTTATCATATAAAGATCTACCGCTATCAGTGTCTTCAAAACGGACTGTTTCGCCATTCCTTAATCGTTCAATAACGTCCATTGCCTGCTGTTCAATATCATCTGCTTCGGTTTTCTTTGCCCCAGATCGTTTCTTTAAACTTGCGTTCTCTGTTATTTTTTGATTTACAGAAGCTTTGATCCCCTCATATACAGATTGAAGATTATCTTCAAATGTTACTTGAGAAGCCAATCTTTGAGCATCATATAGGGTACGAATATCTTCTGCAGCATTCTTTGCATTTGTACCAAGATTAAGAATCGCATTACCTTGTTCATCATACCCAGAAACGAGATCTGGGAAGGTTTGAGCCAATTCATTACTCAGATCCAGATAATTTTGATAATCGTCTGTGGACAATGTACGGTTTTCATTGGTATTCTTATCAACACCTTTATATAAATCAGAATATGATTTTGCCAAAGAGTCTATAGCTTCTTCATGGTTCTTGATTTCTTTAGAAGAAGTTTTATAGGTAGTAGCTAAACTTTTCAGTTTGCTCTGATTTGCTTTTAAAGAATTTACGGACTCATCAATCGTGCTTTGAGCCTTTTCACCATCTTTAATATATTCTGCCTGGGATTTATGAAGTTTTTGATATATAGCTACACCGGCAACTGTAAGTCCAGTGATTGCTGCAATAGTAGCAAGAATTGGATGTGCCATTGCTGCTGTTTTAATAGTAGATCCAAGACCGGTAATTACACCCTTCAGCTTCGATAAACCGATAGAAGTATTTCCTAACTCAGCTAAAGCAGAAGTAGCCTCTTCAGCAGGCTTTTGAATTTCTGCGGCATTTAAAGCAATTTCTTTTAAATCCTCATTGGCCACACCAGAAGACTTCAATATGGAACTTGCTTTTTCATAAGATTTCCCTTTTAGATATTTCCCGATTTTTTCTGCGATTTGCTTCTGAGAGTCTTCATCTGAAACTTTACCAAAACTTTTATTTAACTTAGCAATATTTCCGATAGTTCCTAATGACAAATGTAATTTGTTTTGGTATAATGTTCTGATAAGGAGGAGAAAATTATGAAGAGAATTGGAGTGTTATTGGGAATAATCCTTTTACTATTATCTGGATGTTCAACACAAAAGAAAAAATTAAATGTTTCAGAATGGATGTTCAGTGAACATCTAAATATAGCAACAGTAAAAGCTGTTTTAGGAGCACCTTATGATACTGAAGAGACAGATTCAGGTATTATTTATTTTTGGAAAGATTATGAAATATACCCCGGATATAAGGGGACTCTTTCATACCAAGATTACTCCGAAGAGAATGAAAGTAAATACATAAAAGATACTTGGTATTGGACCATAGATTGCGATAAAGAGACTTATCAAAAAATAGATAATTGTGTAAAAAAACAATTAGGTGATCCGACGCACGAAGCAAAAGATGGTTTACATCAAAATTTTAGTGCGGGAAAATTAGGATTCGATAAAGTTATAAATAATGAACGCAATTTTGGTTGTTCTTATGAAAATGGTCTTTTTACTATCTCATGGCATAGAGTTGAAGTTTAATTGCAATTATTTAAGGAATAGAGATATGAAAAAAATTGGAGCAGTAATTGGGTTAGTATGTTTACTGTTATCTGGATGTGATAAAAATACTAAAAGTAATACAACAGCAGAAGTAAATATTTCACAGTGGATGATGGATTCAAGTAAAACTGGGATTGATATTGTTGGCATTTTAGGATCTGCTGATGATGAACAATTACTTAATGGCGATGAATCATATACCACCTACACTTGGAATGATTATGAGTTGGTAGATGGATATAAAGGTACATTACAATATTCCAATGATAAATACTCACCTGCCAATGTTCAATTATGGTTCTGGAGAATTCCATTAAAAAACGATGATTTTTCAAAAATATATAAAGATATGGTTCAAAAATTTGGAGAACCGGTCAATACTTCTACTGATGAAAGTAATCAAATAACAGGTTATACTTTTAAGTCAACATCTTCCAAAATGGGATTAACACCCATGATTTTCTTAAAAAAAGAAGATGATCTTATTACAATTTCTTGGCAATGTATACCAACCTCCACCACTGAAGAAGAAACCTGATAATAAAAGCTGGTTTTAATAACCAGCTTTTAAAAAGTTTAAACAAAAATAAAATTCATAGGGTGAGATTATGCTATCTCAATTCAAAAAAGGTCGCACACCGACATATTTCATAGTTTAATATAGAAATAATTGGCAAAATATGGTAATATCAAATCAAAAGAAAAAGGAGAATCGCTATGAATAATCCATTTGATTTTAACCCCTGTATAAGCCAAAATGTTCAAAGAGAACTTAATAAAAATATAAAAGATAAACAGATGCTTGTTAATGCCGCTATGATCCAATCAAATAGCACAGCAGAAATCGTGGCACATGCTTTATTTCAAGAAGTAATACGTTTTCAACAAAGTCTACCAGATGGTTCAGATGTCGCGATGGCTTTAACCAATTTTAACCAGTCTACGCTTATTCTTGTTGATTCCATCGGTTACATTGGTTACAATTTGGTGACTTTCCAAGGTAAGGACAGTTCTGGCAAACCAATGACATTGATCCAACATGTACAACAGTTGAATTTTCTTCTTTGTGTTGCACCAAAAACTGTTCCAGATGCTCCCAAGAGACAGATAGGTTTTGTAGATGATACTGCCCACTAGGCAAGTCTGTTTTAAACATTATATCACCTCCAGGAGAAATGAAATGGTAGATAACTCTAAACGAGATGTGATCTGGATTCGTTGTCCCAAATGCCATCATCCTATGCTCGATTTTGAAGGAGAGTGTAGAACATGTGGATATACATATACCATTGTTGAAGACAATACACAAGATCCTCAAATTAGCAAAGATGAAGAGAATTTATGGATGTATAAGCTCTCTTTAAACAGCTGCCCATATTGCCATTCTATAGAGAAAAAGATACGTCTGGAAAATCACAAATGTGAAGTATTATGCCGAAGTTGTGGTTTTTCATTTAAAGAAGATCTTTTTGAATGGGACGATAAAGAGCTTGAAGAAGAGATAACGCCTAAGAAAAATATAGACCCATACGAATATCAATTTTTGAAAATTGATGAAAAAATAAATTTATACAACATAAAAGTTGCTGATAAACCAAGTGTTATGAGTGATGATTTTAATAAAATAGCACCTGAGATAAATGATATACCAACAAAGAGTGATAAAATCGAAAATATTGGTCTGTTCTTATATCTTATTGCCCTACCTCTTGAAATAGTTTTTGGTTTATCAACAAAAGGTGAAATCATTCCGTTGTGTATAAGCTTCATTATCGCTTGCATTTTTGTCGTCACTGGTATTTCTCTTGCACAATGCGGTAAAAGAATGATGGATCGGTATAATTATTATTATCCTCTCTATAGACAACACATATATGAGGAAGAACAGTATAATTGGACTCATAATCGTTTTAATGATTATGCTAGGTTACAAATTCTCAGATACGAGGATATGCTAAAATTTCATAAAATGGTTGATCGCAAATGTCAGAAAGCTGATAAAAATATTGTTGTATTAGATGATCAAGAGATGATATGGAAAATAAATATGTCCAAAGATAATTTGACATTTGAATACCCTATTATTATGCGTTCTTCAGCAAAATCTATTGAATTAGAAAATCTTATAAGAAAGTTTGCAAAAAACCAAAATATATCTTATGAAAAAGCCAGGGACATTATTATGAATATTAGAGTCACGGGAATAGTAACAAAAGAAATTTATATAAAAAGGTGATTGTTTCCCGAAGACCTGCTCCAATCGAAGAAGAAACCTAACTCTCTAACTATACTACAAGGAAAACCACCAACTAACCAAAACACTTCTCAGCAGCCACAACGCCCCATTACCTACTAAAAAGCTAACGGAGAAGCATAGAGAAATATTTGATTTAGAATCTTCCAAATAGTTTTTTAAAAAACTTGATAATACAATCTGCCGGGACAAAACAGAATATAAATGCTTCTTTTATATCTTTCCAAGCCGGGAGGGGGAAAGTTATGACAAAAGAAATTGAAGAAACTTATAAAATTTTGTTTTCTTTAAAACATTTTCATCTTCCTCCGTCATTTCTATCAATGAGGAGAGTGCAACGGACACCGCTTTAATATGGCTTCACTCCTAATCGTATTCTCCCGTGTAGAAGGGCGAGCAGAAATAGGTTTTCTTGGAGTCTCATTGGACATAAGTTTTCTTAATCGCTTAACAGATTTGGGATCAGTAATAGTAATTTCTCTTTCAAAAGTGCTAGTAGCCATAATCTATCCCTCCTTCCACAGCTTCTTTTATATTTCTATAATATATGTTATATGACAAAAGAATAAAAGTATCAACGAGAAATCAATATATTCTCCTTATTTAATTGCACCCACTTTTCTTAATCTTTCTTTCGCTTTATTTACGGCATCCGTATAATCTATATCAGATCGCTGAGATCTTTTCAGTATCTCTTGTGCTGTCTTTCCTGATACAACCATGATCGGACTTGGCGAACCATTATACATAAGTATTCCTCCGTTTATCACTCTTGAGTATAAGAAAATCCAAAGGTCTGTAAATATTTCTCTTCATCAAGAAATTCGAACATAAAACAAGTTCCAAAATAATCCATTCGTTTACAATCACCAGCCTCATTGATAGGACATATTTCATAGAAAAGAGAACCGTTTCCGTCAACAAATTTCCGATTAAGATAAATATGATGATTGGGGTCAAGAAATAAAAAAGAAATCAAATTATCAATCTTCTGAAACACCACTCTTGAAGCACCGTTTTCATAAGGTACTTCAAATTGATATATATCGTTACCACCAACAATTTCCTCTATAACCTGTTCGTTATATTGATATTCCTTTAAAATTTCTCTAAGGATTTTTTCTTTTCCTTTAATAAGATGCAGGTGTAATTGATCCATTTTATTCAGATCAGAAAAAATACTCAATTTTTCTTTGGATAACAATGGCAGAGCCTTCCCAAAAAGAACCGATATTTTCTTAGTAAAATCCTTTTCATTTGCATAATAATTATTAAATCCATCTATTGAAATAGAAGATGAATTGAAATTCGCAAAGGTGAATATTAAAGGAATATCTTCGTCCGGCTTTTTATTGCTCTTTATAATAATGAATTTATGTTCTTCTTCAATCTGAACTTTCTTTATTTTTCGCATTATTTACTTGCCTGTTCATTATAATAAATAAACATATCCTTATCTGATACTAAATTAGTAGATGATTCATATGGAGCTACATTTCCCCTAGCATTAATCCAAGGCTGTTCTTTATGAGTCATCATTTCAAGTTGATTACCTGTATATTTACCGTACACAGTCCATACTTGCTCCAATATATCAAGTGCTTCTGTACTAAATAAATTGTTATCAAAATTTTCTTTTTGTGGAATATCTTCCCCTCCATAATCTTTATATTCATGATACAGTTCAGGAACAACAGGACCATGAATCCAAGCTTCAATTCGAGAATCGAAAAGTTTAGACGAAAGATTATTAACATCTTCGTTTACTAGAGCAATATACCAGGCATACGCATAATAAACCAATTTTTGTAGCTTCTTGGGAGAAATTGCATCCTTTGATAAAAAGAAATCAGCGACATTATTAACAGTATACATATACCTTCACCTTCCTTTTCACTTCTATTATATAATATATTACCCCAAATCTATTTAAAAATAAACAAAATTACACTTTGACTATACAATACCTGCCAAATTGATATAGCTCAATCTGCCAGGGAGAATCGGTAGTCGATGAACATCCTTCCCTATTAAGAATCTTTAATACTTATATGATCCAGCCTAAACGGTAGGAGAGTGTGCTGCTGATTGAGGAACAGATAAAATTTTCACATTCCGTTTATCATTACTAATTCCGGTTAGTATCTATCTGCTTAATTCCCTTTCCAGCAATTACTTCTCTCATTATTTTATATAGCGTTGCGATTCTCACAAAATTGTCCACAGGGCTATTATCCTGTTTCCTCTCTTGTGATAGGCTCATTATTCTATCGGAATTGTAACCGTATGATTTTTCGGTCAACCTACAACGCTTGTAATTTTCGAACCAATATCCCAACCACCATTTCCACCTTTTAGGATCTTCGATAAAAGCTTGGTACTACTGAGTGCTGTAATAGCAGTTCCAAGGGGGCCTATCGTATCAGTAAGTTGGGTAAGTTTTTCCATTACCTCTGTTAAAAAATCAAGGATGCCGGAAGTATTCGCACCATCCATGAAATCAATCCAGAATCCTTCTGCAGTAGATTTTAGCTTCTGAAGTTTTCCATTAAAGGACTCTTCATATTTCTCCTGGAGAGAATCTGCATAACCATCTGAATTATTTGTTACGTCTTCAGCCATTTGCATGGAGTCAGTTAGCGAATCCATCATGACTTTGAATCTGTTGGTCTGACGTGTTGCTGCACATTTTGTTAAACTAGGTTCGCAATTCCCAGTTAATTATTGGTTTATATATTTTCCTTTCCGTCAAAATTGACACTTAGTTCTTTAAATTTTTGCAATAAAAATTGCTCCATATTATCCTTTTCCCAATAAGGGATTCGGATAAGAGGAATATTGTTGTCTTTACAATATTGAGTTTTTATCTGATCTCTCTGTTGAGTATTTTTCATTTGCTCTATAGCTTCTTCGTCAGTCATACTCCCTTTTCGAATAGGCATATAATGAAATTCGCCATCAAACTCAATCAAAATATTGAAATCTGGTAAATAAAAATCGAATGGAAGAGGATTTTTAAACCTGCAATCAGAAAAACGTTTTTGAGTTTCGACTTTGAAACCAAGAGTTGTTAATAGAGATGCAAGATTCTTTTCATTTTTTAGATTTTTACAATAAGGACATCCTGCATTGACATTTATACAGGAAATAGACTTATGTTGAACACCTTTATCTTTATGTTTTGGACAAATATATTGAATAACAGAAGTATGATCTTCATCTACATAACGACCAACATATTCTAAACCTAAATCTTCACATCGCTGCTTATAAAAATCATCAGAATGCATTTTCGCTTTTGCGGATCTTTCAAAACCGCAATACCTGCACCCTTTACCAGATAAAAAATCTCGTAGAGTGATTTTTAAAATTCCTTTTTCAGAATGTTTTTTACATATATATTCGAGTGGAGTAGTAGTATTTTTATACTCGCTTGTCAAAAGCTCGTAGTCGCGGTCTTCAAATAACTTTTTGACTTCTTCCAAATTATGTCTTGGGCGAACTTCGTTACGGCGAATACCTATAAGAACTCTTTCTGCTTTTACAGAGCGAAAAGTTCTTTTTAAATGTTCTGCTATTTCTTTATCTGATTTAGATTCCCAATTATCTTTTATGTATTGAATTTCTTCTTCTGTCCATTCTGTTCCATTATTTTCTACTGTTATAATTAAAACCTTATATAAACCAATAATTCTTACGCTTTCACGCAAGATCCGACTATTTCTTCACCTTCGGCATTATCCGTTAAGGGTACACCATTTCCATTTAAGGGATTCTCACCCACACCATTAGCTTGTGCCGTACTTCTATTGCCATTTCTGGCCCTACCGGGAATAGTCTGTGAACGTTCTTCGTGTACATAGAATTGAATTAAGATATGTATTTAGAAGCTTCGCTGCAGATCAGCCCAACCTCATGTTTTCCTTTATAATCAATTTCTCGATTATTGTGGTATGAGTTTTTACCAGGCGTTACCTGCAATTAGATGTATTAGAAACATACATTTCTGTATGTAGAGGCTACATATTTAACCTCAAAAGCGATATTTCATTATGTTTTCTCACATTCGCAAGATGTGAAAGATTATTTATTGAAAATGTAAATAATTATAATTTAACAATAAATAAAGCCTCGTACTTTCATACGAGATCCGACTATTTCTCCATCCTCTACAAAAAATAGAGGAGCATACCTTTTCCATCACCATAAGCTTGTGATGTACTCCCTTGCGAGGGATAGTCTGTGAGCGTTCTTCATATGTCATCATTATGCGACACTTAGAAGCTTCGTTGCATGAACAGCCAATTCTTACGTTGTCAAACCTTCATAATCTAGTTTCCTAATTATTGTGGTGCAAGACTCTAAGGCATTACCTGCAATTAAATATGTTCTTTGATATTTGTTACCAAATACCCAGGCAAAATCGTCTGCCTGCTGCGAATCGCTGAGGTCATTCCACTTTTCCTTTAATTCACTCAAAATGGTGAGGAAGTTTCGGAATGTACCATCTTGTTCATAAACCTCTACACCAACTTCATGTAAAGATTTTGCTGCTTTTGAAATTGTTTCATTATCGACTTCATCTGTTAAAGACGAAGCTTTTGAGATTCTGGTAAGCATCGTTTTTAATGAGTTACCAATTTCAGAACCGGAATCACGGGTCTTTTCAGACACCTTACCGATCATTGCTGCAAGCTGTTCGAATGTGAATCCGGCATCAGCTGCAGTTTGACCAACGGCACTAACGCCGGAGGTTACATTTTCAATAGCCTTTCCGAAGTCTTCTTTGAGATTTGAACTAACGTTTTCAAGGACATCAACAACGTGTTCCGCTTGATCGGTTCCAATATCAAACTGTTCGAGAATACCTTGAATCTGGTCTGATGCACTTGAAGCATCAACACCAGTCGCATTTGCGAGCAGAAGAGTAGGTTTTACAGATTGCATAACCTCTTCAGAAGAAGTCTGGAGGTTAGCATAAATAGAAGCGACTTTCATGGAATCTTCAACACTGGTACTCATGTCCTTGGCTAACTGAACATAAGATTTACCCATATCGCTTATTTGCTCTTTGGTTCCCTCAGTCGTATAACTGATGTCAGTTAAAGCTGCATCATATTCTTTAAATACATCTATACCCTGTTTAGCATAGTTGATCATGTCCTGCACAGAAGCGTACATATCAACAACTTTGGTAATACCATTTGCTCCAGCAGAAAAACCATTAGAGATCATATCGCCAAGCTTATCAAAACCAGTCTGTTTACCTAATTCAACAGTTCGGGCATTGAAACCATCAGCGGTTTTTTCCAAATTCAGACGGAACTTCTTCATTACTCCGTCTGAATCTTCCATTAGATATGTAAGAGATTTCTGGTTTGTGGACCACTTGATAGTAGCCTGGTCTATTTCTTCGTAACCACTGAGTAACTTATTGACCTCTTGACGAACATCAGCTAGATTTCCAGAAAAAGACTTAAAAAAAGATCCTTTCGTATTGAAAGAATCAAATTTCTCGGAACCAAGATCTTTAAGAGTCTTATCCAGATTATTCGCTAATTTATCTGCAACTGTTTGGTTATCTTTAGATGACATATCATGTGAATCGGTATACTCTATCAGTTCTTGATACTTCTTTTTGGCTTCTTCGACAGCAGAAGCATAAGCTTCGATTTTACCTGTGGCTTCTGATAAGCTGTTGATTTCGTCTTTATCGTAGCGAGAGAGAAGAGTTTTAGTAAAAGAATCTTTCTCATCTTGGGCTGCTTTATTTTGATTACTAATAAAATCCTTACGACTCGATCTATCAGCACGAAGTTTTGAAATATTCTTTTCAATAGCACTGGCAATTTTAGAGCTACTGTCAAAATCTTCCGCGAGTCCCTGAGCTTTTAAATCCTTATAGGCTTCGTTTAATTTCTGCAGCTTCTCAATCCTGTCTGCAATTTCTTTATTAGTATTCTCTAAAGAAGCAGTATTTTTATCTGGTTCCAAACTCAAGTTTTCTTTTTGGTTAAGTAAAGGAATCAGCTCATTTAGCAGCTTGATTCGTTCTCGGAGATTTTTGTTTACACTGTCATCGCTACCTTTTCCATTTCCCGATCCACCAGAATTTCCCCTGCCAGCAGAAGTAGTAGGGGTAGTAGGAGAAGACACACTGCCTCCCACTCCTTGTTGTTCAACCTTGAACATATCCTGAAGTTTCTTTTTGAGATTATCGGCAGATACCCCTATACTTTCAAGATTTGAACGCATAGCTTCAAACGCAGAATCATCGAAGCTTTTATTTGAAAGCATATCTATAAGCGGTTGAATCTTTTTGGAAAATTGCTCTCCAGCTTCAATTATACTTTTTGTATCAAAAAAGTTATCTGGATCTTGATTTTGTAAACTTGAAACATATCTTTTAGATCTCGTAAGTTTATTATAATTTCTCCTGCTAGACAAATCTTCATCTGAATTGAGAAGATTTGCTATACCGCCATTTTTTATGGATTTGCTAAGTAATTCTTTTGTAGCTGTTATATTTGATTCAAAAGATTGAATTTTTTCTTGTAGTTCTACTATTCCGTTTGAGTATTTATCTATTATCCCCTTATATCCTGACGCAGTTACGCTGCTCATAGAACCTTCGGGAAGACTATAAAATTCTTTCCGAATACGATCTAAATTCCGCTCATACGATTCCAGGTGAGACATTTGCTGTTTCATATCTTTGGAATTAAGTATATTTATAGAATCCATCCGGTTCGTTTTCTTTTGAATTGCCTCAAGATGCTTTTCGAACTCTTTAAGACTAGAGGTGTCAACGTTGCCGCCTATTTCGATTCCAGAAATCTTATTTAATTGTTCTCCTAGTTGATTTGCTTTATCAATGAAATCGTTTAATTTTTTTTCAGCATTTCCACCTATACTAAGGTCTATCTCTGTTTTATGTTCCGCCATTTTTCATCACCTCCTTATTAAATTTTGCTTAGTATTTTATCTAATTCATTTTCAACAAAATTTTCATACATTTTTTCTAATTTCGGCTCGTATATTTTCCAAGGGGGAGTTGAAACAAAAATTTCAGAAGTACCATGTGCACCTTGCTCAAAAGCCCCATTAAAAATATATTCCCCAGAATCATGTTTGTGATCTGGAATCATATTCGATGAAACAGTTAATTCAAATTTATTTCTGTCTATTGAACAAAATACCCCATCTGAAATTCCATTGTATAAACCTAATGTTCTGTTATATTTTTCTGGAGCATATGAGAAATAAAACTCAGTCATTGCTCGTTCAATCACATGAGGGACCTCTTTAGCCAATCGTTCACCGGCTCTTTGAGGTACTTTTTCTTTTATTTCAACGATTGCTTGTTTCATGTTCTCGAACACTTCTTTCAAATTGTCCATCTCTTCTCACATCCTTCCTCTATAACCATTTTTATTTATTTCATCTCATTCAAACTCTTCAACAGCACTTTCAACCCTTCAATAGACTCCGGATCAAGCTGTTTCAGCACTTCTCCAACGGTATCTTGTACAAGATCGACCAATCTATTCACAATGCCTGGAGTAGAGTAGTAGCGAGTATTAAAATCATCTCTGCACATATTTAATACAGTCTGTAGTTCATTTAGATCATTTTTCAATCTCATCATGATAAATTCAACCAAAAATCTGGATTGAAGCATATCATACTGTTCCATTGCTTTTTTGGGTTCGATTTCAATAGAAGTGTACATATTGATTACTCCAAGCATAATATAGCTGACATACAGAGCGACACTGTTCATTTCTACTTTTCCATCAGTAATATTCGTGCTTTTTACGATTGCCTGACATAAAGAACACTTTTCTGTAATAGGTACATATTCTCTTGCAATAATCCCATCAAGCAGAGCGTTTTTCTCAACATCACTTTCTGCTGCATCATATTTCTCAACAAATTCTTTAACAGTCATAGTTTTCTTTACAATATTTTCCATTTTAAGTCCTTTCTACGGAACACTCGTTCCGATTGGCTTATTCGCCACATTTTTCCTTCTTTTCTTTTTTACGGATGGTACGCTGTTTTTTTACATGCTCATAATCGCACCAGCCACCATCTATCTTTGAATAGCAAATCCATTTGTAATCTACATCTGGATAAGTAAACCAAAACATTTTTCTTTTAATAAGTGCCACACTATCTGGACAACCTTTTGTATCAATCACTTCTTCGTGTCCATCTGCATAAACCATAAAAAAATCAGCCACATAGTTGATTGGCTGAATCTTCTTACCGTTATGTTCAAATTTAGGCTGCAATTCATATTTCTTCTGTAATTCGTACCGGACTACCTCTCCAGATTCCAACTTTGATAATAGAACTTCTTTATAGAATCTCATTTCCAGTGCAGAATCAAAAACGATTCCATCATAGGTTCTCTTCGAAGCGTCCTTTGAAACATTAAATTTACTGGTCCCTTTACTCGCCATGTTCCACCTCATCTCTGGTTTCTCTCTTGGCAAGCCACATCTTATATAGATCCTGCATCCGTTTACTTTTCCTAAACACAATACAGAGAGGTCTTTTCTGATTCCTACTTCCATCATAAAGGATGTCTAAGACCTCATAATCACATCCTTCTGAGAAATAAAATGACCACTGAGCAACATCTGTAATGTACAGAACGCTGTCAGCATCATATGATTTCCCGGTAATTCTACTTGTTACAATCATTTTTTGTTCCTCTTTCTTCCTATTATAATGGGGTAAAAACAAGGGGGACATACCATCACAATGATATATCCCCCTTTCTCGGTAAATTAATTATCATTGTTTTTGTTAGTTGCTTTTCTTTTACGTTTAGGCTGAATAGGAACGAAGTCCTTCTTTGGCTCTTCCTTTTCAGCCGGTTTCTCAATATCAGTTTTTTCTGCTTCTTCAACAACCTTCTTATCCAGAATACGCTTCAGCTGATTCTGGATTGCTTCTGTAGAATTCTCCACAACAGTAAGATCATGTTTTTCCAGCTCTTCGATTGTTTCCTGGTCAGATAACTCCCCAATGGAGTGTTTCTGCATTAGATTAAAAACTTCAAAGCAGTTTTCATCACAAAACATTACTTTCCAGTTTGGTTCGTTATCACAGTAGCAAAACTGATATTTTTTATGGCAAAGCAAGCATTCTCTTGTAAAAGCCAATGGCTTCGCACCTCACTTTCGGTTTGATTCGTTTGTTATTTCATCTAAATATTTCTCCTACATGAAATAGAAGAAGACAGGCTAGGAGATTGCCTGTCTTGTCTTATGGGTCGCGATTCCACAATATCTTCTATAAATAGCTATATAGGCTATGACCCCTATATAGCCAAATTTACTAATAATTAAAATTATTACAGTTCGAATAAAATAGATTAGTCCTCTTTCGGAATAACCAAACGAACCAGTCTACGATCTTTACTGCAATATGCTTGGTTGCAGGATATGCTGAGAGGATGGGTACCTTCTGTTGTAAAGTTTAAATCATAATCACCTTTCAGTTTTGCATTCTCCATAACAAGATAAGCATGAACCTTGGTAGTCTGGTCACAAACATCATAACCAAGAACCTCCATGATGAACTTACCAGCAGTCGGGAAGTTCTGGGCACTGTTGGAAACAGCTACAGCAGCTTCGGACTCATAATCATAGTGAACAAAGATCGTGTCACCTTTCTTAACACCAGCAGTCGGAAGAGTAATCTCTTTGGAACTTGCAGTATGTACGAAACTGGTTTCATTTGCTTCAGCCCCATTGGCAAATCTTGTCCCCAGTGTAGAATCACCATTCAGAACATGGATCTCTTTAATCTGAGCAAGAGGAGTAAATTTCAAAGTAATCTTTGCAGAAGGATCAGTAACCTCAATCTCTTCGAAAATTGGGGCAGGGATTTTCTTTTCAGCGGTAGCAATCTCTTTAGTAGTACCAGCTTGAGCAGCATACAGCCCCAGATCAAACAGTGCGTTCTCACCAGAAAACTCTACAGTCTTTGCACGGTCAAAAGTAGCAACCGGAGTACCCAGCATATCTACAGCATCCTGAGTTTCAGTAGAACAGTTCAGTGCAGGATTGGTAATCTGGTTTACAGACCACAGCACAGTGTCATCAGCCTGGGACAGCATCATACCACGCAGTACACGGTCGATAATGAAGTTATTCATATCAAAAACAGCCATTTTTATATCTCCTTTCGTAATTCATTTGGAAGCATTAAAAAAGGACGATCATTTATCGTCCTCAATTTCTCGCATCCAGTTAAATTCTTTTTTGTTAATTTTGCTCGTATCAATCATGCCGCTATAGCATCCATTTAAGAGAGCAGTAGTAGACTTGATAATCTGAATACGAGTAACTGCGTCCATGAAAGCATACATAGGCATTTCACGAACCTCTTCCAGCCCATACTTAAATTCTGGACTGTTTATTAAAGAAGAGATGATTGGAACAAAAGAAGATTTCTCCCCTTTATTCTTTTGCATCTCCATTCTTTGTCTGTCATCCTCGATCATTATTTTTCGAGTTGTTTTGTTTGCACCTTTTTCTGGTTTTGGTACAATTCCATGTATTTTCCTTAAAAAAGTAGCAATCCTTAAATAGACGTATTCATCTATAACAACCATTTCACCGTCATATCCAAGCTGATAAAGGACAGTTTCACCATTCTCATTTTTCCCAAGCTTAAACTTTGATAAATCCAAATCTCCAAACAGAAAACCTGTTTGTTTAGGCGTGAGATTGTGAGTAAGCATTATAAAAAGTTCAAAATCAGAAATGTCTTCCCATATGATTCCCATATCAAATAATTGTGGTTTCATATCAGAAGGAATAGAAGTGAAAGCATAGACTGTAGAAAAATACTCTTTTTCACCTAACCGAATCATATCATTCAATTTTGGTTGATGTATGGTTATATATTTATTGATAACAAAATCATCACCAAAGTATAACTGCAGTTCATTAGGCAGGGAACTCATATTTATTCGTCCTTACTGCTCTTTGTAATCCGGCAGGAGTTTCTGCTTTAAACCATAAAGATCTGCTGCTCCAGTAAGCATCAGCGATACCAGGTGTATTTTGTACCAAAGTTAATTGTGTTCCAAATATATTCGAATAATTGAATATATCTCGAATCAAATAGGCAAGAAGATCATGTCTTGATATACCATATGGAGTATCAATCGTATCTTCATAAGCATACACATTAAATATATAAACCAAACTTTTCATGTGATTGTTTTTGTCAATCATTCCATCTTGTTTTACATCGAAGCAAATAAAATTCTTTTTATCAGTAGTTGTCCCAGGAATACGAATATAATCGAAAATATTCTCATTAACATAAGTATCTGGTTCTTCTGGATCAAGTTTCGGATTATCCAACACTTCAATTACATCCGGATCATTTATCAGCTTCTCTTTTATGAGACGTTTAGCTCGTATGATGTCATCATCAATATTCTGAATGTCACGAATCATAATGGAACCACCTCCACCTGTATTCTGTCAACCAACTTTTCTTCTGTGTAAGCTTCCAAATAGAAAGTCTTGCCAATAAGAGAATAGTCTTTATTTACTTTGATTTTTATTTTTGAAGGATTGTTCTCATCCGTAAGTACTGTATAGTTACTTTCATCAAAATCAACGATTTTCCATACAGTATCGTTCTCCGGAGGAGTTAAGGAAAATATTTTATAGCCTCCACCCACTTTTATAGATGGAGTAGTAGAATAAGTAATTTCATACTTATCCTGTTTTGTTTCTTCTACTTTTGGATCATCTTTGGTAAGATAATTCTTCCAGTAGTCAGCAATCATCAATTCGTTGTTATCTTTCTTGGGATCATAGAGATCTTGTTTCATTGTGATTTTTATTACTCCTTGCGGGTTCAAATCCTCAATTTTTGAAACTTCCCAAGCAATAGGATTGATTTGATTATCACTGATTAAAAAACGCATGTTATATGCAACTGTTTGAGTATCTGGATTTGTAGGTAACCATATCGAATCTTGGTTTTCTGGGGTGCTTAGTAAATACGGCTCTCATTTCCTTATGAAATAAGTTTTTTGTTAATCTTACATTTTCATGTAAGTCCCGACTATATCATCACCATATTCTTCATTCAGAAGAACTTAGGCGCTCTCCATTTCGGAGTGCTTACTCCTAATGCCATTCCAGGCAATAGTCTGTGAACTTTTCTCTATTCGAGACTTAGCTGCTGATTGTCCAATTCTTTTATTTTCAAGCATTCACACTTATGCATATTTCATCATTATGTTGTAGCTAAAAGACTTTAAGGAGTTTCCAGCAATTAGAAGAGTTATACTGTGCAGTTTCCAAACACAGCAGACTACGTTTAAGCAATCATTCCACACATTATTGTTTTTTACAGTTCGGGATTCCTGTAAAGCGGCAGAACGCCGCCTCATATTTTCACATGAGATCTGACCATATCTTCATCTTCCGTAAAAGGTAAGATGCTTTCCATTTCGGGAACCTTTTCCCTATTGCTATAGCAATGGCCGATGAACCTTTTCCTGTTCAGAACTTGGCTGCTGATTATCCAATCTTTTCTTTTTTCGCATTCGCACCTACACTTATTTCATTGTTATGCTGTAGCAGAAAAGCTCTAAGGAACTTCCAGCAATTAAGAAAGTTTGCTTATCCTGTTTCCAGAATAAGGGGCTATAGAATTAACCCAGAGTTGTAGCTATTCCTACTTCTCAGAACACCAAGACATTCATGTACTTCACCATTAATAATCCATTTCAACACCCAGTTGCATTTCAAAATATTATATTTAACAAACTGTGGTTCATCAGATCTTCCGACGATCAACCACCGATTGTATGTTCCAGTATCATCTGGTATATCCACATATTTCCCCATTGGATAATGCACTCCAGGTCTAAATTGCAGATGATAATCCACAAAATCCTTAGAGATGGAATAATAGGTATATGTGATATATTTCGCATCGACCGGTTTTCCATCTATGTAGCATTTCCGGTATGCAATATCATTTGTGAACGTTTGATTCATTATCATGTCAGATTGATTTTTTAGTACTTCTCCCATATATGTTCCATTCCGAAGCAGACGTTTTCTGTAATCACTGATCATTCCTTATCACCTAGTTGTTCCTGCATCTTTTCAAGTATCGAGCAAGAATCCAAAATAGCTTTTCTATATAAATAGAAGTCTGTTTCAGATTTCGCGGCTTGAAGCACAGCAGCAACAGTAAGTAACTCAGGATTATCTGGGAATAAAGAACACATACCAACAATTCGGAATAGAAGAGCAGAGAAGTGACTTTCAAGATTTTCGATGTGTTTTTCTTTATATGGAAGCAATTTAAACACCTGATCGATTAAATCCTCAGTATTTTTTATAACCGTGGAATCAGGAATCTCTCCGTAGATCGCTCTCATCAAGTTTCCTCTCTATTCCAGAGTTTTGTCTGATAACCATAATCTCTCATAAGCTTTTTCGCTTCCAAGTCGTTGTTGCCTTTCAAAGTCATCAACTTATCCAGTTGGTTCGCCTGGGCAAACCATCGCTCCTCTTTACCACCAAAAAACTGTGAAGTGTACAACACTGAATTCAACTGTGGAGCTAACCACTCACTTACCATCAATGTTGATAAAATTTCAATCTCGACATCCAATAATTCAACCGTAAACGTTTCAAGTTCATCGTCCCTTTGACTCAAATCATTTTTGCATCTTCGGAACTTTGCAATGGCACTTGAAAGCCATTTTGCACACTCTTGACGGATTTCTGTATCCATAAGATCGAGCATTTTATAATCTGTTATTTTCTGTAAGAATCTGTCATAAATTTTTTCATAAGAAGTCAAAAGGATCACATCCTTACTTCATGGTGATTTGAAGATCCGTTCCACACACCTCATCAATGATTTTCACCTTCTGGAAACTATCAAATGTTCCTTTTGCAATCTGAGTTGCAACAGCAGACTTAACAGCATTCTTCACTCCTTTTGGAGCATCTGTAAGAGTCTTTCTGAACAAGTTCAGTGGCAGATTCAGTACCTCATTGACATCAAACGTATCTTCTATTGTTTCATACAATTTCTTAACTTCGATCCATTTTGGATCTTCCAGCACCTCTTCATCTTCAATTACAAAAAGAGGATCATAAATATAATCAGAACGCATCACCATAGCAGCGAGCAAATCCTGATACTCCAGATAGCTCACATCACCAGCACTCATCCAGGAATATGGAATTCCAGATTTTGCACCGTTATACAGAAGCATTCCAGGAGTTACGGACCGGCAAGCAATCAGCTCATCCTTTTCAAACTTCTTCGGAACTTTTGCCTCCGGAGTCTTAGTTTCAACAGCTTCTTCCACGGGCTCTTTGGCCATGGATACCTTAGCCGTAGTAGTTTTCTTTGCAACAGCCATTTTAAATTCTCCTTTTTCTCCATTCAAAAAGAGAGGACACGAAGCCCTCTCTTTCAAAAATCATATTTAGTTGATCACTGAGCGATAGTAACCGTACCAAATCTAGTATTGGTAAGAACTGCCAGACCGAACTTACGAACCACCTCATACTCACGAGAATGATCCATCAGATCATTTCTGTCGGTAATTTCTCTAATCAGAGTCTCGCCCTCATCATAGAATTTAACGAATTTATCAATGTTACCCGGCATAATCAGAAGTTTCTTATCATCAACCAGATATTTAGAAGAATCACCAGGAGCAAATGCCTGTGGAATCTCTACCATCTGATACTGATCAAACTGACCAATTCTACCAGTTCTATAGATTTCCTCTTTTGCAACTTCTGGCATATATTCCAGCTTACCCATCTTAGTCAGCTGGGACAGAGCAATAGGAGTACCCATGATAATAGGCTGAGAGCCGGTAGCGATAGCTACATCACTTAAGAGTTTAACAAATTTAGCTCTGTCAGCCTCCTGCATTTGACAGGTAATGTTCCACTGATCCGGAGATGGAAGAGTAGCACCAGCACCCATAACAGCATTATGCAGCAGAGTATCAATCAGACGAGTGTAAGCCAGAGAAATTCTGTTTACCAGATAAGTCCAGTCCTCAACACCCATCAAGAATCTTTCTGCTTCCATATAAACTTTAGCGCCATACTGCTTAACTCCTACACTGAATTCACGACCAGCACCAAGTCTTTGTCTGGTGATGTCGTGGTTAGAAGCGGAAATCTCAGAAATTACGATCTCAGTGGTGTCACCTACATAAAAGTTGTTGGTTACACCCAGTTTAAAGGTCTTATACTCAACATATCTGTTCCAGAAAGGATTAGAAGACCAACCAGTAATCAGAGTGTCCTCAACTGTATCAGAAATAATAGAGAAGAATGCATATTTGGTCATAGGATCATGCAGAGCATGTCTTACATCGTATGCAGTTGAATTTTCATTCAAATTACAAACCTCTCTCATTTTGGTTAATATAACTTTGTTTGCAGAAGCATTATCATAACCTTCTACTTTATTGAACACCATATCCTTACACAACTTGGAGAAATCGGCATAGTTCTCGGCATTCTGGAATACTTTCTTTACTTCAACAGGTCTTTGCTCGAAATTTAATGTAAACATATACTTTTTCCTCCTTTCATTAAGCGTTCAGATCTTTATTCTGTTTTACAGAAATACGATAGTGTCCATTTGTTGCAATATCAAAAATCTGACCAATAAAGCCATATTCAGTTTTAGCAGGTGCATCAGTAACGGTAGTCAGTTTAAAACCAGTACCATCAACAACTACATAAGCACCTTTCTTGGGATCTGCACCTTCTGCAAAAGCCTCTGCAGAGATAGCAAATTCGTCAGTTTCAACCAGCTCATAACATCTCATAACGTCATCTTTTGCGTTATAGAAACGAGCCTCTTCCTGACATTTCTTGGTATAATCCTCATAAATTACTACAGAAGTAGCAACCAGGGTTACTTTATCTAATTTCTTTGGAACAGCAGCTTTCCAAACGTCACCTTTTTCATATTCTCCAATAGCAACTACAGAACCGTTATCAATGTCCTGTGGGGCACGGAGAGAATACAGATGACCGCACTGCGTAGCCTTAATTTTACTCGTTTCTACGATTCCTCTATTTTCGTAAGAGATAATCTTAGTACTCATAATTTTCCTCCTTTTTAAGCATTAAAAAAGGGCATACTATGCCCAAGTCGTTAATAGTCTTAATTATTTAATTTTTATAACCATCGAACAAATGTCCGTATGGCTTATAACCTTCTTCTTTTGCCGCATTCGTCCGAATATATTTCTTGGTCGGTTTCTTCTCAGCAGCGGTAAATTTCGCTTTAGATTTTGCATAAGAGAGCAGCATCTCATCACATTTCTTCTGTACATCTTCTACAGAATACTTAGCTTCATTTCCTTCAGCTCTCACATCCTCTGCGAATTCAGTGAACTCTTCAGACTCTCTGATTGCTTCGTAATCCTCAGATTCCAGAAGAGCTTCTTTCTTTTCAGCATTTTCCAGAGCGGCATATTTGTTCAGCTTCTCTTCAACAGCAGAATATTTACTTCTCAAGTCGTCAATCGCCTGTTCTTCTTCTCTGGTCAGATACCGTGCAAATACTTCCACACGATCACCAGTCAGAGAGTAGACATCATTTCTCTTCTTGTAATTCTGCTTGTAGGCTTTGCCGGAATACCAATCAATCATCACCACATACTTGTCGTAAACTTTGGCAGAGTAATAAGCGTTATCTGCCTCAGCATAAGTGTCATTGACTACGGTTTCCAGAGCATAGATTGTCTCATCGAGAGAAGATTCAAATAGATAATCTTTATTGTTAATGTTGACAGAAAATTTTTTAGTTGTGTCATGGACAGAATTTTCTTCAACAACCGGCTCTTCGGTTTCCTGAGTCTCTTCTTCAGAAGCTTCCTCTGCGGATTCCTCTGTAGTTTCCTCAGTTTCCGGCTCTTTATTTTCTTCCATGTTCTCAGTGTTTGCTTCTCCAGCCTCTTCGGAAGGAGCTTCTTCACCAAACACTTCCTGGAATTTTGCCTCCAGCTCTTCGTCAGATAATCCTTCCACATCAAAAGTAATATCTTCCATCGTCTTAGCATATTTCTCTAAAAGCTCATTCAGTTTCATCTCATTCCCTCCTTCCTTAGAATTGTTATTTATTTGAAAATTCGCGAGAGCAGTGTTAATGTTCTCTAATTTTTCAAGCACTTTTTTCTCAAAAGATTTTGACATCACGCTGTTGTTCTCAACGCTGAAATCAACAATGTCTGCCCGACTTCCTACCATTCCTTCTTCAACTGCTTCTCCTTCAGAATCAGTTCCCAGGAAAGTGGAAGCATTCAAATACCAATCATCCAGATTTAATGTCTTCTTTTTTGCATCATAACTCAATTCGTTAATGCACAACTCACAGCTGTTCTTGGTTCCATTCTTTCTCCGAATAATATCTGCTGCCTTTGTGTATTCCTCCGGAATAACCGCGTAAGCGCAAACATAAGTTTTATCTTGTTCTTTGTCATATTCAAAAAATGGGGTCTCTTCGGTAAAAGAGCCAATCTGCTGCTCGATATAGTGGATTTCTTCTTCGCCATCTTCATTGGTAACAACTTCTCTGTTATGAGCGTCAAAATCCCATTCGCCATTCTCAAGCTGATGGATCGCACCCAGTACCGGACGATTTTTGAATGAAGCAAAAGCTTTCTTCGCAGACTTCTCTGAAACAGCACTGCCATTTCGATTTCTGCCAAGATGCATTACTTTAATCTTCACCCGCATTAAGCCAGCTCTTGAGCTATCTTCAACCTTTTCTTCTTCAAAGGTAGCAGGAACCTGCACGCAAATCTGGAATCCTTCTTTCTTTGAATCGAAGGTCTTAATTTTCTTTTTTTCGAAAGCTTCCATTAAATCTTCAAAAGTTAAAATTTTAAGCATCTTTTTTGTTTTCCTCCTTTCTCACAGATTTCTCCTAGATTGGAGTCAAATATATAATTTGTCCGTATAAGAAATCTTCCCGTGTGTAAACTGACAGGAGAGTTTTTCTCTCGGACCTTTATTCAAAAAAGTGAACCCAGTTTTATCCTGTGCCACCATCTGAAAGCCATATTCAATTAGTAATTGTGCGGTTTTTGCATCCGCAGTAAAAAGCAAAGGTTTCTCATTCATAAAAATACCTCAAATTATTTCGCTGATTTAGTGGTCTCATTCTTGCCACCTTCACGAGTTGCTTGTCCTTCTGGAGTTAAGTCACCATCATCTTTCAATGGCGCCCCTCCTTGGTTATTTGGATCTGTATTAGAAGATTGTGTATAAGCAGTCTGCAAAGGCATCCACAAACCATTTTTGATTCCCAAAGCATTCTCCATAAAAGTAGAACACATCATTTCATAAGGTGTTTTACCCAGTGATGTAGCCCAATCTGTTGCCACAGGAATACCCATTGTTGAAGCAGCTTGCATTTGAGTTACATAAGTTTCCTGGCTAAAATATGTAAGCCTATGAAATTTGAAAATGAAATCTTCAGAATAATTCAATTTAATATAAGTGTTCATCCAACCGGATAACCTGTTCACAAATTTAAGAGCAAAAGATTCGTCATTTTGGATAGATTGTTTTAGACCAGTTGCATTAGTGGAATCTCCACCAGAAACAACCAATTTTGATATACCAAGATTTGAAAATAGATTACTCATAGACTGTGCCAGCTTATCTGTATCTTCTGCGGTATCAGACCGATTAAAATAAATCGGCTGCAGTTCACATGGAGAGTATGCTGTACCAACCAAATCCGGAACCACTTCATTAATAATTTCCTGGATATACTCCACCATTTCCAATGAAACAGCGTAATCATCCGGTTCATCAGAGTTTAGCAGCGGAATCTTGCTCAGAAGTAGAACATAATTATCTAACTGTGTTTTTGATGCTAATATCTGTTCCAGATCAAGCAGGTCAAGTAAACTGGTAAAGATTGGAAGAAAATAGGGTAGTGGTAATTCTGCATCCTCGTCTGCAAGTAAGCATAAACTTTTCTCTGGAGGAAGATCAAACCATCTAAAATCATTACCCTGTGCTTTGTATGTTTCATACCCCTCAATAAATACCTTATCCCAAACACCTTCGGACTCTTCATCAATTCCATATAAATATTCTGAATTGCTTCCCTGATCAAAAAACTGGGCATCAAAAGAAACTATATATTCACCGTCACCGGTAATAGCTGAAATCTTACAATATTTAGGATTCAACCCATAAATAAAGTAACCGTCCCCTTCTCCATCATAAACATACCCGTAATACACTCCATCGCGAAGAGCAGTAGCGATTACAGTAGAAAACTCTTTTTGCATGTTTATCTGCTGGAGTTTTTGAGATACATCCTGATAGCTGGATAGCATTTTATTTGAATCTACACCTTTTGTAAAATCACATTTATATGTTAGGTTATAATAGAAGAGAGGCATCTGAGAAAAATAAGCAAGAATCTTCTTATAAATCATTGATGTCCTTGCCAAATATGCAGAAACTTCCCGGATAGAATCCAGATAACTGGCCGGATTTCGCATATACGTTTTGATCAATTCTTTTGTGTACTGAGTAAAAGTTTTGGATGTAGATTTCTTTACATTCTGGATCAGAACTTCTTTCAGTTTCGCAAAATTCTCTCTACGTTTCTGTGCTGCATATTCCGCATCTGACATTTTTGTTTTTTGAGGAGTCTTACTGACTGTTCGTTTTGTTTCTGCCATTTTGATCTCCTTCATTGTTCCCATTATAATAGGAAGGAATAGAAACATCCCTTCCTATAGGTGCTAATTTTGTAATTTGTAAAAATCAACAAATAATTGAAAATATTAGTGTAAAAAAATATTTTTTGGCTACTTTTTTGCATTTTTCTGCAAAAAACGCATCAACTGTATTCCGTCACCTTTCTTGGGGCACGGATTTTAAAGAATCTCTTCGGATCATCCTTTGGTTTCTTTTTATTTACGATATGTTCACGTTGCATATTCGAAAGCATCCAAGCGACAAGAGCCACTGTATAAGCTCTATCGTCCATTCTGTTACTTTGTGACTTATTTTTTTATAAGCGGGAACGGTTCTTCGACCATTCCTCATGAATTTCAAATTTTTAGATTATATTTCATGTTCAGACTGTCGCATCTCCATATTTTCTACCGATGGAGTTTAATCATTCAGTCGTTTCTGCTGCCATTACGCTTGCAGTTTGTTATCCGTCACCGGACTTCCAATTTGATTAGATTAAATTTTTTCATGCGGATTATGGATTATGCCGCACATGCACAACATCTTTTATGCATTTTGTTAGCTTTCTCTGGTGCAAGGTCAAATCTGTCTTTACCACTGGATTGTTTGAATCTATAAATATTTACCAATTCAGTTTTTGCCATATCAATCTGTTTCAGAGCCAATTCCTCTTTACTTGTCAGATGATACGTTTCTGTAGTCACTTGACAGTTTTTCTTGGCAAGTTCTTCTTCTTCCTCTTCGGAAGGGTAAGTCATACGCTGTTTAGCCTTACCTTTGGCATCTATCTCATAAATTAACTCGATAGATCCTTTATTCATGTATTCCTCAGTAAAATGCAAAGTTTTGGTGTCGATCATTTTGATCATTGCTTCGAACATTTCAGATTTGAATTTAGATGGCGATATTAGACGTAATTTATCTTTTACTGCATTCGGGAACTTTTTCTGATCCCCTTCATTGTATTCCGGGTCAATCAGTCCTCTTCGTTTATTTCCATTCTTATCAACCCAATCTTCGCACAAGAAGTCTGTAATAGGGACACCGGCTCCACCGGAACCAGCATCAACGAAGATATAAGCAAGAGAGTCATAAGAAAGATCTTCTGGTGGAACATAATCTGCAATAATCCCCTTTAAAGCTTTAATCTGATTCGGTGTACTCATCGGAGTCTTATTCTTCTTCATCAAATCTGCTAAGGAGATCATATTCACAAGATCTGCGTTCCAAATTCCTCTGGAGTCTTCATAGAAACCAGCAACCGTCACCACAGAGTTATCATGGCTACGAGCAGGGTCATAAGTAATACCAAATTTTTTATATTTATGTTCCCCTTTATTATTCAATACCGGAACATAAGGATAAGAGTTACGAATAATATCAGCTCTTCGGATAATCTGTCCATCTCCACCTTCAGAAGTAAAGATATTTCCATACTCACGCAGACCAGCCTCTTTATCCTCACGCATACGAGAATCAATCGTTTCTTGAGTTAAAAGAGCTTCTGTCAGAGCAATACCATGTTTGGTTGCATGAATAACCATGTCAGAGTTAATATCTGCTACGAAATATCTTTTGTCTCCTGCTGCCATATGCAATGAAGCTTCCCGGTATTTTTTGAAAAAGTATTGATCAGTTCTTCCTGCTGAAGAAGCATAGATTAGCTGGTTATTAAATGGATGTGGTTCAGATTTTAATTGATCATCAGATAATCCCTGTCCCAGTTTAAATTTTGAGTTCTGAGTACAGAAAGGTTCAGATGTGGTAAACAGCTCTTCATTACCCACGAAAGCTGCTTCATCGTAAAAGTTTAGATTGCTTCGTTTTGAACGGTTATTATCGAAATTTCCGTTCAAAGTAAAGACTTCTGAACCATTATACAAACCAAAGTGATATGATGCCGGATTATGCACAAATCCATTTGTATTCGCTACGGATTTCACTACTTCTCCCTGGTATACATCTGTTAAGGTAGCAAAACTGGGGATTTGCCGCATTACAAATTTTTCTATCTTGGTAAACAATTCAACAGACTGGCTACCAACGCCACAAAGAATGTAAGAAGTGTGATTTGGTATAAGAAGAGTTTTAGTCATGATAAAAATAGATCCAAGCATACTTTTTCCAGATCCACGACTACAACACCACACAACATACGGTGTGTTCCAACTCATCATGAAAACGTATCTCTGGTAATCCATAAACTCCAAACCAAAGACTTGTTCTGCAAACAGTACCGGATTTCTACGTCCCCATTGAACAAATTTCGTCCATCGTTCAAATTCATCCAACTGTCTTGTACTCAATCGCATTTTCGCTGGATCATATTCAAATGGCATATAATCATCTGGAAGATAAATATTTTTCTCTGGAGTAATCACCATAACGGTTCCTCCACAGTCTTATCTATGATTTTTCCGTTCTCGTCAATCAGCCCTTGATCCTTCAGAAAGTTCTTTAAGTCAATATTTTCAACTAATAGAATCCTCAAAGCTTCAACCGCTTCATCCCTTTCTTTCGTCAGGGTTTCTACCAGGTCTATTTTTATATCCTTGATTTCCTGAGCAATGTTCTCGTCCATACCAATTTGTTTTCGGATCGCTTCCTGCGAAAGCTCTGCGACCTGTTTCATACCGGCACAAGTTTCGATGTCAAATGTATTGATTTTTGCATCCCTAAGACCTATTTCATTTAACTGCTTGATTTTTCCAGACAGGGTATTTGCACCCTTAGATTTGTTGTTGTTGAAGTTTACAGAAATACCATTATCTTTCGCCAATGCGTTTGCTGAACGAATTAGTTTGTCAGCGGTAGCAGTAAGCGTATTCAATTGTGTAATGTTTGTCCTAAAGTTGGCCGGATTACTTGCGTAATTATCAATCGCATCATTTATTTTTTCCAGTTGATTGAAGGTTTTTACGATCTGAATGACTGCCTTCATTTTCATGCCATCATTTTTTGTTTCCTCATCAATAAAATTGTTAAGACTTGAGTATAAAAAAGGTTTATCCGCGCCGTTTGCATAATTGGCAAATGGATCATAGCCTGCTTGTGAGATTACATCTCTCTTATTTTTTATATATTCTTCCTGCAGCTGTTCCTCCAAAGTCTTTTCTTTTGCCATGACCTTCTCTTCGAGGTCAGATGGGAGAGCAGCATCCATTTTTCCCATATTTATATCCGTTTTGAATATGTCACTGTCACGCCATCTTAATTTGAAATACTTCGGCATAGCTACGTTCCGAATGTAAATAGCCCAAATGCTTTTCTTCTTTTTAACTTTTTCTGGGTCATAATATTCGTAATAGGACGCATCCCAGATTTTCTGAATAAACGGCTTATCCAGATATTCCAAAGCTTTCATTACAGTAGCTTTTGTAGGATCTGTTGGATTTCCTTCTGCATCTGGAGGACACGCAATTTTCTCAGCACATTCTTTACAAATCCTTGTTATTCCAGATTTACACATAGGATCACCAGAGGAATAGAAGCCAGTTGACTTATCCTTCATTTGACCGCAAAGATAACAAGTGGCTTTATTCCTTTGGTATGACAGCACTTCTTTCTGTAAGTAATCGACTTCTTCTCTTAATTCTGCAGGAGTTTTTCTGGCAATCGTTTTTGCTGCCATAAAATCACTTCCTTATTATAATGTCACATCACAGTACGCTTTGATCAATTTATCCTCAGAGATAACCAGGACAACTTGTTCGGGATTACCAGTCAATCTATTTTCGATGCAATAGCTGTCCATTCCAGACAACGACCCACTCTCCACAATTTTTGTCCGATCAACGGTAGTTAAACCATTAACATGCCGATGTCCCATCAGGATCATTTCCGGTACTTCTCCAGTCATACGGATTACATTATTCAGCACATTTGATACCTGATCATGATGGCCATGGACCGCTGCAATCTTATGCCCCTTAACTTCAAAAGTACAAATCTCATCGTCATATTTATTATCCATACGAATTTCTACATTTTTATAATTCTGAAGCTTCGCCTGCATATAGAATGGAATCAGCGAATCCAGATAATCTCCATGTTGATTTTCAGACTTCTTCGGGAAGGCTCTGGAATGATTCCCCGGCACATGATATACTCGAACTTTTTCAAAATTTTCAGCTAATGTCTGCACAAAGTTGCTGATTAACCCACTTACTTGTTTTATCTGCTCAAAGACACCAACAGCATTCTCAATCCGCAGAGTAGTATGTATCTGACCACTAATCAAATCGCCCCCAAGAAAAACAGTACAAACAGAAGAGTTATAAATCGTTTTGATTTTCAACACTTCTTTGACATACTTTTTCAGCCGTTTCTCCGCAATTTCCGGATTATACTTATTGTAGTAATTATCATTCACAATTCCATAATGAAGATCGGACAGAGTGACAAGTAATTCGTTTCTATCATTGTTAGGCAATCCCGGATCATATACAGCGCAAACAACTTCTTTTTCCCAAGGTTCCACTTCTTCGGAGATAATCTGCTTAAAAGTTTCAATCAGATTACTGTTTCTGGCCATTTGACGAATCTTCTTATTCAGTTCATTTCGTTCATCCTGGATCTGTACTTTCAGCTGTTTCAGCTCATATAGGTTTCCAGACTTTTCTTCGGTCTTTTTATCCTTGTTTTTATACCTTTCTTCAAAGTATTTCATCACGTTATATCCAGAATAGGGCGAGCTTACAGCAGCAGATTTTCTCAGAGTATCTTTATGAATATCCAAACCCAAAAGCTCCACAATATCTCCCCATTCAAGATCATCCGGTTTCTCTTCATTTTTTATCTTGATCAAGCGTAAACCGTATTCATAATCGGTTTCATTTTCTTTTTTACTATAATTATTCAATAGTAAATCTCCTTTTTATTCCACATTAAAAAAATAGCCCCTAGCAGTTTTTACTACTAGAGGCCAATTTGTTTAATCGTCAGTCAGTTTTTCCTCATCAAAATTCTCGCATTTGTCCATTGTAATGTCAATTCCCAACTGCTTCTTCGCAGTCTCATCGAACTTCATCAGAATATCCAGATTCTTGCATACAGAATATTTCTTACAGGAGTCACAAAACATATCTTTAACCATAGTTAAATTTCCTTCTTTTTTAATTATTTTTTAAGACGTTAATTTTTATTACTCATTTACAGCATCCTTAATAGTGCCAGTCACTCTAGCTTTCACGCGATACTTGCCTGCTGCAGTAACAGTCTCACCAGTCTTCGGATTACGAGCCTCATGTGGCTCAACATATGCAGAACCTACAATCAGGGTAGGAAGAACGGCTACATCTACCGGGGTTTCCTCAGTTGCTTTACCAAGCTCCAGAATCAGTGCATCCTGGATTCCTGTCATAATTTCTTTTACATCTTTCTGAGTATGTCCAGATGTTTTTGCTACAGTTTTAATAAATTCAGTGTTAATTACTTTCATGATTTTTTCTCCTTTTTGTCAATAAAATTTTAATTTTTCTCTTATCCTCATAGGATAGTTGCAAGGGGAACATCTTCCCCGATAATATAATCAACGCAACCCAGCTCTTTTCCTTCTTCGTTCGCATACATATAATATTCCTTGTCATAGATGCTGTCGTAGAATTCGGGTGTGATTTTTGTACTGGTGGTTACATGATTTTTGATTCGTTTATCCAAAGTCTCAAAGAATTTCATCGTGTCTTTTGCTTTGGAAGAACTGTTGTTCACAGATATTTCTCCATCGTGAATCAACAGAATAGAATTTTTGAAAGCGTACCGTTTATGGCCACTGATAAAGATATGGAATCCCATAGAAGCGCAGTCAGAAAAGCATACGGTATAAACTGGTGTTTCAGAAGTTTGAATTACATCAATCAGGCTGAATCCTGTAATTACATCTCCACCAGGAGTCTGCAAATACAGCCAAATAGGCTTTCTTTTCTCAACTGGGAGATCTTTGTCTTCAGTGTTCCATTTCATTATGTACAATGAGCATTTCTCTAAAATGCTTACAGAAATCTCATCATTCAGGACAAGAATTCTCTTCTCCAAATTTTCCCTTATTTGTTCCTCTTCGAGGGGGATGTCTTCAACAAGTAATGAATCAATCAATCCCAATATAAAATACCTCGTTCTTTCATAGATTGAATTTTAAACTCGAATTGGCAATGACAACCCGAGCAGTATTACATTTTTTTGATAATTCTTTTTCCAAACCGTTTTTTAAACCTTGCTTTGCTTTTGGTGACCCATGATGCAAAATAATCTTCGAGCAATTGATAGAAGAGTAGTAATCCACCAGCTGCCAGTATGGAGCATGTCCACTCAAAGATTTCAATAAGTAACTGGCACATCGAATTGGATATTCCTTCGTATCAATTGTAATCGTATCTCTTTTGGGATCTTTTAAAAGACTTGCCAATGTACCGGGAGTAGAATACCCGACAAAAAGAATTGTTGCATTTGGATTTCCCACCAAGGCTTTCAAATGATGCCTAACCCTTCCAACATTACACATTCCTGCAGTTGAAAGAATCACACAAGGTTCCTTGCTTGCTACCAATGCTTTACTGTCTTCTGATTCCTGGATAAACTGTAAGTTCTTCCATCCCAGCATCTCATTGAAAATTTCCAGATCTTTTCCTTCCAAAACAGAAGAGTATTCTTTGAAAATTCTTATAGATAGAGGTGAATCCACATAAATCTTATGTGTGAAATTTGTATCATTTTTATAGAGTTCATAGATCATAGCAACCAATTGCTGAATCCTAGACTGAGCAAACGTTGGAATTAACACTCTACCATGCATTTCACATACTTGAGTATCAATGATAGATTTCAACTTCTGTAAATCATTTTCTCGTTCTTTTGGTCCGGTTTTAAGATCTGGTCGATCTCCATATGTAGATTCTCCAATTACAAGATCTGCATGATTCACAGGGACGAACTTTCCGACAAAACGATTCTCAATTTTCTGATTTCCCAAATCGCCAGTCACCAGAATGGTTTTTGTGCAAGCACCAACCGTAATATACAGTAACACCTGCACACTTCCCAAAAGATGACCGCTTGGGATTAACATGAAAGATATTTCATTGTCCAGTTTGATTTTTTCATTTACTGGATATTCAGAAACAAATTCCATGAAAAATTCTGCCTCTTCAATTGAATACAGAGAATCATAGTTTTTATTCTGCTGCGTGTTAATCACCAGAACATCCCTCATGTTAATCTGGGCACAATCCATGATCATCTGGGTCAACACACCGGTTGAATCTTGCGAGACAATACTTTTTGCTCTACATCCATCTTTATATAATTTTGGTGCAAGCAAACAGTGGTCACCATGATTATGAGTATAAAAGATCAAATCAATCTCTTTTGGTTTGAAATCTTTCGGTTTTCTGTTATTTACCAAAAAATCTTCGTAACGGTCATTTGTTTGATGCAAACCGGCATCTACAAGGATTTTATGATTTGGTGTTTCTATATAAAGCATAGAACCAGTTACATCCTCTGCTGCAGGTTCGTTACAAAAACTTATGGTAATTTTGTCTTTTTTCTTAGAAATAGGAATCAGCTCCAGTCATCGTAATTTTTTGTCCAGTCTTTTCTTCTTTTGAAACTTTTCCCTTTATTTTCCTTTTTCCAAGCCTGGTAATCTTTATCGTCATTATCATAACCCAAAGCTTCCCAAGCAATAAATGCCAATTCATCCATGGCATAGTATTTTTTGCCTCTGGATTTCTTCCCGGCAGAAGAGATATAAATTCCCTTCAATTTGGTCTGATCTACAATCTTCTTGTCAATCAGAACTTTTAGTGATTTCTTGTCAATCAGTTTGATAAGATTTTCCTTCTTTCTTTTATTTATTTCCCTGTGATGGGAGAGTGCCAGTGTCACTTGAATTTCATTTTTCTGTGTGATATTATTCATTTGAGGAAGGACAAAAGCTATATCCACGCTTTCTCCCGTCCTTCCTCATTTTGATACTGCCCTTTCCATAGTTTTATATATGGAAAGGTGGTGAAGCAATATGGCCAACAACAAATTAAAGCCTGTTCACGTCAGAGCATATAAACGATTCCGTAACAATCGTTGGGAGTTCGTTTCTGCTTATTGGCGCAGTATTCCTACACGATAGTGTGTACTATAAATCAACCATCCTGAGCCTAGGATCAGCTCTCTAAAAAAGAGTACCTTATAAGTCTTTGGATGGGGCAGTATCAAATTGTGAACTTTCATTTATAAAACACCTGTTTCTCCCGGTCGATTTGAGAGAGTTTGATCCTGGAATGTGAAACAGGTGTTTTAAGTCTGAGCAGCAGGATTTGAACCCGCAGTCTCCTGGACCCAAACCAGGCGCGATACCAAGTTACGCTATGCTCAGTTTTTAATTATTGCGGAGAACGAGTCCGCAAAGAGGTATATGCTGTCATCATTCGTCTTTGGCTTTTAAACCAAACTGCTCTCGCTCGGATTTGAACCGAGATGGCATTATGCCGAGGATTTTAAGTCCCCTGTGTGTTCCGTTTCCACCACAAGAGCAAAACTGTCCCAGCAGGACTTGAACCTGCAACATACTGATTAACGGTCAGCCGTTCTACCTTTGGACTATGGGACAATAATTTTAATGAACGCCAGGCCTGGGACTCGAACCCAGAATCCGATCGCTCGGAACGGTGGTTTTCAAGACCACTGCCTTACCAAATATTAGGCTAACCCGGCAAAGTGATAGATTCAGGAGGCTCATTACTTTGCGCGCTAAGGACAGCACCTCCGATAGGCTTTCATGTAAACACACTCGTCTATAAAACTATATCTATCTCGTTTTCCGCTGATTGATTTAAGCTGTCGAGCCAGTGGGTAGGGTTGGATTCGAACCAACGAAGCAAAATTGCAACGGTTTTACGGACCGCCCGCTTTGAGCCGCTTGCATACCTACCCTTATTTTAAATGGGGCAGCAGGAACATACCCTACCATGACTCACCCCATATGTATCAGAACGGATTTTTCGTTCCGTTTTCTGTGTCTTGTAACCAGATCATTAAAGCCATAGCTCGATTTTCTTTTAAAGCTCCAGCTTCTTTCTTTTTGATCAGTTCTGCTGTTTTTTCTTTAATGTACTTATCACTCGGCTTCCAATGACTTACAAATTCTTTTGCCTCTTCAATATCGCCAGTGTTAATCAGCTTTGTACTGGACACACCAAAACGATACGCAAGGCTTGTGTGAATTGCTTTGTAAAAGTATGGAGACCATAAGATCCGATAAATCTCATTGCCGAGTAAGCTCATTACTCTGGAAGAGCAAATAGTTCTCAATTTTACATACTGACCGGAATTGTGATATGCGCCAATTACATCAACCTCTTTCCGCAACTGATCATATCCTTCCTTCAACTCTCCATAACCAACCTGAAGTTCTGAAATAGATTCTCCCTGCTTTTTGATGATTTCAAGACTTTTCTGGACAATCTCAATCTCTGTGAGAGGTCTGCCACCTAATTCCCGCAGTTTCTTCTCCATGGCATTAAAGCCCTCGATGTACTTGATTTTCCATTCCGTGACTTTCTGCCCAGTAAATCCCATAGCCAGAAGGGTAAAACCATCCCGTGTCATGAAACACTGCTTTTGTTGACGATTAAAGCTGTCGATGTAACTTGAATCAAGGAAATAGAGGTTGGCTCGATTTTGAGCCGACCTAATTTCATCAATGATGCCTGGATAATGTTTGTCATTTTGATCATATCCGTAGATGGCTCTTAACACATTTTTATGAGTTTTCCCAAAATGCTCCGCTACATCACGACTGCTTACCACAGGAATTCCGTCCTGTACTTCAAAGTGTAGCTGTTGTAATTCGCTCTTTTCCATAAATAAATCTCCTTTTCATTACGCATCTGCGTCTTTAGTAAAAGTGATTCCGTTTATGGTATCCAGTCTCGCCACTGGAAGAGTAATTCCGTTCAAAAGTAACCAGTTTCATCACTGGTGATCGAAGCATGGAGAATCGAACTCCAGATACCGCCGTGAAAGGGCGGCGGCTTAACCAGCTTGCCTATGCTCCGATTTTTATGGACGCTTTGGTTGTTTGATAATATGCTCTCAGCATATTGTAATTTGAAATTTTCGCTTTTTCCTTGAACAGTAAAATTGCTGTAAGCGTCCAATCATTATTAAAGAAAGGATATAATATGAACACGACCTGTAAAGGTCGATGAGGTCTAACTGGAATTGAACCAGTTTAAGCAAGCCTGGAAACCTCATATTATAGGCACAGTATTTTTGTGGGGATTGAACCCACTCATTTTTTTGGAAGAAAAAAATTTTGACCATTTGAATAAAATTGCTGTATGTGCCTGAAATTGCGGAGACTGGGATTTGAACCCAGGACCTCCAGATTATGACTCTGGCGAGCTACCGGACTGCTCTATCCCGCGATATTATTTTAAGTTTGTCGTGACTGTACAGCCTAATGGACAACCATAAGGTACTTGCACAAACCCTTATTCTAACCATTACCATAGGATTTTATCGAAGATTAGCGATTAATACTTTAGAATTATACATAGTGAAGATTGACGATTCGGAATTTAGCATATGATCATTAAACATTGAGCATTCTATTTTCTTAGTATATACAGTGCATATACAATATCTACCCAGTGATATTAACCAATATTCTTTTAAGATGGTGAAGAATCGTTATACTTTCTTAATTATCGTATTAAGAGAACGTGTACAAATTCATGGTTTTCGTACAATCACGACAGTTTTTATTTATTTACTTAGATTAAAACTCGATCCAAGTATTACAGTTTGAAATCTGAAGTATAGCGTCCACCTCAGATTTAAAGCCTTTGATATAATCATCCAGGTCCGCAATCTTTTTCTCGATACTCAGCGGATCTACAAGAGCATACTCACCAGATTCACGCATCGGTTTAATCATGGCTTCCAGCTCATTGTCTTTTGCTTTGGAAGTGTCTTTACCGACAAATGTTTCAATGTACTTGTCAATTCTTTCTTCCATTCTTATGTTCTGCATATTCATTTCACGATTCTGAGCACCCCACTGACTCTGCATTTGTCTTAGAAGACTAATCTCATAATCAATCGTGCTTTTTCTTTCAATCGCCTCTGCCACGGTCATTTCCTCTCCATGAACAGTAACTTTCGTTACGGCATTGGAAGTAACAACAGCAGCTTTAATTTTCTTTCTTCTCTCGATTAAATCCAGAACAGATTGATAACCAGCTTTTGCACGGATTTCAAATTCCTCTTTTGTCAGATTCGGATTTACCTTCTTTTCACTTCTCTTTGCAGCAATGACAAGAACAGCATCATTAATCGCTTTGTTAATTCTGTCATCCAAAAGTTTCAGTTCATTAAGAGCCTGTGTTACAAGCATTTTTTCCATAATTCTTTCCATCCTTTTAATCCAAAATTGCAGAAGCAATCGCTTCCGATTTCGTGTTCAGCTCTGTGAATGTGATTTTGTAGTCCACAATATTTCCATCTTTATCTTTTACCGGAAATCCTTTACATTCCGGATTTTTGCAGACCATTACATTCGTCCCCTTGATGAAAGTTTTTGTTCCACCACAAACAGGGCATGTCTGCTTCTGCAAAAATCTTTCCTGCTGCTTTTTAAGCCTGGTTTCATCCATAGTTCTTACATTCTTCGGACCTAAGCCAAACTCTTTCCGAATAGCTTCAAAAGCAGAAGGAGTATATGTATTGAGCGGAGTTTTCTCCACATCATAAGTTCCATAGTAATCGTTCTCAACCTGTTTTTTACTGGGTTTACCAGCCATCATTTTCTTCATTATATTTTTCCTTTCTTTAGTGAAATTGAGTTTTATTTCCTTCTTTTTTCTCTTTCCTAAGGGTGCTAATTTTGCACCCCATTGAAATCATTATTTTAATTGGTTTTTAAAGAATTTTGAAAATCAATTTTGGCTACATTTTCGTCATTTTCTGCAAAAACGAGCGAATGGAATACCGAATAATTCCACCTCTCCATCCGGATCAGGTTTTAACATAGCCACCTCTCCTTGAGATTTTGCTATTAATTGGAAAGCTTCTTCATTCTTTACTCTAAATAGAATATCTATCATAAAATTTCGGATGCTCTTATTTTCTGGCTTATCCAAACAAAGCAGAATATTATACAAGGTATGGATATTCGGTTTATACACAGAATTAATTTTTTCAATCAATTCTGTTTTTCGTTGATTGTATAAACGGTATTTAAGTGAAGATTCCATCTCTATGTTATTAACCCAAAGATCTTTTGAAAATTCATCAAAGTCTCGTAAATCATTCAAAATTTCATGAACTCTTCTGTAAATTACTGAATTGGAATTATAATCCGGAAAATTGATAATATTAATTAATGGAAGTTTTTTGGATTTGACAGTAGGAGAGCGGTATTCATCCACCAGTTCCTCTAAGTAATCCATAGCTGTTGCATGATGCATATAATTCTTTCTGTCACTATCATAGAAGCCCTTAGTCATTGCAACATGACCAAAGAAATAAGGTTTGATAGTTCGTCCTTCTTCATCTTTCCGCAGCCATTTCTTACGAAGCTTATCCAGTTCCACTTCATTTTTAACTGCAAATTCTTTCTTTGCTTTATCTCTGTCGTGTTAAATACGGAACGCTACTTCCATACCGAAGAGTCAAAACTCTTACCTCATGTATCGCATGAGCACAGATCATATCTTCATCCCCCCTAGTGGGAAAAGAGGGAGCACACCACTTCGGGAAGCCAATCGCTTGCCACCCTATGCCCTCAAGTCAATTCTCAAGGACTCTGATCGTTGAACATTCTTCCCTATATAATAAGGAAGCTTTGCTGCTGATTAACCATTGTCACAGCACTCTAGGATTTAACCATATGCCATGCAATCATTTATTTCTACTTTCGTAACCGTCACACCGGATTGCTCCAGTATTGTGGTATGATTGCCTTTAAGTCTTCCCAGCAATTCAATGTGTTAATTGGTACGCACGTTGCCGTACGCCGAGACTCGATAATCACAAATCTCGATTCCGCTCATCACGGATAATTTACAAGCGTCATAGTACAGTTCACGAATATCTTCAAAAGAAGCTCCATGATTCAACTGGTCCCACATATAAGACTGCAGCTCTTGTGAAAGATTGATGATTTCTCCAATCTTATTTACTGAGGTCCTAATATCCAAATCTGCTTGTTGTTCCTCTGTATAGTATCTCTTTGACTTTTTAGACTCTACTAAGTTGGTCGGAACCAAAAACCGATGATAATTCCGTTTTGCAACCTGTACCAACATCTTGTTATCTGTTATCAACATTGTGTCTGAATCGAACCGTTATACCCCCTGTTACCAGGTATTTTTAATCCTCTTTATTTAAGAGAGGGCGTAGATCATCTCTTCATCCTCTTTCTTCCTATAAAATAGAAGAGCAGGAGTCCGGCACTTCCCAGGGAGGATTTTCGCCTCCAAGGTACAAATTTCATCTTCCTTATAATAAGGAAGGTATATTTTGATCGTTACACCTTTTCAAAGATTACTCTCTGAACTTGGCACGGTATTTTCTCTGTAAGACTTCCACCGTTAGCCTCTATATGAGACACCTCAGATTTCTGAGTTCACCGAATTTTACTTACACATTACTATGCAAGGTGACTTTTTAAGGTTAATCACAACCATTCAGACGTTGCAAAATATTATCATTTATGCTATTGATACAAATTATTTCATCAGTCAAATTGAAATATCGGTCTATCACTTCACTTTCCTTATTTTTCACAACCAAGAGAGAACCCACCCCTGGATGAGGACTTCTGGAACCGAGCAAATCCACATCATAACCAAATCTAGTAGAATGTACATTCCCTGTTCCGAGATAACTTTCACCATTAAATTGGCCAATACTCTGTAAGAGCATTTCATAAGGATTCCCCAGCAATGTAGAGTAGTTCCCCTCCACCAACACATGTCCATATCTCAGATTCGCTTTAAAAGCATCAATGCTTCGCTTTCTAAATTCATGGAACCACTGAGTTTGCGTAAAAGATTCGTTTAATCCCATTAGCCGAAACACAATATCATTTTTTGAACTTAACGCTGCATCACTCAGCTGATAATTCTCTGGATAATGAATGTGGTACCGCAACACTGAAGGATCTGTCTTTAATTTGTCCATGTAATCAAAAGTTGGTTTCAGAAACTCTAAAACTTCCTCTTTTGTCATTTGCAGAGTATTTATTAATTGATAGTGCGTCTGTACCATTCTAGTTTCAAAAAAATGTGTTTTTTTCTCATGCTTTACTACACCAAACGTATGGTCAATTCTTTCCAGCCATTGTTTGATTGTTCCGAACTTCACAAACTTAATACTGCTTGGAGTAGTGATCAATTTGATTTCTTCAATGCTTTTTGCAAGAGTAAAACCATTCAGTTGCTTTATTTCTGTAATACCTTTGTCTTTGAAAAATTCTTGGATATTTGTGTTGAAACAACAAGATTTAAAGAATTGTTTTCGCAGGAGAACCATACCATACTTCGCATAGTCCCCTAATATAGATTTGTCAATTAGGCTTTGACCATCCCAAATAGAATTACAAATTTCCACCTCTTCTTCATCTGTACCATATCCATCATCTACAATTCGTGTAGCAATTACCCGATCCTTAAAGACACTTTCATAATCATCAACTACCAGTATGCTTTTTGGATCAATTTCAATGGTATCTATAATAGAAGAGAGTGTAAGAGCAATATATGCTTCCAAAGCAGCTAAATCAATTTCCTGTCCATCTTTTACATCCAAACCAAGTAATTCATACTCATGCATAGCCGGATAAAGCTTTTCATCAATGAATAAGCATTTTCCTACACGGCTACTGCCAGAAGACCGCTTAAATCGAACAAAATGTGTACCATCACAATAAAATCCATTCTTATAAAGATCTTCGCGCAAAGATGCAACAGAAGAGAGGGTAGCGTTCTTTTTTAGAACATAAACGCCATCTTCATAAGCGAAGTTCTCACCAAGCACAGATTGAGTTAAAACCGCCTCTTCGGGAATCTTCATATCTGTAACAATGGCAATTAGCTTTCCATCTTCAACATATGCTCCATTTTTAATCTTTTCATCATCAAGAGTATACCCATTTCTCAAATATATAGGAAATAAGTTCTTTTTCTCTTTTTTCTCCGAATCTTTCTTTCGGATGATAATTTTCTTTGTTTTTTTCTTCTTTTTAGGTTTTGGGAGTTTTGGATCAAGATAAGATCCAGCGAGATTAAATTCCTTGACAGAGTATTTAAAAGTCACATTCATTACCCTAGTAGAATATTCTTTTTTACCATTTTCGAACGAAAATCGTTGGTTGCGATAAACTTTCCAGTACACTTCCCGGAGTTTTATCAAATCCAAACTATAATCCAAAGTGTTTATGAATTTCTTAAAATTCACTGTTCCATCTCTTCGTAGGATGCTATATCCTTTTGGGCCTTTATTTACCAAGTGATTTGATAGATAAAGGTCCTTTGCATCTACGGAAGGGATATATACTTGATTCTGTTCACTCAATCATCATCAATCCTTTCTTCTGTATGAGTTTCTTCCTTATTATAATGTATAATTTGTTGCTTCTCCGGAAGCTCTGCAATCTGACGAGCAAGTTTGGCACATTTTTCGTAATCTTTGTTGCAGTGGCAATTCCTTAATTGTTTGTATAAACCTGCTTCTTCAAGGGTCCCCATACAACTCTGTGTCGCTCCCCAATCAAGAGGACATTCATTACAGATTCGCCTCTTACCTAATGCGTGTACATAATCACATAAAAAACAAAGATGAGAAGATGAATATAGATCATAATATTTATTCGCTAAAAGGTATTTTTCTTTCAAAATATATGCTTGTAAATAATTCGCACCCTTTCCATTTTCATATTGTTCCGCAATCCACCTCCACATCTTACGATGCTCTGCGATTACCTGCTCTCTTGTCAGCTTCATATATACCATTCCTCCGTAACTTTTAACACTTGTCTATGAGAAGATTTATAAGTTCTATCACAGCCGGAAAAACGTAGATCCATAAACACATAAGATTATGGGTAAGATACAAACTATACAATACACTTATCGTAATCAAAATCCACATAGCATTAATTCCCCCTATTCCATTTTTGCTTAGCTTTTTCTTTTTAACCCAACATCCATCAAGTGTGCCTCTAAATTCTCCGCACCATTTACTTTCTTCGTTTTTACAGTACCCACCAGCATGTTCCACTCTATCGCAGTATCTACAGTGATCACATTTCCTGCGAATCCATGTATACTTCATTACTTACTCTCCTTCTTTTTATCTCTTTCCTCTAGGCAGCCATCAGTCTTATACTTAAATTGCCCGTTCCATTTTCCATCTTTTTTCATACAGAACCCGCAACTGTAATACTCACAACGTCCACAGCTTCTATAGATCATCTGCTTCATTTTTTCGCCTCTTTTCCCAAATAAACAAATCTATTAAAATATCAATGATGTATAAAACAAGAAATATAATTCCGAGAGTAAAATCATTTATGACACCACAAATCTTTAATAAGATTGTGATTACTGTTAATAAAAACATGACACTATCTTTAATTTTCTTGCCTTTATCAAGTTTCATTTTTCCACCCATTTCCACTGCCTTTTTCTTTTTGATTGCTCTTTCCAGCATTTTCCTTTATTACATTTTGTATAAGAAGTTTCTATTGTTTGCCAATTCCAATTTCTGTACCTGCGTTTTACATTCTTGATTCTTATACCATATTCATTCCAGATCTCATTTCTTTCCTTGGTGGAAATGCGTTTTTTTCTCATATGGTTTAATTCACGATAATGCTTTCTTTGATATGTATGCCACCGGCGACCATAGCAGCGGAACTGCCTTTTTCTCCGATAAGGCTCAATCAATTCAAACATATTCCGGATATTTCCAGAATCATCAATAATAATAAATTTACAATAAAAATCAGGGGTTTCATGGAAAACGCGAGAGTTGTTAAACTCAAAAGAAGTGACAAATTCGATTTTACGATTGTGTGAAAGTTTAATATATTCTTTAGGATAGAACTGTTTGTAGAGTGTTTCCGTTCCAACATATTTCCCATAGAGTTCCCAGGGCAACCATTTGTAATAATACCACCCATAGCACTCAGGATCCCTCTCTGAAATGTAGCATGAAGGTCTTTGCCAATATACATAATATGTTCTCATTTATTCCTCTTGTAAGTGTTTCAAAATTTTCTGATACTCACTCTTTTCACTTTTTGACTCTGCGGCATTGATTTTATTCTGAATAAAAGAAGTGACAGTATCATTCGGGTCCGGATATTTTTTAAAGCTCTCAAATTTAAGAACCTTGCTTGCTTCTTCCAATTTTCCTTCTACGGTGATACTTTCCAATTTAGTCAGAAAAGAGCACATCTTGTTTGATTCTTTATCTCTAAGTCTGCATTCATTACAATGAGTTTTTCTGCAAAGAGTAACAAATTTTTCAACCATTTCTTCCAGATAATCAACCACATCTTCAATGGTAGTTTCCTTCTTATCTCCAGAAACAACTACATCATCTGACTGTTCTTTCATCTCTTCGGGATATTCCTCTCGGAATATATTTGTTATACGTTCGCTGAATTCTTCGATTTTTTCGTTTTTTAAATATTTCAATGAGTCACAACATTCACCCGGTTCTGTCGAATTCCACAAAGGACAATCTTTTGAACATGTTCCAGAACGATCTGACCATCTACATGATTCAACCCCTTTAATGATGCGAACGATTTTCTCAGTTACATCCTCTAATTTCATTCCTTAAATTCACTCCAGTCTATTTTCTGACCACAGTTTGGGCAATAGTCATATTGGCCATAGTCTATTTCGTATGATACCCCACATCTAGGACAGTCCCATGTGTCATATATCAGATTACCGTCAGGGTCATAACCGTCACCATATACTTCCGGTGTCATAGCTTTACTTTTCTGTATAGCTTCGGCTTTTTCCATATCTGACATATCACTTACATCATTAGCCTCCGGCATATGATAGGCAGGAGAGCTTGGTGTCCATTTTGACCAGGCGATTTCAATGCTGTCCAACACCTGTTGCGCCATTTTTTTAGTGGGATAGTAACCAAGTACTTGCAATGGCTCAAAAGTGCTAATTTCCCAGTAGCGATTGTCACCAGTGGCAGTAATTTTTACCCGCTTTCCAGTTATATCTATTATCGTAGCTTTATTCTGTGTTCTAATCAGCATTTTCTTCACTCTTTTACACTTCTTCTAACTGAACAATTGTATTTTTAACTTTCAATTTTTCCGGATTGAATACACAAACTGGAGCAACCCCACTGCTGTTGTCCGCAGTGCCATTGTTCAGATTACCGTCCGTCCTCACGCAGCGAACGTAGCCACCACTCCCGGTGTCTGTGATATACCACGGAGTGCAAGTCCACATCCATTCAGGAATCAGTGAAACGTATTTACGGTACTTCCTGTATTCATCACAACTCAAAATGAACAATCTATCTGTGACTGTGTCGTAACGGTCATCTCCGTTGTCGGCTACCAAGTCAACCTTGTGAGGAATAAGATTATCCTCGCCCAAGACAGGAAGCAGTTCATTGAACAGCTTTCTCCGCAGGCTTGACTTTGCGTAGTTGTTATCGCCATCTTCATCAAAGCGATATTTTTCTCCGTTCCAAGCAGATGCCATAATCGCCAGAACACCACCGTCCACGTTACTGTCAAGAACTATCCATTCGAAATCCTTGAAGTTAAAATGCGTTCCTGGTATTAGTGTTGTTATATTGTTTTCATTGTTTATGTAGTTATTTGCAGATATAGTCGGACGCTCTCTTTCTGAAAAATAAATCATGTTCGCGAATGTAAGCCTCTTGTCGGAATGGAAATTTATGTATAATGCACAGTCGGCAGGTATATATTCAGTGGGGTTTTTCCCAGAATGACACAAATATCCTTCACTTTCTGCTTTCTTCAGAACTGCATTTGTTTCTTCTTTTGTTTTACAATGTACAATAAAAATAATTTTTTCCATAATCATATTTCCTCCTTATCTGCTTTGTACCTTTTTGTACCTATGTTATTTGTTTTGTACTTATGTTAAACTGAAGGGTTCTCAATCCCAAAACAGAAGCTTTTTGTAACTCAATTGTTTTGTACCTATGTTAAATTAAAGGGTTCTCAATCATTTTTGAGTAAATCCGATTTCTTGATAGTGTTTTGTACCTATGTTAAATTAAAGGGTTCTCAATCGGTAACAACGTCAATCATTAACCCGAATGTGTTTTGTACCTATGTTAAATTAAAGGGTTCTCAATCAAATATACTCATGGTGGCACACCCCCTTTCGTTTTGTACCTATGTTAAATTAAAGGGTTCTCAATCCTCAAATCCACAGGTACCAATCAAGAACCCATTAACACATGGCTTTGGTGAGTCGTTTCCGCTCACCTTTTGGCTTCAAAATAAGCCATTCTGGATAACCATATTACACCTCACCCTGTAACGGGATATTGTAATATTTTGCGGCTTCCTCTATACGTTTCTTCGTCACTTCTTCATCTAAAAAGAGAGTAGACTTCGCAATATTTCTGGCAGCATTAAAATCTGCATTTATGTAACCAGTTCTCGTTTTTGGTTCATGATACCTGCAAGATTCGTTTCCGCAGAGGAAATTCTCTTGTGTAAGTCGCTGACCCTTTTCATAATGTCCACATTCGCTACAAACCTGGGAAGTGAAGCACGGATTTACTTTTCTGACCACAATTCCATACTTATTTGCTTTATACGCAATCATTGTCTGCAATTCGAAGTATGACCAGTTCCTCAATACCTTTTTGTCACTATCATAGCCTTTTAAGCACTCAATGTTGATGTATTTGGCATTATGCTTCAATGCAAACTTAATAATCTGGCTGCTTACCATATGATTGTAGTTTTTAACAAAATTCCGTTCCCTGGCATTATATCTTTCCAAAGCTTTCATTTTTTTCTTTCTGCCATGCCCTCCTTTACTATTTTTCAACATTCTGGATAAATTCCTTCTCTGATTAGCAAGCTGTGTCCTGACTCTCAAGAAATCATCCACACTGCCAATAGACTCTCTTACATAAGAGTTGGTGTTTAATGCACACACAGCCGGAATCTTAATTCCCAGATCTACACCAACCACAACATTTTCATCCAGTTCAACCTCTTTCTGCGGCATCTCGACACACAGATTTAAAATAATCTTGTCCCCAGACTTATCCATCTGAATACTACTTCCACAGAATTTATATTCCCCGGAATAAATCCTTGAGAGAGTGCAGAGCAGTTCATCTTTATTCCGATTGGTTCCCACATCAATCAAGAACCTTGCAATAGTAGGTGATCCATTACTACCGTAATCAAAATACAGATTGCATTTTTTCTCATGGATATGTTCACACATCTCTTCAAAGCTGTCATACTCATGCGAGAATCCCATGATAGTTTCCTCGACTGTAAATGGAGAATCATATTTATAGGAAGGAAGAGTATTCTTTGCTCCCATGAACATACCTTTCTGAACATAGTCAACAACTATTCTGGTAAGTTCTTGCTTGAAACCTACTCCATACCCACCAAGGATATTACTAATCTCCGTATCATCAAAAATGCTTCCTTTAGAAGATCCTTTTACCCTATATGCTGGATTCAACATCTTCCGGATAAACTTCTTCTGTTCTGGAAACTCCATATATTCTACACCATTAGCAATCATCGTATAGAACGCCCATGAGAGGATATAATTTTTCCTTCTGGCTTCAGATTCCATAGCTTCTTTAACCAGATTTCTGGTATACCGGTCAACCATCCTCTGGGTGATCTCGCCGTTCTCCTGGAACTGATCCAGTTCAATTTGAGCATTATCCAGAAGCATAGTATATTTCTGCCTCCGTCTTTCCTTCTCATCTTTTTTAAGTTTGCTGCTAAATCCCAGATTGGAGATCCATTCCTTATACTTCTGGATTCTATCTTCCAGCTCTTTTATAGTAAATTCCTTAACCTTCTTCACCCACTCCTTACGAGTGGAGAATGTTGGTTTGATGGTTATTTTTCTTGTAACAATTTGTGTATTAGTGTTCATAATTTTACTCCTTTGTTGTAAACTCTATTCAAACATAAAATGACATATGCTATAATGCCCGTAAGGTTTTGTGCCTATGTTAAATAGTAGAGTTCTCAAACAGGCCTCAGGCTGACTACCAGCTATTTTTTGTTCAGTACCTATGTAATTTAATAGGTATATCAAACTGCTCTTCCGGCACATACTCCAAAATATCCGTTCAGTACCCATGTAAAATAACAGGTATCTCAAACCATACATACGACAGGGTGACTTTTTAGTTGCGTTCAGTACCTATGTAAAATAACAGGTATCTCAAACCTCAAATCTTCAAATCATAGGCCGCATTCCATATATCGCATACCCTTTACACAGGCTTTGGTGAGTGCCTTGGTCGTACCATCAGACCTCACCCTCCGGCGGCTGAATCCACCGAACTTACCTAAGCAATTCCCTAAGTAAGTTATATAGGAGATCGGTTTACCGATCATCCTTAGTTAATAACTGACCTTTAATCCTTCTATATATATCCAGACCATCTTTCTGTCCAAACTCATGTACCAGCTTCCGGTAGACAGGAACCTTATGGTTGTCAACATCTACGATCTGTTGTACTGTATGTCCATTATTGATATGCTTTGTACCTTTTAATGATTCAAAGACATCAATTTTACCGGATCTTTCAATCTCTAATTCATTTTGAAAGGTTTCAAAAGACACATTAGATGTTCCATATTTCGTAAGGACAGATCGTTCATCGTGTCCGCATTCCTGGATAATACTATTCTGGATCGTAATTCCTAAGATAATCTTTTTAGCTTTTGGATATCTATCATTTATATAATCCTTTACCGCTGTATATCCAGCATCTCTACTTACAATCGCTATGCGTTCATTAACGCCAGAACCTCTAAGCTCACCGACTTTAGATGCTATATAAAAGTCCAAACCATTTTTACTTTTATGAAGCAGTTTAACAATTTCAAAAGAGCAGTGAGAATATTTGATGGCTTGTAGATAATGCCCTACAGCATCAGGAGCATCCTTACTATAAAAGATTATTACATGATCTGTTGGAAGTAAGTATTCCGCTCCTTCAAGACCTTTAGAACGAACATTTTCAAAATCTATAAGAAAATACATTTTTTATAATCACCTCTTTCAGAGTGAGTTGTTTGCCACTCAATTATCTGTTTATTTTATGCTTATTAGTAAACTACATTTGGTTGTATTTATCATAGTAGTTTTAAGAAATAGTTCAAAAAATATCGTCCTTTTATTTTGAACGCAGACGTATGATTGCGTAAGCAATCTTACGTCGAGTACCAAAATACCATCGCGAGCCTTGGGGCTGAACGTAAGTTCAGAAACAAGGCGAGCGAAAAGCTGAGAGAAGAGAGAGAAAGTCTTTTGCTTCGCAACAGCCTTTCTTTTAGCGGTCCTTCGGATTGCAAGCAATCCAAAAGACCGAAAAGAGAAGGAAAGAAACAGGAGATTGTGGAATATAGTAAACACAAGGAAATAAAAAATAAGAAGGGTTTAAGGTAGTAAAAATAAGGGTTTAAGACAAAGATGAATATTTTAACAACTATTAAAAGAAAGGTATCATAGGGGTAATACCCCTAGTGTTATTTTATTCATCTTTATGTTATTTCCTTATATTTACTGGTTTTCTTTAGTTGTATTTTTATTTTCAGTATTTTTCTGAAATTTGTCATCTCTCTGGATATATCGAATAAAATAATCAGAAATAACCTTATGCTTCTCCATGCATTCCTCAAATGGCAATCTTATTAAAGCTCTTTCTGGGTCTTTTTCTTCCATTTCTTTGACTTTATCTGTTGCGAATGCCAAATGCTTCTCTCTCCAATCCTTCTGCATTTTATCCCCTAAATAGTTGCAAAAGTTGTCATTCAGTTCTATTTTCAAAAGCTCTTGTTCTGTTTTCTCCAATTCTGCAATTATATGCTCTTCATTGAAGATGAGTCGTACTCTTTGTGAATAATAATCCCAACCGAAGTTATAAATTTTTTCTTTTACATTTGAGTAATATTCGTGGACTTTTCTGAAACCATAGACCTGTGAAATGCTATCATAGCCCATTTCTTCCAGAGTTCTTTTTTCAGCCCAAAGGATTTTCTCTTCATCTGCCGGTGTAGCAGTATGAATTGACCCATTTACCTCTTTAATAACGAAATACCAGTGATGGAAGAGTAGTCGGCGGCGCTCTAAAGAATTTAAGACTTGGTATATCATAGGTCTAAGCTTTTCAAGAGCTTGCTGCTTAACATAATTTAATTCTTTGTAGTCTATATCTTCATGAGTATATAAAAATCGAACTTCTTCACCACTATTCCCAAAACGTATATTTATGACTCCAAGCATTTGATATAGTTCCAATTTCCCCAAGCTAACAGGATTTTCACCTTTTTTACTCTTATAAAGCATATAGTTCATTAGAACAGCTTCAATGTACTTAGAAAAAATATATTTTCTCGGATTTTTTGTTTCAGGAAGTTTCTTTGTTGAAGGACGACCTCTTTTCTTTTTTTCTGTAGATTTTTCTATAGGAGCGGCAGTAAAACTTATTTTACGTTTTTCATAAACTTCTTCCACAATATATGTCCAACCTTCTTTACGAAGCTTTATCCACTCCTCAATTTCACAGAGTTGCTTCCTTTTACTGTCTCCAGCTTTTGGTTTCTCCCCAATGGCTTCACACAATTCCTTATAGTTTTTATATACCGCCCCTGGTTGGATAGAAGAGAACTGCTGCTTAACCATGCTTGCTACTCCAAATATCTACCGTGAACTCAGCTTTCCAGAGCAGTTTTAACCACTCTTTGAAGCCGAGGATGTAGGTTACTTGATGATGGCCGTTTTCCAGCTTTTTAAATTTTACTTGGATCATATAGATCACTCCTCTAAAGTTAAAGGTACTTTAAGTTCATCTGCTTCGGCCGGAGAGATGACACCATTGTAGTCCAGGACTCCGTATGCTTTGAGGATATTAATTTCCTGTTCATAAGTATCAGCTGCTTTGATCTGAGTGAGGATTTCGTCGTATTTGGTCTCCAGATCTTCGCGCAGTTGATTTTCTTTATCTTTTAAAACTTCGAGAAGTTTGCTTGTGGTATTGGTATAGGTAAGGAAGCTGAAACCATAGATTTCTCCGATCGGTTTATTTCCTTTGAGATCCTTTATATACTGTTCATAATTTTTCATCCACTGTTCGAAGTAAAATCCGCCCCCTAATCTATACTGCCTCTGACGCTCATCATCTTCTCCGGGATATTCAGTTCCCCACAGAACACGGATCGTCTGGAGAGACTGAACAATCTTCTGGGTAAGAGGGTCGTTTTTCAGAAGCTCTCCAAATTTGGTGTTGACTGCGGTGTAAATATTGGTTTTTGATTTTTTGTACCAAAGGTTTAAGAGTTCCTTGCAGCGAGGTTCAATTATTTCAATCCTTGAGGGGGTTAAAGTAGTTGCTGATGCTGTTGCGAGTGATTTGTATGCTTCGTTACTCATAGTATTATCTCCTTCTATATAATTATTTTTGATTTGTTCGATATGTGATTCGGGTTCAAGTAATTTTGATTTAAAGTTTGTCCATGCTATAAGTTTATTACCTGCTTTATCTGTGGCATATATTGTTGATGTTGTGTCCAGGGTTTCCTGATTGGTCCAGTAATCTTGCAGCAGGTCATAACCTTTTTGGGTCATTATGTAACATTTCGCAGGTTTGAATAGGTAATCAAAAAAAGTAAAGCACATGAATTGGTTAGCTTCATCTGGAAGCGAATCTATAATATGTTCAATATCATTGATAATTGTATTGTGGTCTATTCCAGAAACCTGTGCTAATTCTCTGGAATCATAGATGCATTTGCTATCGCTCATCCCATATTCACTCCTTCTGCAGAGCTTTGATCTGGTCTTTAAAGGACTCTACGAATACTTTCTGACCTTTTGGTGTTACCAGTGTCTTGAGGTTGATGTCTTTCTTACCAGTACGAGGATTGTGGAATGGTGTTTCCTGTACAACGAAGTAACCATTATTCAGATATTTCTGATAAGGAAGATTGTTGCATTTAAGGATTTTATCCTCTCTGAGCCAACGATAGAGTCTGTTGGTTCCTACGCTTACTCCCGCTGAGGATAAAACCTTTGCCATCTCTTCGATGGTGATACACTTCTCAGACACCATAATGGCATCATGGAACTCTGCTTTCGGTTTTAGGGTGGTATTTTCCTCTATGAGTTCTCTGTTCTCTGCAGCGAGTTTCTGACGAGTTTCTTCTTCCTCAATCCACCTCTTTGCTCTGGCAATCGGATCGGAGATCATATAAGAGTCTGGACTAGAGAGTGCTGCTTCCATTTCATGAAAGCGCTCAATGTATTTGACGGAGAAGATAGTGCCTTTTGTACCGGTCAGCTTGTGAGCAATGAACTCGCAGCCTTTCTTGGTGATTTGGTAGCAGGGATTTGATTTTCCAGAGTGGTCTTTATAGGTAGATTCTGTGAAATATTCACTGGGGCCAATATTGGACTCACCCATTTGATCCATATATCTACGAATGTCTCTTAGAAGTTTCTTATGTTCTTTCTCTATCATCTCAGCTACTTCCATTGAAGTAAGTGTCATCGGAGTATTGGTTGTTGTTAAATCGGTTAGTTCCATGTGTTTATCTCCTTTCATTTAATCCTCGTCCTCCTCGTCTTCAAAATCATCTATAAGGTGATCTGCATTTACGAAAGAATTCAGATCTTCTATATGATTGAAGATGTACTGTACGGTTTTGTTCTGTACCTGTGCCGGATTATGTTTCTCCTGGGAGTAATCTAAGATTTCGTGGATAGCTGCGTCAGATTCAATACCTATGGATTTTACCATTGTCTCTGCGAGAGGAGTGGAGATGTTATCCATATGGATCTTAAGATCGAAGCGTCCGTCTCTAATGATCGCAGGATCAAGAGAATCTATATCATTGGTCGTGGCAATGAAGACCGCTTTGGAGGAACTGTCTGCTCCATCGAGTAGCTGCAGAAGAGCATTACCATTTGCTTTTTCCTCTTTCGTACGATCATTCTGGCGCTTACCGAAGATGTAGTCGATATCCTCTAAGAGGAATACGGTAAGTGAATCTCTGCTCTCGCATTTGTTTTTTATAGCTTCAACAGCTTCGGGAGAGAAGTATGCCATATTAACGATATAGAGAATACCTGAAAGGTATCTTGCAATCGCTTTAGCAATGCTGGTTTTACCTGTTCCTGGAGGTCCATAAAGAAGGATTCCTAATTTATAGGTAACTTCGATCTTATTGAATAAGATTTCTGCCTTTTTGAAGGAGTTTATGTAGTTCATAATCGCGTAATGAACGTTGTCCTCAACGAAGATTTTGTCCCAGTTTTTTACTGGAATACTTTTTCCAGAAGAGAAGTAATCGCTTCCCGGTCTGTAGAAACAAACAACAATTTTATTGGTGACTGATTCTTCAATTGTATCAACATCCAGGTGATTATAAAGCTTTTTAAAAAACTCTTCTAATTGAGCAGGATTCTTGCCCCAGAGGAAGATGGAAATTGAATTGTCGGAATTCTCTTCTCGGTTGGGGTAATGTACTGTCATAAAAGATCTGATGTTTGGAAAGTATTCCGTATAAGTAGTTCCAGGTCGTAAATGACGCTCACCATAATAATCCGTATAGGAGTTTTTAGTGAGTTTTTTATTTCCAAAGTGCTTCTCGATAATTTTTAACGGATACAGGACTGTATCACTTGATAAATCTTCCAAATCATAATTCAACTCAATAGTGAAGGTTGAAGTGATGAATTTTGTTGTACTGGATGCGAGAAATTTTGTGGCTTTGTTGATAGTTTCATCTAAGAAGCCTTCGTAGGCATAATAAGCTTTGCTTCTTAATTTATCTATAATACGGCTCATTTGTTTGATCTGCCTTTCTCAATGATGACTTTTATAATGTTATCCATGCATTCAACTGCGTGAGCATAAACATCTCTGCGGTTGCTGTAAAGCTGGACAAATAGATTCGCTGCAGTGGCTTTATTATCGGAGAGAGAATAAAGGATATCTGTCTCAGAATCTATTTGGTCCAGGATGGATTTTTTAATGTATTTCCGTTTTCCGGTTGGAAGTGTTTGGACGTAGGAGATTGGTTTTTCTTCTACATTCAGAGGTTCTTGGATGAGTCTGTGCGTCTCGTCCAAAGTGTATTTGTATAAGATCATGGCATTTATTCCTTTAGGCAAAGCGATACAATTTAATGAATTACAGTATGAAAGTGAAGCGGGAAGATGAATCTCTTGTGTTGACTATAATTCAAAAAATAATAAGCGTGGATCGTTGTTCTGTATGAAGTTGTCCACGACAATTCCATATTTCGCAAGCTACATATGAAGTTGTCAAGGTGCAGGTTCTTTTGGGAAGCTCTTATGTCAGATGAGACTAGAGTTTTTCTCGAAGTGGGGCGGAATGTGGGTTAAAGAAGATTATCAACTTTGGCATTCCACTTTTTGATGATATAAGGATAACATAGGGATTGATGAAAGTCAATAGAAATATGAAAAAAACGTAAAAAAAATATGTTCACAAAGAGGGCGGTATAGTGTGAATTGAGAGGAAATAGAAAAATAGCTGAAGGATGAAAATAGAAAGAAAGTGACGAGATTTTGGATGAAAAGAAAATGGGGAAGTAGGATAGAAGGGATGCTCGAGATGGTTGGAGGGAATATGGAATGAGTGTGTAGGAGATTACAATAGGAAGAAAAATGGGGGAGTGGATGGAGAATGAGAGTGGGAGATGACGGAGATGTAGAAAAAATATGCGAGAAAATATGCAAATGGAAAATTTGAAAAAGTGAAAAAATCCAGTGAGTTTGTAAAATGAATAGCTATACCCAAAAGCTTACAAATAAAGTTAATTATCAGTTTTAACCACCCCCGGGGTATAAGGGACGGGAAGAATGTTTGTTCGATGTATCTTTTCATATAATTGTGATTATGCGAAAAGATAGAAATAGTAATGAGATCCTATTTTATATACAAACAATGAGTAAGGATGTTAATAAAAGCGCGATCTGGAGTGGGAAAAGCGGGAATAGAACGCGTGTTTGTGTATGAGCTGCTATAAAGATAACGCGTTGCGTATGAAAAGTTTTTGAAAAAAGTTTCGGAAAAGTATTGACAACAGTGAAAAAACGTGATACTATATAAGTGTCTTAAGGAAAGACATAAAAAATCCTTAATAGTCCAAACGTGACGGGGCGTTGACGAAAACGCCCGTCCTACTTAATACGAAACACAGCACCCGCAACGGCACGGGTTACAAAACAGAATATGGAAAAAGCGTAGAAAGTGTTCCCGCACTTTCTACGCCAAAAATCAGACTCTTTGCAGAGTCAATGCACACATAATAATTCTAATCCAACTCTGCAAATTCTGTCAAGGGGTAACTTTACCTTTTCGAAAAAATTTCCATATTTCCTATATACGGAACCACCTTCCCCTGACACGGGGGAACTAAAAAAGTTCGTGTTGTCTACGTCCCTAACCGTGATACGTCACGGCGTCAAGCGTGGGTATGGCACAAAAGAATGATTCCTTCCTATTTATTCCGTCCGCTAACTTTCGGCGAAAGTAGTACGGGTTTACCCGATAGGAATTTAGCTAGGATAGTTCCATATTGAATTTTGTGTCGTTCATATAGGACGAAAGAACTATATGAACCACGTCGGCCACGGGTAGGGGGAAAAGTGTAACTGCAAACCGCAACTAGAACCATTTTAATTAAAAGAAAGATAGGTGTATGAACTATGAAAAAACAGAACAACGAAACCACAACCAAAACTACCACGAAAGCAATCGTAGCACAGGAAACAACCCTGGAAAAAACCGACGCTGAAAAAAAATTATGGTTTCCCACCACGAACACTAATCTTTTCATGCCGGATAAAATAACCATTGATGATTTTAAGTCTATGGTTAATTACAAAATCATTTCCACCCGGAAAAAAGTAGCAGAGTCCAAACCGGCCTATAGTACTTTCTTAAACGCCCTTAAAGCGTTGGAAGTAAAACCCGAAAACACCAAACTTCCCTTAAAAGAAAAAACGGGCATCATTTCAGCGGACCCCGGAACCTACGATTTTAAAGACACTGCAAGTGTCTGGAAAGCGTACGACCTCTTTAACCAGGTTAAGGAATATACCGACCTTCTTAACCGCAAAGACTACATCGTAGCAGGTCAGTTCTACGAAAAGACACTGTCTTTTGCTGACCGTGCATATATCGACGTTTTTGCCCACTCGAATGAGAAGGAAGTTGTCCTTCTTTTTCCGGCAAAAACGGTTGAGCAAACTGTATTAGCAATCGACGGTTATCGGAAAAACCGTGAACTGACTACTTTACGTCGTGAACTTCAGAAAGCATTTTATGAGTGCTTTTCCGGCAAAGCTACGTTCTTTAAACCGGTTTCTATTGGCAAAAAGAATATCAACAGCGAACTACTGGTTGATTTTGCCGGAACTTTTACGGTGAGACCGAAAAAGACTGCCGATAATGGTCTTAAATACGGTCATACCATGGTAGAATCCGGCAAAAGCCGTGATAAGTCATTGCAAAAGTGCCGTTCCCTTATGACGGATCTGTTTTCCGTATGCTTTATTTCAGCGCTTAATACGCTGGAAATCGGTAAAGCACCGGAAAAGCCGTCCGAAAAACCGGAAAAAGCTACTAAATAATTCCCGATTTTGCCCCACGCTTTTATAGGTGGGGTTTTAAAGAAAGAAGGTATAAAATGCAGTTCAAAAATAAACGTACAACGCTCTGCACCGTTCACGGCCTCACATGGCATGATTTTAAAATGCCTAAAGGGGCATTGTACGGCGTATCGGATAACGTTCCATACGCCGTTGTAGATCCTATCCGGAAAAAAGGATGTATGAGAATATACGTTCTCAATAATCCAGAAAACAGTGAATGGTTACCCATTTCAGCTTGTTTGGGCTTAAAAGCTCAAATTGGCTTAAATAGTAAAATGGGATTGACCACGGCTTTCAATGAGTGCAAGGTTCTTGTAACCATTGCAAGAAAAGTCAACGACTATATTTCCGTCCACGGTATACCTACCATTGAAACATACCGTGACACTGAAGCAGGAAAATTTTCTGGATTGTACTTTTCCAGCCCACTTGAAAAACGTTCACAAAGCGATTTTTCCCAAAAATATAGGGGGAAATACCATGCACCGGCTCAACTTGTGGGTTATTCATCCGAAGCTGACGGATCCAAAAAGCCCATTTACACGGTATCGGATAGCAAACAAGATATTCCCATTACTCATGATGAGTGTTATTGGGAAACTGGTAAAAACAGTGCATCAACTGCACACAAAAAGCCCAAAACAGAAAAGAATGTCATCCGGAAAAAGCAATCCGGTGACTGGATAAAGGTTTATGTCAATGGAGAATTAGTTGTTGACGAAAACCATAGATAAATAAACCTCTTTCCCTTGTCAATGGCACGCTTAAAAAAGGTCTATCATCCTACCTCGATAGACCTTTTTTTCGTGCCTAAAAATAATCATTCAGTTTCCATTAAGGGAAACTAAAAATAAGGATGATTTACTATGAAAAAAATTTATTTCCGTCGCTATGCCAATATGAAATACGAGGGCTTTTATCAGCCCGTTGATATGCGCGATACAGTAGCAGAAGCCGCTTCTATTGACGAGGCAAAAAGTCTCATTAAAAAAATGGCTTCTGAAAAGTGGGGGAAGAAAATAGTAGAAACTACTTTTAACCCCGACACCAATAAAGAAGGGGATGGGGCCGGATTTTATGCTATTCGTCCTTCAAAATGGGAAAATGATTTTCCGATTTTCTATATAAAAGAATAGGAAAATCGTCTTCCGTACCCATCCACCCAGCGGTCAGAAAGAAGGTGTATCTATATGACTGCTACGAAAACCGCCACTAAATAAACAATAATCCCGTTCCATCAACGGAAACGGACTTTTCATTTACAAGGAGGATTTTACTATGGTTGAAAAAATTTTAATCGCCACATTACTCACTCTGGCAACCGTTAATGGATATGAGGCTGACAATATTAACCATAGCTACGTCCAAAACGTGGCTATTTACTCCTCAGCAACTCAAACCATCACAGACGAAGACGGCGAAGTTTTCGGCGTCTATGCACCTGATATCCCGGACAATAGTACAGTCTGGGTGACATATGATACCATGGGCACACCTACCAGACTTGATGATGAGGTCATCGACCTGGAAATCATTGACTAATAGCTAATATAGAAAGGTAGGTGTGTATATATGATAGAAACATCACTCAGTCAGATTCTCGACGCTTATAACGAGAGTAAAGAGAACTAAAAAATGAATTTGATTGTATATCATAACCCATGATTCATTCCTTTAAGGGAAATCAATAATGAATCATGGGTTTTATTATGCAATTAAATAACCAATATTACCTAATAGGAGGATATACCATGAATAACTATACATTCGGTGACTTCACCCGTATCAATAAAACTCAGGCCAGAAAGCTCTACGCCGAAGGGAAAACCTTTTACATGTGCCCTGTAAAGCTTCGTCCAGGTAAACCCTGGTATCCGGAAGTGCTTATTACACCTAACCCTTCGGATGAGTATAGGTCTTTTGAAAAGGATCTTAACTCCTTCGAATATTACAATTGTAATTCCTACTCTGGCCAGTATACAGCTTTTTATGGCAAGGTAAACAAAGAAAAGGAGGCCTAAATCATGTTAATGATATACGATTGGGGAACAAATAAATACCTCACCCTTACCGGCAAGGGAGGTTTAGCTCCTGTAAATTATCAGGAGTTTGGTACTGTGTGGCCAGAAAGCCAATATTCCCAGCTTGTCTCTCGTTGGGAATCCCGTTTTCCAACTCTCCGTGTTCTGTATGTAAAAGCAGAGCCTTACGAGGAAGCGAAACTGGAAAAATACGGTCCAACAACCTATCATTATCTGCGTCCATCACCCGATGAATGCAGATGGATGATGTATCAGGCCTTTGGAGTGAAATCCCCAAAGGTAAAACGAAAATACAGATAACCAACAGCTCGTTGCTCAACAAGGGAAACGAGCTTTTTTAATTGGGAGGAGATTTCATGGGCAAACGTACAACAGTCCGGATTTACCGCAACAAGGAAAATCCGAATAAATATCTCGAAGTGCATAACGACGGCTACTACCATAATCGTGTAGTTCAGTATATGCACTGGGAGAACGGCGTTAAAAACGCTACAAAAGATAGTGTTCTTTGGCGTTGGAAAAAGGTAAACCTCCAAGAACTTCTGGAGGATTATGAACTCGTTGACGAATACTTGTTTTCCAGAAAGGAGAAAGAATAATGAAATATGTAAACTTCTCTGCCAGCAACCTGGCAGAATCCGAAACCATTCCCACCAACGGAAACGGAAATCATAATTCCGTTTTCAATCCGGCTCTTTATGAAATGGCCGGAGGAAAAATTGAAACTTTTGATCCTGCCTATGCATCCCGTGAAAGAGCCAGACAGAGAGAAGCAGCTAGGCAGAAAGACCGGATGCTAGTGGCACAGAGAAAAGCAATCCGCAAAGCGAAAATGAAACGTCAGCGTTTTGTAGGTGGTTTGCTGATTGCTATTGCAGATGTATTTTCACTGGTCTATCTGGATTGTGGGAGTAACTGTTATATCTATGCAGCGGTTATTCTGCTCATCATGGGATTGATTCCTCTTATGAGTAAGAAACCGCTGTTTTTGTAAGAGAAAGGTAAGGTATATTATGACGAACATTATGAATGGTTTTACTTTTTTCTGGAACGGCAAGGATTATTTTGTCGTAACGGAAAAAAAGAATAAAACAGATGCACTCATTGCGGAAATCGTGGAAGCTTGTAACTTCCCTACCTACGCAAAAAATGATCTTCGTTATCGCATCCAGAAGGCAATTTATGAGATTAAAACTCTGTCAAACGGAAGACAGATGTACGAGATCTCTGGTGAGGACTTCGGCGGTTGTGGTCATGGAGGTTTTGTTAATGACGGAAAAACAGTAATTGTTAATTTGAGTAAATAGAAAGGTAAAAGGTGATACGCATGACAGATAAACAGTGCTCAAATTTTCTCTTCGCAGATGATAGATTCCTGATTCTCTTCGAGAAGAAGAAAGAAGGTAAATGGGAACTGAAAACGGAAAGGGAAGTGGTAACTCCAGAGTTTTATACAAACTATATTACCGCAGTTCCATTTTTTAATAACTTTGGTGACGGAGCTTCCTGCAAGGTAAAAGAATCTTATACACCTGCTGGAAAACTTCCTGCTACAGTTGTGACAATCGCTCCTGGAAAGGAAACAAAAATTGTTACTAACTTTGTTCTTCTTTCCAAAAGGGAAATGAAAAAGTCAGCCGGTTATAAAGAAAAAGAGATTCTGACTCACGCAGAACGTTGGGAACTTCTTCCAGAAGATAACAGTCAGATGCTTTATCTCTACGCCACAATTGATGGTGAAGAGAAATCAGCAATCTATGATATCAACAGAAAGGAATGGAGGGGATAAAAATGGCACAAAGCTGCTATTTTGATACGTTAGACATAGATGTTTAGCGTGTTGATATTGGCCCTGGACAGGCTTTTAAAGACACGTTTTTTACTAACGATGAGCTTATCCAGATTCGCAAAAATCTTTTTTGGGTAAGCGAAATCGAAATCAAAAGCTCGCAGATGAATGGAGGGGTATGAATGAGCTATCAGAGAAAGACAAAGGATCGGTGGGACATAATGACAAACTGGGGATATGGATGGGAATGCGAAAACAGCGAATATACCAGGGCTGATGCAAAGAGAAGTCTCAGGGAGTACAGAGAGAATCTTGCAGGAAGGGCGGACGTGAGAATGGAAAAACACAGAGAGCCGATCACAGAATAATTTTAGGAGGGGATGAGCATGGAGTTATTAGAAGTTAAAACCAATTTTGAAACATTTTCAGATTGCTTTCTGAAAGTAGGCCGTTATCATACAGATAAAAATCTTGCAATTCAGCTTTTCAGCATAAGTGAAGGGCTTATTGCAATGCTGACGATCTGCTTATGTGATCCGTCTTTAAAGGAAAACGAGTCATATGTTGACACGAACAACTATCCTTGGGCGGTGGATTTCTTGGAAAGGAAAGGATTAGCAAAACTTAGCGACAAAATAAGACTTAGCGGATATTATATATATCCAGTAATGGAATTTAACAGAGAAAACATGAAAAAATTCGAGGAGGGTCGAGTATGGTACTAGAAGATATACTGAAAAAAGATGTAGCTTGGAAAGCTTACCAGGACAGAGAGTTGATTACCATTGACGATCTTCTGGTAAGCAAAACAGTTTTTGAATATTCCGGTTACAACTACGATATGCTGGATAGAAAGAAGGTAGCTTTCAATTACGCAAACATCCAGTCTTTCCTTATTAAAGAGGCTGGAAACTTATGTGATTACTATGCTTCTGACCTTTTTTTAAATCTGAAAGAAGTGAACGAGCTTCTTTACCAAACGGAAGCCGATTTTCATAAAAGAATTGCTTTTGGTTTCCGAAAATTCGGAGTGGATGGTAATAAATTCACTCTCGTTAGACTTAGCCAGCCTAATGTGTATGGTTCTATCGCCAGCAATTATCGGGCACTGTATGTGCTTGATATTGATATGAGTCATACAGAAGGTGTCATTCCCGAAGTTAAAATGACCCTTGGTTTGGTATTCAAAGGAAATGAAGAAAGGAGTGTGACCGAATGAAAATCGAAAATAACTTCATCCTTGGCACAGCAAGCGAAATAGCTTCTGTGCTGTGTGCTGATTTCAAAGAACCCATTTCTTATAAATCGGCAAGTCAGTTTAAAGAGTGCAATTTTGCACCTGCACCAGATACCTGGTACAGCACAGATACCGTAAGGCAGATCAGTGATAGAGCTGAAAGCTGGTATGGTATCAAAACTATCAATACCGAACCCGAGACCCCAGCACTTGAACTGTTCGTAGATTATTACGGAGGCTGTGCTGGGTATTATTGTGCCCTGGAAACGAAAACGAAGAAAGAAGCCGTTGAACGTGTTGAGATCGCCATGCTGGCATCCATGAACGCAAATGATGAAGGCGTAACCGGTGATACATTGTTGGTAGGAGAAATGAAGGAGGATAAAGGGAGATGATGAACTACAGAGAAACAACTAAACATGGATATAAAATTCTGTCACTCGTTGATACCGGAGCAATGATTGCAGAAGATAGACCTTACCTGCTGGCTATTGCCAAAAGGGAAACGGATTTCAAACCATATGTATTCTGTGATGGTTATGATCTCACAAATGGAACCTGGGGGACTGGAAGTTATTACGACTCTTTCGATGATGCTTCTGTCTATCTTGCAAAACGATTGCTGGATTGGACAGCTACATATAGAGACGATGATAATAAATCAACAGAAGCTTTCATCAAAGAGGGAAATGAGATCTTTAAAAGGGTCGGAGAGTTTGTTGACAAATACTGGGAGAATATTGGCATTGACGAAGATTTAGATGCGCTGCTCAATAATCTTTCAGATACTTATGACCAGTATACAGATATTAGAAAGAAGGTGTGTTGAATGACAAAGATGTATGATCTTATGCCATGCGATGGACGCAAAAGCTTTTATGGAAAGGCAAAAGTAGTAATAGAAGACGATGGGGCAAAAACATTGCTCAGTTATAATACTCCAATTATTAGACGTAATCCAGATGGAACACTGAAACGTCTGTGATTTGGTTGGTCAGCTACTACTGGGAGACATATTGCAAGTTTCTGTGGATTGAATAAGAAACAGTTTATGGCTTTGCAGTAAGCGAAACGGTAACAATAAAAAATTATATACAAAAGGAGATTAAACTATGGAAAACATGAATTTAATGGACGTACTCAATATTTTGGCAGGAACATCAAAGAAAGATGCTCAGGAAGAAAAAACGAAAGAAACTCCAGAAACGGAAACAAAGACAGGGGGTAAAGATGAACTCCTCAACGAAATAGTTGAAATGGATTTTGAGATGATCCAGAAAGGTGAGTTGACCTATGACGAAGCTATTGCCGAATTTAAAAAGTGTAATGGATTTGTCTGCAAGATTATCTTTGGTTGGCTGATTACTCCCAAAGAAGAAGAGTTGCTGAACATGAAGTATGCCGAAGAGCTGAAAAAGTTGTTGGACAAGGCAAATGAAGATTCTAAAACGGAAGAAACTCCAAAAGGAGAAGCGGAAGTTGAGTTGGATTTCTATATCAACCAGTGTGCTGTTAAAAGTTTGGCTTTTATGGCAGTTCAGGGAGACGGAAGACTTGCAGCAGCTATGGCATCCGGTTATACAGCCGCGCTGATTGATGCAGGAATTCTCAAAGATGCAAAAGAAGCGCAAAGAGAATTTGTGAACGCGGTAGCCAAAAAAGCGGGAATTTAATAACCACCAACCAAAGGACAGGCATGATGAACCTGTCCTTTTTTAATAAAAAAATAAAGGGAGAACACAATGATGATGAGAAAAGCAATAAAAAATATGAAAGAAAACCAGAACTTTTCAAACATGGGACTCGTAGCTGAAACATTAAAAGATCTCAAAGAGCGGATGCATCTGACTCCGGAACAGGAACATGATCGCACAGAGTTTATTGTTGAGCAGTCCAAGCGAAACGGAAAAATCGGTGATTTTACGATCATCGAGGTTCCGCTTGAATTACTGAACATTGATCTGTCCTACCAGAGAACGGAAACGTTCGATGTAGTGAGAGCCAATAAGATTGCTCGTGACTTCCATAAAAGTGAATTGGATCCGATCCATATTTCATACAGGGACGGAAAGTTTTGGATCGTCGATGGCCAGCATCGTGTTTATGGTTTCGTCCTGTTGGATCGGAAATATATCACCGGCAGAATGGACACGATGACTTTCGCGGAGGAAGTCAAAGCCTTTATGCATCAGCATGAAGATAAGAAGCTTTCACCGTTTGATCTGTACAAAGCAGGTCTGGCTATTGGAGATCCAGTTGATACCGCTCTGAAAGATCTGACAGAAAAGTATGATGTAGAAGTTGCAGTTACGAGATCCCATAAGGGAAGTTCAAAACTCCAGTCCATTACTACAGCGAAAGGAATCATTGATGTAGATGGAATTGACACCCTGGAATGGATTTTCCAGTTAATCAAAGACGTGAAATGGGAGCATGAAAACGGTGCTTATTCCTCACAGATTCTCCGTGCAATGAGATCTGTTTATACCCGTTATTCAAAGGAAATGGATCAGGTATATCCAACACTGGTTGATTATCTGCATGATCTGACTCCAAGCACTCTGCTGTATGCAGCGAAGAACGCTTTCCCGATGCGGTATGATGTGTCAGCTATGTTTGCTTTAGTTATAACAGTGATTGATGATTTAAGACCTGTGAAAACGGAGGAAACCAAAGTGGTCCCTTCCGTGGGAGAGGATAAGGTTTTTGGGCTGAAAGAGGCACAGTAAGAGAAACGAAAAATAGAAAATGGAGGATATAATAAAATGAAAAAATATGAATTAACAAGTAATTTTAAAATGTGTTCAGGTAAAAAAATATTTCAGATCCGTGCATTGGTTAATTTGAAAAATGGTGTAAAGGTGGGCGAACTTGGTGGATGGATTGAAAAAGAAGAAAATCTTTCCCATATTGGTGACGCTTGGGTTTCCGGAAACGCTAAGATTATAGGTGACGCTTGCGTTACCGACAACGCTTGGGTCCGCGATAACGCTTGGGTTACCGGTGATGCTTGGGTCCGCGATAACGCTTGGGTTACCGGTAAAGCTCATGTTGCCGGTAATGCTTGGGTTTCCAAAATCGCTGACCTGTTACAAATTACAGGCTTAGGTACAGTGCATCGAACAACAACTGTATATCGAACGAAAAATGGAATTGAAATTACCTGTGGTTGTTTTTGTGGAAATTTAGAACAGTTCAGAGAACAGGTTGTTAAAACGCGAGAAGGTAAAGTTCGTGATGAATATTTGAAATTTGCTGAGTTAATCGAAATCTACTTCCGTTTGTAAGGTAAAAGAAAAATAGAAAGAGGCGGTACCAATATATAAAAGACGATTCAGAAATGGAACTGAAAAGTATCGGTTATATCGTAAATATGATACTATCATCTTGTCTGGTCCCACAATTCTTGACAGACTGATTCAGTGGGAACGAATCATGGTGAGATATTTTTTTGGCAAAGATGGTTATCCGCTTTGGGCGAGTAATGAAGAGTTGATATACGACAGAAAGAAAAAAGACATTTTTCTTGAATTGTATTGTTTTGAAAACAGCTATTTTTATAGGCTGTATGCAAAACAAGTAAATAAACTTCTCAAAGGGAATTATGTTTATTTAAGGAAAAGTAGAGTAGCAAAGAAAAAAGAATATGCACCATTTGAAGGTGGAGAATAATGGAGGATAAGATTATGGCAAACACAAGAGGAAGATTTACACTGGAAGAAAAAATCGAAAAGAAATCAGCACTGGTCATTGAGCTTGAAGGTAAGCTGAAAACAGCAAAGAGTGAACTGGCTGATCTGAAGAAGGCGAAGGATGAAAGAGATTTGATGGAATACATCAGAAGCTCTAAAGAAGATCCCAGCGTTCTTCTCGGAAGATTAAAGGGAAATAAATAAACACAAAAACATGGGCTGTCAGAAATGGCAGCCTATTTTAATGGAGGTGAAAGGTATGTATGTGTCAAGAGATGGCCAGAGATTATACCTGGGATCATGGAAATATAATGCGGCGTTAATTCTCACGGAGTTGGCAAAGATCATTGAGAATAATGGTGGAAGAGTGAAACCTTTGTACACCGTTGTTATCAGCAATCGTCATTTGGAAGGTGCAATCAAAAATTTAAAAGATCAGATTGAAAGATTAGAGTCATTGGAAGAAACAGAAAAGATAAAAACTGCTATTGGAAATTTATCTAAGAAACTGGCAGAGCTTGAATTAATAGATAATACTCCAATAACAGTTACTCATACTAGCTATATCTCCTTTATCTTCGATGATTTCTATTACTATTACCAGGTAGATGATAATCCATTCTTTGATTTCTATTACAAGAAAAATCATATCAAGGACGGGAAGTATATAAGCAATACATATCCCGGAAAGGATAAACAATCATGGTGGAATGATTGTTCTCTTTCCTTTCGTTGTAGTGAAGCTGATAGAAAGGAAGGTGCAAATCTGATTTTCAATATGCTGGTATCTGCTGAACCATCAGAAATCTATCGGGAGGAAGAGGAACGAAAAGTTCCAAATACTTATAACGATGGCTGGCATTGGGAAAAAGTTATTAAGCCAAACCAATATAAAAAAATTGATTTTTAATGGAGGTAAAAATCATGTTCAAAGTCGAACTGAAAACGGAAAATGCAGCTTTCATGAATCCATCAACTGGCAAGCGTGATGAGTTCTGGGAAGCGAATGAACTTATCAGAATCCTGGATAAGATTCGTGAGCAGTTAGAAGATGGGCAGTCCCACGGAACAATTATGGATATCAACGGAAATAAAGCTGGGTACTGGGAAAGGTAAGGTGGTAAATATGAGAAAGATCCAAGTGGTTACGGACTATGAACTTTATAAGTATGAAGAGCTGGATAGCAAAGGAAAGGAAAAAGCGAAACGAAAATATCTGGATGAGCAGAACGAGTATGAATTTACCGATATGGTAGAGGCAGATACAACGTTAGTGTTTCCAAATAGTAAACTGAAAGTGCAGTATTCTTTGAGTTACTGTCAGGGAGACGGTTTGAGTGTTTACGGAAAACTTGCCTTTGAAGATATTTTCAACATCCTTAATGGAAATGGTTATCCGACTTTGGTGGAAGGTATTGAGCCTTTTACCGAAAAGGAAATTAAAACATTAAGGTTTTATGCAAGTGAAGAAGGAGCACTTAATGTTGACATCAACCGGCGATATCCATTCTTCTGTGACTGGTGCTACAACTTCGCAGATGATTGGATTGATACTTTCGAGAGTGACGGTCTTTCCTCTATTAAAACGGATTTAATTTACCGTTTTGAAAAAACAGTTAAGACCATCATGCAAAGATACTGTAAAGAGTGGGAAAAAGAAGGATATCAATTCTTCTATGAAATTGACGATGAATCAATGGAAGAAATATCAGAAGCGAACGGCTGGGAATATCTGGCCGATGGAACATTGTATGTAGCGTAAAAAGGGGATTAAGAATGGATAACTACAAAGAAAAAATCAAAAAATTACTGGCACTGGCTGGAAGCAATAATGAGCATGAGGCAAAGGCAGCTATACTCAAGGCAAGAGAAATCATGGGACGCTACAAATTAACGGAGGCTGATCTGGAAGAGAAAGGGAATCGAAAAATTAAAACTTTCAATACCGGTATCGTTTATACCTCAAAAACAGGTTTATGGGTCACTCATCTTCAAAAAGTGATTGCTGAAAACTACTGTTGTACAACTTCTGTTGGCCGCATCACTAAACAGAAAATGGAAGTTCATTTTACCGGATTTGAAGATGATCTTGAAATCTGTAATGAAGTGTTTCAGTATGCTGTTGATACTGTTCTTCATTCTATAAAACAGATTAGAAAGAAGAAACATCTCTCAGCAATGGAAATTAGATCTGAATGTTTAAGCTATGGTATTGGCTTCGCAGAAGGTTGCGAAGAAGCATTTGCAGATCAGGGTGAAGAGAATTGGGGCTTGGTTATGGTTGTTCCGCAGGAAGTGAAAGATGAAGCTGCTCGGATTTCTTGTGGCACTAGAAAAGTGTCAACGAGGTGTGGTAAGAATCAGGAACAGTACAGCAAGGGATTTGAAGACGGTAAGAATTTCAAACCTAGTAGAAGCATTAAAGAAAGGTAAATGGTGGTAAATATGGCAGTAACAAGTAATAAAATTTCAAAAACAGGCGAACATATTTTGACAGCTTCAATGCCGGTTGGAATTACATGTAGAAAAAATGCCCCGTGTTATACATGCAGAGAGTGTTATGGGTTGCGTGGAAACATGGAATTCCCTGTATATAAAAAATCCATGATGAACAATCTCAAGTTCTATAAAGAGAATCCGGTCGGTTACTACAAAGAGATTGATACAGCATTGACCATTACAGCATACAAATACTTCCGCTGGTTTGTTACCGGTGACATCGTAGACAAAAAGTTTCTGCCAGAAATCATGGTTAAGCTTGCGAAAGTTCATCCGGAAGTGAAGTTCCTGTGTTTCACAAAGAAATATGAACTGGTAAACGAATATCTGAATAAGGGAAATGAAAACCCCAGTAACTTAAGCATTGTGTTTAGTTCCTGGGGATCTTTAATGCCTAGAAACTATCATAATCTTCCAGTTTCATACGTCAAATTCAAAGACGAGTGCAGAAACGTAAACATTCCCAAAGATGCGTTTGAATGCAGAGGAAAATGTGAAAAATGCCTCTGTGTTGGGGAAGGATGCTGGAATCTTAAGCATGGTCAGGCTGTAGTGTTCAAAAAACATTAATGAGGAGGAAATAAAAATGCTGATTTCAAGATGGAATATTGAGGAAATGACAGGTTATAAACCGATCACAACTTTCTGGATGGATTTTTCAATCGCAGAAAACTTTGGTGTTGCAGCAGTCAAAGATACATATAAAAGAGCATTTAATGAATGGAAAGGGAATTATGAATATCTGACAGAACTTGTAATGGTGCTGAACCATAAAATCTGGCAGTGGTACAAGCGAAATGAAGAGTTGGCTAAGGTTTATAACGAACTCTGGGAAGAGGCGAGTGAATACGCATTAGATAACTTAAAAGATAATGAGTTAGCTTATTACTTCGATGTTACCGATTAAGAAAGGAAAGGTGATACATATGAAAACAATCAAAAAGATTATTACAATTTCAGCACTTCATGTAAGCGAGAGCACGTTTAACCTACTCGGAAAAGAAATTGGTAATGAAGTAACGGAAAACAATCTTACTGATTTATTTGAAATCTATAAGACAGGCGAATGGGGCTATATCCTCAACTTTAATGGTGCAGATAATATCCCAGATATTCTGAAGCATAAAGATCGGATTCCGGAAGACTTACAGAAAGTTCTCCAGTATGCAAACGAAAATGGCTGCGATATGCTTCAGCTGGATGTGGATGGTGAAATTGTTGGTGATCTTCCAATTTATGATAATGAGCATCTGGAAGGAAAAGAGGAAGAATTTGAGCTTACATATTATGAAACGTATGAAAGAACTTACACTGTGAAAGCAAGTAGCCTCGAAGAAGCAAAAGAGCAGCTTTTGGAAGATATTGGAAATGGTCGTGAAAACGGTCCTGATCAGTGCGTAGATTCTGGTTTCCGTGAAGTTGAAGAAACGGAAACAAATGATGTAAATGATGAGAAATGGAAAGAGTTGGAAGATGATCTTCGTGAATGGCATGAGAATTTGGATAACGATTTGGCAAATGCATGTTTATTCACTGAAGCAGAAAGAAACGTTCTGCTTAATGTCAGAGCAGAAGTTGAGTCGCTTCTATTCACATATTTCGAAGAGGGGGGTTCACAATGAAAACGGAAAATAAAGAAATCCCTATGCTGTTCTATAATAATCAGCGGAAAATGTATGGTAAACCAATGTGGCGTAAGAAAAATCGTAAGAAACGAATCTACACCAGGAATCCAGCGGATGAAACAATTACTGCTTTTCTCGAATATTGTAATCAGAAATAGGAGGAATGAGCAATGAAAACTACATTCGATTTGTTTTGTGAAATTAAAAGTTTGAACACCGGTGTCTCAGATGATCGGATCTGGTATGAGCTTGATACAGCTATTGAAGATGATTTAAAGGTGTCTCCGGAAGATCGGCCTCCTGTGTCGGAAGAGATTCTTCCAGATATATTATATAACATTATCCTGGAAGCGTATAAAGAGGAAAAAGAAGAGAACGAAACACAGAAAGAAATGTTAAAAGAGTTGGAAGAAAGAGAAGCAGAAAAATTGGAAAGAGAAATGGAAACGGCGGGCGATAAATATATCGACCTGTTTTTTAATTTAGGAAGAGGTGAAGCGAAATGAAGAAAATTATAGGTTTGAAAAAGGCAATCAGAGAATACCAGAGATCTAACTCTGGTGGTTGTTACAGTCCGCATTACGGACTTCTGATGTTTGATTTTGACAGTTATGAGTTGTGGACAGATGAATTTTGGAATTTCAGTCATACCTGGCATACAGATTATCGCTCAAAAACTATCATCAATCTTGGTTTTGAAATGAGAGAAGAGAATCTGAAAGTAAATATAGCAAACGTAAAAAAATACATTGAAGATCATGCTGCTGGATGGGAAGCTTATCTGGAAAGGGAAGGGTATAAAAGATGAGAAGAGTTAAATTATATATGGCTGTTGTGGCAGAAGTTGATGGAAAATATTATCCTCACATGTTATTCGCAGATGACTATAATCCAGCTGGATTGCATGAAGAAATTGTAAGACGGAACATCAAAGAAAGCTTTATTTTTCTGACGAAGATTGCTGCAGCAGTTAAAGTTGAAGAACTCCGGAAGGAATATGAAGATAAAGGATTGTTGGCAGTTGGAGCAAATATTTTATAGGAGGCACAAAATGAAAAAAAATAAAGTTAAAGTTATATTCCGAAAATCTGGTAAAGGAAATGAAGAAGAAATCCTTGCATTTTTCCCCGAGAAACCTGCTTGTTATGGAAACATTTCATACTGTACATATAATGAAGGTAACGGAGAAGCATCTTATGCTTTTTACTTATCTACACAAAAGACGGAGGAAAGCGAGTATAAAACTCTGTTAGAAAAGTTAAAAGCAACTTATGGAGATTCAATGGAATTCATTGTTGAAGAGAGAATATATTATCCAGATTTACAGAAAGCCTGGGTTATTTAGTGGAAGGAAAGGTGATATATATGAAGATTAACGCAGACAGAATTCAAAGAACTCTTACAGCTGGTGTTTTAAGAGAGAAACTTGGTGATTATCTGGTGATTCAGAACCTTATAAGAGGAAAAGCGGATGATTATATTTTTGATGGTTTTAATCTGATTGATCGGAAAGAATATGTGGCTTGCAAGTTGTGGTGTAGAGAAGATATTGCCGATGAATTAAAAAAACTCGGTTATAAGGGAACTAATGAGCAGATAGAAAAAGTGTTGAAAAAATCTTCTTTGGAAGAAGATCTGGAGGCGGCTACAGAGGATGATTGGAATTTGATTGAATCTGCTTGTGATGAAGCTGGATTCGAAGACGTAGCATACAAAAAATGGCCTTGGATTTGGAAGGGTGAAGACTGCTTTGAGGAATTTTGTAAAGATATAAAAGAAAAAACTGTTGATGAGACATGGTATTATGGAGAAGAAGCTAATTATATTTGTTCCTTGAGTTGTGGATCTATATGTTACGATTTAATGTGCATAAAAGATTCCAATGGGAAACGTTTCCTTCGCCTTGATTTGTTTGTAGGAGGCATTGATACTGGTTATGGGTATAGAAACGGCTATCCTTACACAGACGTGCCGGAAATTGATTGCAAGCTTTCTGGTTTTGATTCTTGGGTCGATAGCATGAATTTAGCCGACTATATTGATTATGTAAAAGGGTGGATTGAAGATTGTGCAAATACTTTTATAAAAAATAATAATAAAATTAAGATTGGCAAACGAAGATATTCTCTGGTGGATAAACTCCAGGAACCGATGGAATGGTAAGTAAAAGGAGAAGTCATTATGGAGGATATAGGATACTTAACAATTGCTGTTTTAACTTCTATTGGATTATTCCACGCATTTGATGCATTGACTGAAGTATATATTAAGTTCAAAACGAGAAAAGAAGTTAAACGTTTAAAAGAAGAAAAGGAGGCAAAAGGTGTGACATATAATTTTTTAGATAAAAAGTATGTGATGGTTGTCACTTCTGCAAATGACCTTTATAACGATGAAAGAGGGAATTTAGGTTTTCTTGCAAGTAAACCCTGGGAAGGAGGTTTCGATAGTATCTGCGTGGGAAACAACGCAGATGAAATTATGCACTTAAATGCAGCAGGCTTCTTTTATCAGTTATATGAAAATAGAAACGGAGAAAGAATTGGATATGGTGTGTTAAGTTATAATGCACTGAAAAATAACATTGAAGAATATGAAAAACGTTTAAAAGTAATCTTGACTTTTAAACATAAATCTGGTTTTACTGCTAAGATGCTTTTTGACTCTTGCGATTTTGAATGTGAAGCATCTGAACTGTATAAATATACTTTAACGGACGTGGATATTGTTCGCGCAAAAGAAAAAGTTAAAAAGTGGATGAAATCGGAAATTGTTGACGAATGCGAAATTATTGGTATTGAACTGGCGGATAAGGAGTGAGAATAATACTATGAATAATACTATGGATAATATGATCAATCTTGAATTTTTAGAAATTTACCCAGATGTAATTGATACAGTTATTGATACTTGCGAGAATGTTTTACGAGAATTAGGTTTCTCAGGAATAGAAATTGACGATATGAATGATGATGCTAAAAGTGATTTTGAAATGACCGGATCATTAAAAAACATAACTAATTCTATTATTGAATCTTATTATACTGTGACGGCATCTATGATTAAGAAACGCTATCCTGAAAAGGAAGTTACCTGGTGTATAGATGGACCCGATTCTGACTTCTGTATAGATGGAGAAGTACAGTAAGAGAAAGGGGAATCATATGAGTGATTACAAATATTTAGTCTGCGGACTCAGCGAAAACGAACCTTTCAAAGCGAAATATAACTTTTGTGAAACACTCCAGGATGCTTTTAAGATCTGTGTAGATAATGTGATTGAACATTTTGGATTTTATCGTAATATGGAAGATGACATTCTGAGCAAAGGTAAATTAAATTTCCTGAAATCAACTAACGATGGAATGAACTTCTCTTACACAGAGGGGAAAGAAACTTACTATAACAGTATCTTAGAACTGGATCCTACTCCTACGAAGAAAACTCATCTGCTTGTTTGGTATCATTGTTATCGTGGCGTGAATTTTGATATACATATGGAAGGTTCTAAAGTTACATGTCGGGATAAAATGTATAAAGAAGCTAAAAGGTCTTATGAAGAATATGAAGGAACTGATTGGAATGAAAGTGAAACGCAGATTAGTTTCCATGATTCTCATGAATGGCGGTGTTGGGATATTGTTGAGATTCCCTGAGTATGAAAACGGAGGTAGATTATGAGCAAATACTTAATATATACAGTAAAAGAAGATAATATAATGGAGCCTAAAATTACCTGGTGCAGCAATCTTCGTGCAGCTTTTACACAAGCGGTCGTAGGCATTTCGGAAATGCTTGGTATAGAAGAATCTGGTGTAAGGGAACGGATGTTTATTGATCTTGAAGTAAAGAATCCCTATGGAGTCGAATGTCGGTATGTAGAAGAGGGTAAAGAATGTCCTCTGTGCTACAGTTATGTCCTGGATTATGATGCCAGTGTTACCGACAAAGAATGTTTGAAACTCAAAGAGGAAGAAAAAACTTATGCAGTAGTACGATTCGAAGGCATTCATGAGAAAAATGATAATACCGGTGGGATTGATGTTTGTGTTCTTATGATTGGTGGACTTGAAGCTTGTAAGGATAAGATGTGGAGAGTCAGCAAATGGGAGTATGGTAATTTTGAAGGTGAGAAATGGAAACGGAGTAGAGATCATATGAAAATATCTTTCTATGATTCATATGAGGATGAGTTATGGATGGTGGTTGAAGTGGAGGTTGGAAAGTGATTACATATGGGCATAGGAGAATGAATGTATCAAAAATGGTTTGTAGTGAATGTGGGAAAACTGGTATTCCGGTAATGAGGCCATTGGGCAGACAGAGAGAAAAGAATCATAAAAAAACTCTGTATTGTCCTTACTGTAAAAAGGAAACAATCTGTGTTGAGAAAAAGGAAAAAGCGTGGTATGATTAAAGAAAGGTGTTAGACTATGAAAATAAAAGTAGGTGTTATTCAGAAAAGATACGCAACGTTTGACTATAAAAAGAGATTTGAAATAAAAGAAGGTTGTGCCGTAGATTTGCGGAATGATGAACCGGAAAAAATCCTTGAAACAGAAGATCTTGACTTCGCAAGAGAGGTGTTCAATAGTCTGGTTACATCAATCAGCTGCCCATCTGGAAAAACATATTATGTAGAAGAATACGCTCTGGAAATCTGGGAAAAAGATGAAGACGGAGAACTTGAATTTACCGGTGATACAGAAAGTTTTTCAAAAATGGAAATTAAGCTGATTACAGATCCGGGATATGAAACATATGGAGTGTATGATAGTTTAGAAGATGCCGAAAGAGCAAAGCTGGAATATGATGGAGAAGAGAACCTGTTTGTGAGCTTTAGCTAAGGGAGGAATTGATATGAAAAAAGCAATGATTTTAAACACGGTTCAAGAGCTTGAAGAGGTTCTTGTGCTACAGGATATTAAGGCTCCTGGTACATATGCTGTTAAAGGGTTTGATAGACCGGTTGATGTAATGGAAGTAACATTAAGTGGTGCTGATGCACTGACAGCACAATACCCGCACGGAAAGCTGTTTGAAGGTGCTGATGGCTGTCAGTACTTCGCTCTTAAGACTGGCAGATTTGTAGAGTAAAAAGAAAAGAAGATAGGGGTTATTAACAGTTAAATATAAATTATAAAATCATACAATCTAGTGTTGAGTTTTATAAGATATTAGAGTAGGATATTTCTGTTGCAAATTACAAGGAAAACGAGCGAACAAAGCTAAGAAACTTATCCGAGAATTGATACAGGAGCTTCTTGTATAATTCAAATATAAGGAATTCCGAGAAAGAAGGTTGAGAAA